CGCCACAAATACAGGTGCTACTGGTCCTGATGGTGCTACGGGTGCTACTGGCGATACAGGGCCTACTGGTCCTGATGGTGCTACTGGCCCTACGGGATACGCCACAAATACAGGTGCTACTGGTCCTGATGGTGCTACTGGTCCTGATGGTGCTACTGGTCCTGATGGTGCTACGGGCCCTGGAGTTATTTGGAGAGGTCCATGGAGCTCAAGCGGATCATATATATCAGATGTAGATATCGTTTCCTATGAGGATAGCTCTTATATAAAGATTGCGGGCAATGGGAATTCTGGAAGTCCTCCGTCAGGTGACCCTGTAAGGTGGGCTGTAGTTGCTTTAAAGGGTTCCACAGGTTCAGACGGCGCAACAGGGCCAGACGGCGCAACAGGGCCCACAGGGCCAGACGGCGCAATAGGCCCCACAGGTCCAGACGGCGCAACAGGCCCCACAGGGCCAGACGGCGCAATAGGCCCCACAGGCACAACAGGTCCAACAGGTCCAACAGGTCCCATAGGTTCATACCCTGCGTGGATAAGCACCGGTAATATTGTATTCGGAGCAACAACAACAGCCCCCACCGCCTCTACCAATGCGCCTGCCAACAACCTCAGTTATCGTCAACTAGGTGATAAAGAGTGGGAAGTATCCCTCGTGTATAAATTCGGCACCAACCCAGGGATCAGCGGTTCAGGCGACTATCTTTTTACACTCCCCAACGGCCTTTCCTTTAACACAAGCTTACCCTTACAAGAAGTATATCAAGGCAATCTACAAGCAAATGCCTGGGCACTTGCCCATTACTCCGTACCCGCAAGTGGTATGATAACGAATCACACAGTAGGTGGACAAGTGTATCCTGTTGTATGGGATGCCACACGATTCCGTATAGTCACCACCACCTATGGAGATTCTATACGTTGCTGGGGTTCTTCTTATTATCAAATGAGTGGGACAACAGGCGGAATAAAACTCCGATTTTCATTTACATCTACCTAAAATTGATTTATCCGGTGCACTTTATACTGCAGTCCCTGGTTAGAAAATGTCTGGACGCGCAATCTCGCTCTTTTCGGGTTGCGGTGGAGATACTCTTGGTCTAGAGCGAGCTGGTTTTCGTGTGATTGCGTTCAGTGAATGTAATAAGGCGGCCATTCAAACCCATTTGGCAAATTTCCCCGAGTCCGTCTTGTTACAAGAGCCCAATAGCAAATCTGCCGATATTACGAAAATTCCTGACGCGGTCTTTGAGCCATACAAGGGGACTGCCGATGTCATCTTCGCCGGCTTTCCTTGCCAGGGGTTTTCTCGCGCGGGCAAGAAGCAGGCCACGGATCCTCGGAATCAGATGTTTCAGCAATTCGTCCGTGCCACGCGCATTGTACGTCCTCGCTTCATCATCGGAGAGAATGTAACAGGGCTTGAAAAGATGAAGAGCGGGCCTGAGCCGGATGATCCGCTCATTCTTGATATCATTCGCCAGTCATTTCGCGCAATTGGCTACGAGTTTACGCACAAGGTGTTAGAGGCGAATCAGTTCGGTGTTCCTCAGAAACGCAAGCGCGTGTTGATAATCGGCTGGGATACGGCGCTAATTAAGGCCTTTGACGTGGCGAGTTTCTGGGCGTCTGTGGCCGCATTCGGCGCATCTCGGGCCTTGCCTCGGATGCGGGACTTTGTGGAAGCCTCCATGGAAGGTGCCCATCTCTTGCCGGCCGGGTCTGTTCCAGAAAACTTTGAGAGATATGCGCTAGCCGTGCCGGCCGATGCGCAGCCCACGGGTGAGCCCCATCCATTCGTAGTGCTGAAGGCGCGTGAGAATCTCCTCAGTTGCTCTAAGCGGGACAGTCCCATTCACTCAGAGATCATTGACTTGGACGCACCGTCCAAGACAATCATCTGTACATATGACCACCAGCCGAGGCTCTTGGTGGGCTTGCGGAAGCCCGATGGAACCGCCTATGCGCGCTGTCTGCTTCCTCAGGAACTCAAGCAGATTCAGGGGTTTCCTGCCGACTTTGTATTGCGGGGGAATAAGAAGGAAATGGTTGTACAAGTGGGCAATGCCGTACCGTCGGCCTTGGTGGAAAGTGTTGCTTCTGTGTTAAAGGGATTGTCTTCTAGGCCCTAAGGCCTAAGGCATTCCAGCTCACCGGGAATTTTTCTTTGAGAAGCTTGGATACGGCCTCGGCATACACCTGGATTTCCACTTGCGCATGGGGATCCAGGCGCAGCCCACAGAGCCTCGCGTAGGCCGATAAACTTCCCGTCTCTATGAACTCCGTGTACATAGACTGCGGAAGAAATGCTCGCGCGATCTCGGGAGCCACGTCCTGGGCCAAGAGATGCTCGTAGAAGGCGATGGCCGTCCCTTGGAATGCCTGGATATTATCACGCACCGCTGACTCGTTCTCAATGGGCGTCGGCTTGGAGCCCTGCTTTTTATTGGTATCACGCTCTCTCAGGGAACCCTCAGGAGGCATGTAGCATTCGGGCGTAGTATCCACGTAGCGCCTGGAGACTTCGTTGCGCGCGAATCCGATAGTGTGACGAAACCACTCGCGCGCCACAAAGATAGGCATCTTCAGTCGGAGACGAACTTGGGGGTGGAAGAAGGGTGTAATATGATGGTGTTTCGCCAAATACTGGATGAGTTTCTCATCCTTTTGATCCAGGGCGGTGGACTCCTTGGCGAAACTCACGCGCGCTGCATTTACTACGGTGAGGTCATCTCCAAATGTGTCCAGGAGCTCTACAAAGCCTAGACCGTCTAGAAGTGGAATCGCTTCCGCCGTCATTATGTTTTATAGTGGTTCGTTGTTCTTTACATGGGCTTCTAGGTAAAAACATTCAAATCCACGTCTTTTTATCAAATAAATAATTAATTAGAAAAAGTCCACCCACACAGAGAGCAAGTGTAACAAATATACATATCACACAAAATACCACAATGACTCTTTCGTTTTCCACAGGTGGCTGCTCTATAAGTCCCTCTTCTAGATTATCTTCCTTCATATGGCTCAATATATGTTTCCATTAATAGATGCTCTTTACATCCCTCTTACTCACGCTTGCAGCGGCCGTGTTTGGCCAGAACGCAACAGGCTGCACCACGCCTTCCTGCGTATTTTCCAACCCCTCGCTCCGATTTGGAACTGGCTCGGAAAATTCCGTGAATTCCTTTGGACTTTTTCAACAGCCATGGTATTATTCGCCCACGGCAGCTACCTGGTATAAACTCACATTCTCCAACTATCCCCTAGATACTGCCATAGGGACAGGTACAGGCTCAGCACATTGGTCAGGCACCAATATCGTGAACCTATATTCTCTTACACCTTCTTCACAAACAACGGACTACTCTGAATTCGTGGTAGACAGCAGTGATACGGCGAAAACGGTCGGGTACGGTAAAATCGTGGCCAGGCGCTCCTTTGTAATCTCTGGCCAGCCAGTGATTCTACAGAATACATTTAGCCTCGGGGCGAACCAGAGTTTCGTGAAAATCGTCACTACCCTCATCAATAACTCTACCCAGCCCATTGTGAACGCCATGATTTGGACAGGTACGCGCGATGACTTTGTGGGCATGACTGATGTAAATACAAAGACGCGCGGAAATCTGGATACGGGCTCTTTTGTGGCCATAACGGAGAATAACCAGTCGTCGCGCGCAATTATGATTACAAATGCCAATGAGGGCGTGCTCTTTTACTCGGAGAGTACCGGTGTAATGACGGCATTCTCAAGCTGTTGTTCCTTTTCCAATGTATACAATACATACCCTCTTACACTTGCTCCGATGACACCAACCCCTACGGACGGCTCTTATGCGGCCGTTCTGCCTCTTGGAAATATATCCGTGGGTGGATCTGGGAGTATCACTTGGTATTACGCGGCGGGTGTGATAACATCCCTCGCATCCGTGGCCGAGACGGTGGCGGCTGCCCAAGTGGCCGATGCGCCTCCTTTGCCTGTGGCGTCCATGTGGGCTATTGCTTCTCTCTCTAGCAGCGCCTATACAACATATCCTCCTATGGCATCTTCCCTAGAAACACTAACACCCTCTAGCACCTCATCTAGTAGCTCATCAGCATCGTCTTCTAGCACAGCTCTAAGAACCTCTTCTAACACAGCCATAAGTACCTCAACCGCGTCATCTTCTAGCACATCCCTAAGCACCTCATCCACGTCATCCTCTAACACCCATACGGCATCACCTTTGCCAGCACCTATATCCAAATACTACATGACCCTCCAACTAAACAACGACTTTATGACAAGTATGATAGCTATAAATGTTGTCACAATTTTTGTGGTAGTTTCATGTCTAAGTTGTATGACCGTTTGTGGTCTCCTTTACTATAAACGTTACGGTCCTTTCCATAACAAGACCCCCGTCCTCATGCTTCGCAAAGCCCGCGAAAATGCTTGGACAGAGTAGTATGTCCAGGAAAACCCATGGAATTACTTGGACAGACGATCTCGCGTGGATGGAATCTATGCGAGGACCCAAATGGACAAACCTCATACGCAAACACCAGAGAACCTGGGCTAATAAGGTGGAACCCCTAAAGGGTCAAATCGCCACCATAAATGCCGAACTTTCGGCAAAGGCTGTACCCTTTCTCTTTCACACAGGCCAAGGAGAAGTGGAGATCCAAATAGGCTCTTCCGGGAATATAAGATGGCGTTTCAAAGGTTCTTCCCTTGTACACGACTGTAAGAACTTGATTGCTTCTCATCTCGTTCCTTCTCTAAGAGGTAACCTGGTCTGGGATATTGACGACGTGGGTGAGGGAGCAGAGGTATATGCCGTGCGAATGTATAAGAGGGATTCTGTAAAACCCCTTTGGCAAATCAAGGGCATTTCTCCTGATATCGCGATTGTGGGCGCTCGTTGTTATTATCTAGAAGTCAAGAACAAACTCGTGTACTGGCGCTTGATGAGTTGTAATGCGCTCACAGGCAAGGATAAACAGGTTCATTATGAAGAAACGGATTATCGGTATAATTTGGAAATTATACGAGGGGATGACAAACATGCGTATTTACGCAGACAGGCGGGCGGTAAACAGGATTGTTTCATGATTACTGCTGCTGCTACTGCTACTGCTACTGCTACTGCTGTAGAAGGGCTGGATGCTGTGAGCCAGGAGTCCCGCAGATACGTGTTCGGTTCCCATGCCGGAGAGTACTTGTGCTGGTCTCAAGGCTCTGGTTGGTCAAAGTCGCCCGAGCTTGTTAAGTCTGGCTGGAAACTCCCGCCGATGGCGAGAGCAGTCCCTGAGCGCCTCGATACTCGGCGGGGAATTCTGATAACCCGCTGGCAAGGTTGTCGGACTCTCTGGGCAATCCATCGTTCTTCGGAGCCGAAAATCAAATGGCGAGGCTGGGGTTCCTTGATGCTGGATCCGTGGGATAGCCAGTGGATACGCCTTACTCGCCCTGGAGCAGAGCATTATTGGTGGCCGTACGATTCTGCTTTGCCGGTCGAGCCTCTGGCGAATAAGGAATTTGGGAAGATCCATTTCGCGATAAGCGCCGATGGTACGGAGGTGCCGTTTTACCTGTTAAAGGGAACTAGTGCGCAGCACGACCGCGACAGTAGCGGCAGCCTCATAGTGACCGGCTACGGAGCATATGGCTTGTCCTCGTCGTACTCCACGCACATGTGGAAACCCCTCTTGGACAGGGGCTGGTCGCTCGCCATTGGCCTCTGGCGCGGCGGTGGTGACCATACGCCGGAATGGGCCGATGCGGGACGCATGTCGGGGCGCGCAAAAGTCCTGGAAGATGCCGAGGCGGTTGTGCGCGCAGCGCAGAAGGCCGCCGGCGTCGGACCCAAGAACACCCTTTTACACGGTCGTTCCGCTGGCGGGCTTTGGGTAGGAGGTCTTCTAGGAAGGTTTGGCGCTGCGCTTTGCGGGGGCGCATACATGGAATTTCCGTATTTAGACGCACTACGTACGATGACAAATCGCGCACTGCCCTTGACAGACATAGAGGCGGATGAATTTGGACTCCCCGACAGAAGTTTCGCAGAATTTGTGGATGTGGCGAGCTGGTCTCCGATGGAACATATCCCGGTGAAGGGTCTTCCGGGCGTTCTACAGATTGTCCGGACGGCTCTCAATGACAGCCAAGTATACGCCTATGAATCTGTAAAATGGATTACACGATCTAGGTGTTCGCATGCGTATTTGGCAGTGGAAGGGGCGCAGGGCCACTTTCCTTCGGCCGATAAAAATAATTCCCAGCAAGCCCAGGATCTGGCAGTGATTCTTTCCCATTTCGGGTAAATTAAAATCTCATGAATGAATATAAAATGGCACGTAAGGGATCTCGCAAGGCTACTCGTAAGTCTGCAACCAAGAAGCGCGCTTCTCGCCGCAACAACGGTGCCGCGCGCCGCAACGCCGCGCGCCGCTCTGCGCGCCGCTCCACGCGCCGCAACAACGGCAACGCGATGCCCATGCGTCGTTAAACTTCTTCCGTTTGACGTGTAGCATATAGTTTTCTTAGAAACAATTTACGATGGAGAGGATGTTCCCCCCATCGTAAAATGCCATCCCTGTGTTTTTGGGTTCCATAGCCCTTGTTTTTCGCCAGATCATAACGCTCCACGACTTCAGGGTATACGTCGCAGTAATTCTGAATCCAGGCATCGTGCTCTGTCTTCGCGATAATACTCGCGGCGGCGACAGCCAAATACGCATTGTCGGCCTCAGGCTCCACGACCTGTTCTGTAGTACCCCATGGATGGTCAAATACCGAGAGACAGCCGTCAATCAAGAGGCGCTCTGGTGTAACGGAGAGGTCTGAGAGAGCGCGCGTAAAGGCTAGCTGATTCGCACGTGTCATGCCGAACTCGTCAATCTCAGCGGGAGTCACAGTGCCTGTTGACCAATCTAAGGCGAGGTCCTTAATCTTGTGCGCGAGAGCCACGCGACGCTTTTCGCTCAGCTTCTTGGAATCCTTGATGAGGGGAGAAACTTCGCGCTGTTCTTCGCTCATCTCATCTTCGGGAACCCAAATGACCGCGCCGGCATATAAAGGACCCCATAGCGGTCCTCGGCCTGCCTCATCGATGCCGGCTTCAATGACGGAATCTTCGGCGTACCTGATTTTCAGCATTTTCTGGCTTGTCTGGGACTAGGTGTAAAAGGGGTTCTATGATTCATTTTTTTAGGCTCCATTATTAAAGGGCAAATGTATGGTCAAGAAATGTTTGCGTTTTTTGTGCTGTGCGTCGTATTATTCATCGGCGAGGTGTTTTACAATGAGGCGTTTTCTGATTGTAGTAGCCCCGGCGCTCTTACTTGGACGATCACGATGAATCCCGGTTCTGGTGGATCTACTTGTTCTAGCAGCAGCGCGAGCAGTGACAGCAGCGGCAACAGTGGAACCAGCGGAAGCAGCGGCAACAGTGGAACCAGCGGAAGCAGTGGAAGCAGTGGAAACAGTGGAAACAGTGGAAGCAGTCCATTAAATCTTAAAAATAATGTTGATGATTACTACGGTCACAGCCATGACACCCACCATAGACTAGGCGCCCACGATGACTACTTTGGATATTCAGCTCAGAATCTATGGCGTGATATTTCCGGCTCTGATATTTCTGGCACTGATATTTCTGGTAACCTTCTAAACCTTGATTATAACTTCAAGCTTTCACTGAGTGATTTACTCTCGCTCGTTGGAAAGACAATTTTATATGGAGATTCACGCCCAAATTACAACAATAATTATGATTTACCCAACTTTTATAATAATAGTGTAGAATCCCGTTATCAGCGTAGATTAAATAACAGAAGGAATCCACCTCAGGATCCTTATTACAATGAGCATGAAGAATATTATGATAATACCAACTCTCCTTCTAATGCTCAAGCGGTTGACTATATACGACGCAAAAATGACATAAATATGGATGACTACATTCGCAAGGACTCTATCCCTTGTTATGGCTGTACACTTCCCTGATAAAAACACAGCTTCTTGTGTAGAATGGATGCTACGGTACGTGAATTTATAAAATCCACTTACCAAAGTTTAACGGGTTCTGTAAAGGGCTCTCTCACAGATGCGTGGAGGATGGATGGCTTAGGTCTACTCTCTATATCCATCCTAATAGTCTTGGGCATATACATATTTATAAATTCCCGGTGCGAAACATGCGGATTTGAGAATCCTCCTTTAGCGCAAGCGCAGCAGCCTTTAGCTAAAGCGCAGCAGTACACAGGCATCTCAGACTTGCCCGAAGCTCCTCAGAATAATCTGGCAGATGTGAATTCCCTCCCGTATCAAGACCCGGCCATGGTGAAAAGCAGTACAGAGATGCTTCGCCAACTGAAGCAAGATATGGACGGATTCTCCACCTTTGAGCTGGAGAAGATGCCCGATGTCTCCGATCCTTCCGTCAAACTCCCTATTACACAGTTCAAGGGCGACTACCAGCGTGTAAAAGATGAGTTGATGGTTGTCAACCGCACTCCTGGCGTTCAGCCGAGTCTGAGTGTACAAAAGATTAATGAAATGGCCGCGAATCTTCGGTTCCTCCAGAGAACCTATCGCACTTATGCGAACAATGAGCTGGTTCCGCAACCGCAGACGCCTATGTGCCAGGTGGGCGCAATTGAAGGGTTTTTTGTGGCCAAGGGAAATGGGGAAGTATGTTCTCGTTCTACGGAGTGCTCTTCTGGAAACTGTAATAGGAGTGTAAATCCACATGTATGCTCTGACCCTCAAAATCCTTCCGCGATTACGGGAGGCACTTATACAAGTTCAGGAGACCTCAACAGTGTTCCCTCAATATGTTATGGTACGGCAGGACAGACGCCTAACCCAAACCTAGGGCGCCCTTCTTCTGATAATGGCTTGCGTCTATATACCAAGGCGGAGTGTGAAACGAATTTGGGGGGTAAGTGGGAAAGTAACGGCGTGTGCCATGAGAGAGTTAACCTTGACGGCTCTTTTCCTCCTTTGAGTGGAAGTAGGTCAGTTGAGTGTAGAAATATGAACCCTGCTTCTGGGACTGCTTCCACCGCGGTTTCAGGGTCAAGTATAACGACAGGCGTAGGCACAAGCACAGGTGGATCCACTACAGGTGGATCCACAGCAACCCCTATAACAGATCCTTCCGCCCTATATAATAGTTATATGAGTTGGATGAACAGCTCTAGCTATGGCACAACAACTACCGTGGATACAGTAAGCCCTTCTGCCACAACAGTAGGCTCCAATGTAGCTTCCAATGTAACACCGGTCATGACGGATACTCCTACGCATACCGGCGATCCCAATTATGCGCGCATTACTCGCACCCAACTGGACTTGTTAGTACAAAAAATCGCCGTAGAAATCACTCGTCTTCAGGCGAGTGGCACAACAGACCCTATTGTTCGTGCGCGCGTCAACATATTCTTACGAATCAAGCAGTCTCTCACGGATATCCAGGCAGCGCTTGATGCGGGCACGATGAAGCCCCAAGATATTCCCATCCTCGTGAAGGACTACAATAACTTCTTGCCGGCCATTGGAAGCACAAGCACGGGTATTGCGGGACTATTGTCGCAATCAGGATATCCCACGCTGGCGAGTTTATTCAACGCGTTTAGTCAAGGCGATATAACGAACTCAGAAATAAACAACTACCTTTTACACTCTTATGCGAGAGCCTTAATAAACGGTCTGTCTTACAAATTTGACATTAGTTATACAAGTGCGAATGAAGTGGAGGCGAGGAAAGCCGAGGCTATAAAGGCCGCCTACGATTCTGGCGACACGGCTGCGGATATTGGGATGCGCATAAAGATGCACACAGGCCATCCTCGCACTATGCACGGAAGTCGTGGAGCCTTTGATTCGCATATACGGCAAATGGACTTGAACGGTTTCGAGAGAGATTCTCAGGGATATTCTCGGCCTTCTGGTCAAGCCTCTACAGGAGGCTCTGGCCTTGGCTCTGTAAAAGGCGGCTTTGATTGGAAGGGACGCGCCGAAAAGATTTTTGATAATGTGAAGCGGGCTGGAATGGATCCCTATGATTATGGTATGGACCCCGATGTGTATGCCAATGCGATAAACACGGATTTCAGTTGGAGAGGGTATACTAAGATGGTCTGTAGTCGTCTCTCCACAAATGCCGAGCAAGGCATGGCAGAAAAGATGGGATGTCCCCCGGCTTCTTGGATTGGCTGGAGGTCCTAAATATTCATCATAACTAGATGGCGAAGAGGAGCCCTTTAAAAGTTTTATTATTCTTAATATTACTTTTAGTGGTCGCGTATTTTTGTAAGAGGGGTTGGGAGGGGTTTTATGCCGCTGGAGATATTAATATCGTGGAAGCATCGTATGGACTAAACTGTAATGGTGGAAATAGAGGGAATATAACAACTAGGCTACAACAATTAGTTAATGATCAGGGTAATAAATCATCCTTTACATTTAACGGAGCTGTTCCGTACCAACATTTTAATCAAGTATTCGGAGATCCTAATCGTGGGTGTGGTAAGTCTGTTGATGTAATCTATGATTGTAGTGATGGAATTAGAAGAGAAGCATCTTTACCTGGAGTAAATAGCGAGACTGGCACTTTAAGATTAAGTTGTCCTCCACCGCCTCCTCCTGTAGCGGCCGTGCAAGCAGCGCCCGCCTGTCCTACCTGCCCCGATTTGTCGGCATATATACCAAGATCTAGCTGTAACTCTTGCGTAGCCCCGAAGTCGTGCGTGGATATGACTCCGTATATGTTAAAGGCAAAATGTTTATTGACGGACGATGACCAGAATCCTCCTTACATGTTGATAGAAGATTGTATCTGTCCGACATGTAAACAACACAGACAAAGTTAGATTTATTTATAGGTTCATGAGTAGATGGGTAGACAAACAAGAAACCCGTGGAATGTCTTATTGTTTTTTTTAGTAATCGTAACTGTCGCGTATTTGTGTAAGAGGGGTTGGGATGGATTTTATAATGCCTCTACGGGGGTGTATTCTCTTTATACTGTTGGTGGGGATGTGCCTGGATTAGACTGGAATGCGCGCCGTTCTGCTAATTATCCTATTGGAAGTGGAGTACAATGGATATGGAATATTCCAGCTTCTCAATGGGGGTCAAACCAACAATTAGGAGTGCCTATAAGTTTTTATAATAATTATAATAATACAGGTGGAAGTATAAGTGCAACAGTTATGGCAGGGTTTGATGATAATGGAAGTATAAGAATTAACTCTACCAATTATGGCCCATTCTCATTCTCAGCGACACCGTTCCAAGTTACATTAAATCCTGGGAATAATACAATCCAACTTACAGGTATAAATACCGCTGGGCCAGCAGGATTATGGTTTGCAATGAAAGATAATAGTGGTAGAATACTTCTAAAAACAGATTCTACAAGTGGTTGGTCAACAACTCCGCTTCCTCCCCCTGTTGTCGCCGTAGCGCCCGCCGCTGCGCCCGCAACGTCTACAGGATACACTCCCGCCAATGTGCCCTTGGATTATCTGAAATTCTTGTTTCAAAAAGCCGGCTGTGATCCCAGAAATCTGACAGAAGCTGATTTAACTGTCAAGTACTGGCGCACGCTTCCTTCCATGGATTCTATCATAAATGATATAAGAGGCTATGCCGTCGCATACTCAACTGGCAGTGGGTCACAGGCCCAAAAAGATTTCTGCCAGCCACCTTCCACAGGTCCCGCAGCAGCGGCTGGATACATGCCTTCTCAAAGAGTAAATCAAAATCGCGTGAGAAGAAAAAAAACCTGCGATACCTGTCCTTCCGCTCCTCTACTCTCTTCTCTCCCGACCCCTTCTATAGCACACAATGTAAATCTCCCGCACTACTGCCAAAGGCTCACTGATGACGGGGGCTTATAGTCTCCCGGTGAACCCGCATTATTTTCCACTCCATTCGTTAGAAGAGGAGAAATGGCCTCGTTTAAATTCACTCCGCAAATCATGCTGGCCCTGGCCGTCCTCATCCTAGGAGTAGGATTCGGCCTCGGTTCCTATGTGGGTGGTGGTTCTCTCCAGGAGGGATTTGAGGACGTTATCCCCATGTGCAGAAATTGTAAGAGCCCGGCTCCCAAATGTACTTGCGCTAGCGACAGCAGCAGCAGTGGCATAAGCCAGCTCGTCTGCCCTCCCTGTAAACAGCCTGATATGAGCAAGTACGTTCTCAAGACGACCATACCCCCTTGCCCGAAGTGCCCTGACCTCACACAATACATGCTGAAGACCCAGTGCCCTCCCGTGCCCGATCTCAGTAGGTATGTCCTGAAAAGCAGTATTCCCAAGCAACAGCCGGTGATCATCGACACCTCGGCCTGCTCCAAGGACGCCGGCGAGTGCCCTCCCTGCCCTCGCGCTCGTTGCCCCGAAGTCAAGTGCCCGCCTCCTCAGTCTTGCCCGCCCCCCGCGCCCTGCCCGCGCGCCGTGTGCCCTCCCACCACCGTCAAGTGCAAGGCCGAGGGAACTCCCGACAGCACTGTGCGCCCTTTCCTGGCTCCTCTCAACATGTCCATCTTCGGTGAGGGATAGAAATCTCTACCTACAATTTACTAGCGCGTATAGCATACCCACTAGTAAAAAATATCATAATGTGAAGAAGGAGTAGTAAGGGCAAACATCATGGACACCAGATTCTGGGGCCCTTCTGGATGGAGATTACTCCATCTTATTACATTTACCTATGACCCTGCGAAGTGTAAGGAGGGTGTAAAAGAGATGTTTGAGATGCTTCCTTATGTACTGCCCTGTAAATTCTGCCGGCAATCGCTCTCAGAGTACTATGAGACGGACCCGCTGGCCCCTGCGCTCAACTCCAGGAAGACCCTCAGCCGTTGGCTCTGGCGTATTCATAACGCGGTCAACGGCAAACTCCGCTCCCAGGGACTGAATACCTCGCCTGATCCGGCCTTTGCCGAAGTCCAGAAAGTCTACGCCGAGCGCGTGGCCGCCGGATGTATTCGCACGGACTTTGAGGGCTGGGATTTCTTGTTCAGCGTAGCCGAGAACCATCCTTTTACACAAAGCGCGAAGAACTCCCTGGCCTTACCCATTCCCGAAGGCGTAGAGGCGAATACACCTGAACTCCGAAATCGGTGGAATGTGATGAAGGCCGATGAGAGGATGGAGTACTATGGGCGATTCTGGAAGAGCCTCGGATGCTCCTTGCCCTTCCCCGAGTGGCGAGATGCGTGGAAGGAATGTGAACCCCGGATGATCAGTCTTCAGAACAAGAAGGCATGGATGAAAGAGCTGTGGAGAATCCGGTGTTGTCTAGAGAATCGCCTAGAGCTTGTGAATCGCGAGGAGTTCGGGACATTGTGTAAAAGGTTGGCTGAGCACAGGTCTGGCTGTGGTCGGAAACGGCGGGCGAAGACATGTAGGCGCGTGAAAGGACCTAAGAGAGCAACACGTGGCCATTAGGCTTATATTTCCTCTGAACACTCAGCAAATGGGTCTGAGTATGAGTCCAGAAGTCTATTGGTTGGTAGGGCTTTCTCTCCTCTTGCTCGTCGTGCTACAGATTATTGACGCGATTATGCGTGACAATATTGTGACGCCGTACATGGAATCCATGTCGGAAGGTTTTGTAAATATGGAGGCTCAGAAAGCCGAGGACGAATCCAAGGGTCTCGTCAAGTATTTGGATAACATCGAGCTGTATGACGCATTTTACGCGGGGATTTACGACCAGCTGTCCATGGGAACAGAGCGCACCCAGGCCGAGGTGGCTCTCATTTTCCACGAGTGGACGAAACGGGGCGAGGACAAGCAGACCTTCTCCATCCTAGATGCCGGCTGTGGTACAGGAATTGCGGCTGCGTCGTTTGCCAAGCTGGGTGTAAAGAAGGTGGTCGGGCTGGACAGATCCGATGCCATGTTACATCAGGCGAAGACGGCGACCATTCCTGCCACGACATTGACGGAGGAGCAGAAGGCAACTGTACAGTGGCGCAAGGAGGATCTGATAAATCCGGGAGCATGTGAGGGTGGAGAGTTCAGTCATGCCGTCTTGATGTATTTCACGATATATTACTTTAACGACAAGGAAGCCCTTTTCCGGAACTTGTTTTTCTGGGTGAAACCTGGTGGGCGTCTTGTACTTCATCTCGTGAATAAACACAAGTTTGACCCCATTCTGGACAGTGCGAAAGGGTGGGTTGGGTTCTCTTTACAGAAATACAGTGATAAGCGCGTGAAGAGGTCGGAGGTCACCTTTAATAATATGAAATACGTGGGCGAATTTGACCTACAGGATCCCGGTGCCGAGTTCCGCGAGACGTTCCGATTTAATAATGGAAAAGTCAGGCGCCAAAAGCACGCGGTGAAGATGGAAGATATGAACACGATTGTTGGAATGGCGAAGGTGGCTGGGTGGGAGTACGTTGGCTACACGGATTTGATTGATGTCGGATTCGAATACGCCTACCACCTCCATTTTAAACACCCCTAAAGTGAAGTTAAGAGCCTCCTCACTTCGTTCGGATGCCTTAACTTCACATTATTCCATAAAATATAAAAGTTAAGAATAGGCGTTCTTAACTTTTATATTTCATGGTAAAGCTTAGAAGACAGCGAATGGCTACTACACACGACGTTTTCCAGCGCGGTCTTCGTAGAGGATCTGAGAGGCTGCCGTTTGACCCTGCGAAGCGGTATTTCTATGTGGAACACCCCACAGAAGGCTGGAAAGTCTATCTGCGTTCTTGCTGTTTCGTACATGAAAAGGCCACTGCTTCCGCTGAAGAGGGCGCAGTGGACGCCGCCCGGTTCGTGGTCGTGAAGAGGACGGGGGCTGATCCTAAATCCAAGGCCTGGGAACCACCGAAGGGACAGATGGAAGGCAAGGACGGTATGCGCAAGGGCTCGATTATGCAACACTTGCGGGAAAATGTAAAAAGGGAAGTTGCCGAGGAGGCGCGCATTGAGAGTCTACAGAATCTGACACACACTGGTCTGTGGTTTGAAGGCAGAGAAGACGACTATCCTCCGAACACGTTCTTCCAGTACCACATTTTTAGCGCTGTTGTGAGCCCGAAAGAGTGGTTGCGTGCCTCGGAAGAACTCCAGTGGTGTCGCGAACACCCAGATGCGTTTGCTCGTTTGAAAAGGGACAAGCGGGAAAAGGATGATATTGCGTGGTACACACCGTCGGAGCATAAGATGATGGGACGGTGGTCTGCGAAAATTGTGATTATGTATTTGAAGGCGTTCGGAAATTAATCGCAGGGTTTGGTAGAATGAAGTGCCCAGATGGCCTTGTGCCCATGAGTGAGATACTAGAAGGTGATTTTGAAAGCATGAAGAGATACTTTCGTAGTAATAATACTAGTGGTAAAACATTCTATGTACGTCGTATATATGAGGATTCATGTTATATGTTGGGCCAATATAAGGGAACTGCGAATTATTCCATATATGATCCGGAGACATTTAAACATCATGTAACAGGATATACTGTAAAACGTACAGAAGCAGAAGTTGCTGAAATAAATGAGAATACTTTATTATTTAGTGAAATGCCATTTACTCGCAGCAGTATGGGAGATGGTATACAAATTTGTACTGGTCCTGCGCCTGCGCCTGCGTCAAGAAGTTGGTTTTCATTTGGAGGCAAGAAGAACCGCAAAACTGCGTCTAAGAAGCGCAGAAGAACCAAGAACAGAAGAACCAAGAACAGAAGAACCAAGGACAGAAGAACCAAGAGAAAGACACTACGGCGATAGGGTGAATTTATCTGTCAAATATAAAAGTTAAGAACTAGTGTTTTTAACTTTTATATGAAACTTTTAATTCCGAGATATAAGTAGAAAATGCCTACATATACCTATCAACCACCCACAGAACCTGGATATTCTAAGCCACCACGCCAGGTCATATCTGCTGGCATGTTTCCTGGGATGTTTGTGAGTGGTGGAGTTCTTATGTACCAGCCTCCTCGTTTTTTTCAAAAAGCCAATATGCTTACTACATTCAGAAATATTACAGGTCCTCCTGAAGAACCAAAACCAGTCCCTCTTCCTTATGGTGATTTTCAAGTAGTAAATGATTATTCCCCTTCTGGAAACTATAGTATTGCTGATTTTAATCAAGCACTTGATACTTTCAATAAAGGCGATCAGGCAAATCAAGATAAAATAAATGATTACTTAACTAATGGTGCGGATACTGTAAGATCTGGAAATCTATGTGAGATGCTTTTTTTAGCGGCAAGAAAGGATAGAATTCATGAAGGATTAAAAATTATAGATCTATTTGATAGTATAGCAGATACATGTACTGATGGAAGAAATCCTTTGAAAATTGCTATATCCTTTAAAAATATAGAATTTATTAAGAAACTCTTAGAAAAGGGAGCGGTAGCTACTCCCGAAATACAAGCATATGCAGAAGAACAAGGCGCTTCTAATGAGATAAAAAGCGCCCTTGGAATAAGAGTAAAAACTTGGGGTTTATGGGGAGGTAAGAAAGGAAGTAAGAAGGGAAGAAAAACAGTGTTAAAGAAGCGTAGAAGATCCAAGAGAAAGACAACTAGACGCGCCTAGAGCCTGGCGCTTAGCGTCTGGCGCCTAGCGCTTCCTAGTATAACAATTCTTCCAAGGACGACATGAAGCCTTTTCGGTAAATCCCATTTTCCGACAAGATTTCTTCATACAATGTTTGCGGGTGAAGCGCCTCGGGAACTTCCATGTACGGGCCTTGGCCATTCTGTTACTAGCGCTGAAAACCCTCCTTGCGCCCCAGAACTTCCTTCGTAATAGAATCGGCCCTCTCATTGAATTCGCGACGCACTTGGCGAATGGCGATCCAATCAAAACACGTCTCGTCCATCATGGCAGCCTGAATCTCTGACCACCACACCTTCAGTTTCTTGTCGCTCACGCGATACTTCCCAGTCTGCTGGAAAATAATCAGCTCCGAATCCCCTTCAATCAACAGCTCGCGCGCCCCACGCATGGCAGCAATCTTCAGGCCGAGTAAGAGACCCTGGACTTCAGCGATATTGTTCGTGGCTTTTCCGAGATACTTCCCCATCTCAAAAACCGGAGTCCTGCGTCCATCAAGATCAGGCGGACTCCATAGAACAGCACCAGAAGATGCCGGACCAGGATTCGGATTCGCCGCGCCGTCAAATTGCATGAGCCACGCCGCCTGAGAACGATCGGATTGCCCCACCAAAAGCCAATAAGCCCCTTTTACACCTACACGAGGAAGATTGGGATGCTTGTACAATAATCGCTGACCATCCTTGTCCCTTGGCTGTATCATGGGTACTGAATTTGTCTTCTCTGCAGCAGTGGCTATAGGCTCGGCCGATTTCCTAGGCATGGGAAAAAGGGGTATTACTGTATCATCGGTTGGAGTAGGAGCCGTGGTATCCAGGACATTCTCATAGGTTTTCTGATGACTGCTTATGCTTACGCTAGCATCTAGCAAATTTTCATAGGTCTTAGGCAAAGGCCGCGCAACTACGTCTTCACTGCTATTGGGCTCGGCATGGATTTCTGCCGAAAAGGGATTGAATGGTTGTGATTTACTGGGCTTTATCTGAAATCCCAGGAAATTATCTAGACGGGGCATCTCTTCTATAGATGTGTGGCGAGCTTATGCCTCTATAGGCTTTTAATGCCTCTTCAGGTATCCGAGCACGACATCAAGATAATGGAGATACAGGCGAGGCATACCCCCAGCAGTTTTGTGCTACTCACCTTCTCCTTGAAAAACAGGAGTCCACTAGCAGTGACCATAATGTCGCTGAGAACATCCCAAAGCAAGTTCATAACAACCATAGATTCATGTTTCAAAGCAGCGGAAAAAAACCACGGCTGTAAGGCATATATCGCCGTGGGTACAACCATTGCTGTCTTAGGAAACCATCCAAGGCTGATTGCTTTTATAAGTCCAAGCATCAGAGTGTCAATGGACGCCATATATACACCATATAGGAGGGGGACGAGAGCCGGCATTCGTCCTTACTAAATAACATCCATCTTTTTGCCCACCACAGGAGTAGACATCGTCCTCAGGAGATTGTTCTTCGCCTCAGCGTGGAAATCAAAGGTACACTTGTGAACCAGAGGATCCCTGTGAACAGAGCAGAATTCCATTTGACACTTACAGGCAAATCCACACAGACCCAGCTTCTTGTTACAGGAATCTAGAGAACAACGCTTATTTGCTTGCTTCTCCTGAGAATACATACTGCTATGGCGGGATTTTAAGACGAGGCACGACTACATATCAACTTTTATGACCATGCAGTCTGTCTGGTCAGGCAATCCGATGTTCCCCACGTGGTTTTCACTCGCCTGTCACGCATGGTCGGGACATCCTCCAAAACTCCTGGAATCTACACATTCCCAGCGCCGCATAAGTTTACCCGCCGGCTGTACCATGCTCCCTTTAACACCTAACGAAGTTCCTGCCACGGTGGAGCTCTGGTCCAGATATTTTTCCAAGTCGTCGCATAGCCGTTGTTTAGTGCCCGCTAGCCATGTTATAAAGATGTTAGAGGAGAAGCGTTGGGAAGGCCTCGTTGTTGTAAACAGTCGGGGCGAAGTTGTAGGTACCTTGGTGCGCAGAATTATACGTAATTTACACGTGGATGCCGTAACATGGAATCTAGCGGGCGTGGCGGATTATTTCTGTGTACATCCTGCTTGGAGAAAAAAGGGGGTTGCGAAGGCTCTTCTGGCGAGAGCGATCAATGTGACTGCGCCCCCTTTTCCACCTCTTCTCATGTTTCTAGAAAGTCCTCGGCCAAGTGTTCCTCCTCTGAGTGCTGGTATACTAATGTCCCTGGAATCGAGTGTGCCTCCAGATGCTGGGCAGGCGATACGTGTAGAAGGGGCTCAAGCCACCACAATATGGGTGAACTGTGTAAAAGGGGTTCAGGTGTGGACTTCGGAGCCGGGGGCGGAAATCAGTTTCTGGAAGGCAGATGAGCATGGGGGGGTCGTGGTTGTCTGGAATACCTTTCATCGTGTGGTACCTACTGGCGAGCTCATTGGGATTGTTCTGAGCGATGATATGGCGGCCGTGGAGGCCCTGGCCAGCGTGAAAAGTCCGTGGGGCGTTTTCTTGGCTTGCGGTAGCAAAGGCAGCTCGGCTGCGGCGGGTTGGAAAATCAATTCCGTCTTCCAATGGATAGCTTACAATCTATCCGTTGGATTTATCAGTCGACGATTTCCTATTTTAGGCTTCTAAGGAAGTATAGCGTCTGTATTTTTCTAGGAGGAGAACGCCCATGATGAAAAACGCTTCTGCTTTCAAATAATAATTCAGAAGAAGATTGCGAATGGCCGCGCAGTACACCTGTAGATTGCGGTCTGTTTCGGTATTCAAGTCGGCCTCAAGCTCGGCAGATAATTTCAGAGAATCGCCCGTCTTAATAAACATCCTCTTAAGAATATCTGTGACCGCCTTGTTGTGTTGGCGCTGGTACTCTAACATGGGTGCTATGACAACTTCCTGCATTCTTTGGATCAATTCGGCATGGCGGTATTCAAAGGGATAGCTCTTCGTCTTATTATCTCCACAGAGTCTGCCACCATAGGCCGTGAATGGTTTGTCTGATTCTAAAAATGTCTCACGATTCTCGCGGATATTATACAGTTTTGCCATAAGTTCACTCGCCCCTTTTAGCTCTGCTTCCATTTCAGGAGTTTTCCTCATGCGAATTCTTTCGGCTGAACGAGTGGATGTATCCGTAGACTCGAGCTCGGCGGTGTAGAAGAGTGCCACGAATGAGCGCAAATAAATATTCGTTTTTGGCGAAGAGCCAGGGCCAGGCATTGCGTATTCCCGCCGCGTCGTATCGTCCACCATTTTATCTGTGTTACAGACGTGGGATAGAATGGGCCTGCCTTGCTGTTCGTACGGAAATATAGGATCCATGAGCGTCATTGCTCGGGCCACTAAATATGCCTTTGGCATGGTGGCCTGATTGTTAAATACCGAACGAAATAGAGGTTCAAGTATATCTAGGCCCGCGTATACACCTCGGGGAATGGTGGATAAAGAGCCACTGGTCGCTCTTCTTCCCGTATTCCACCCAGTCGTAGTAGTAGTACCAACATATCCTGTGCCATAATCTCCATTTATGAAGTAATTGTGTATTGCCTCGAATAATTTTTTTATTTCTGAACCACTATAACGCGCAGAGCCACTACTTTCTAAGATGAATGAAAATGATTCCGCAGAAGGGCGCGCAGAAGAAAATATTCTAGCAATTGGCCTTTTAGAATCCGATGAACCAAGGAACATAGTTATTCCACCATCAGAGCCCTCTTGTTTTAATTGTATTTCTCCTGGGTAATTGCGCGCTGCGTCAGTACGTGACTTTACATTATATTCACACTTGAGTGTCAATTGTCTATTTGTATTACTAGTCCTTCTTGGACTCTCCCATTCTATGAATAAAGTTCCTTGTGTTCCTGAAACAGATGACTTTAACCATGTTGTGGGAATATCTTCATAGGGATTCCTTTGATAGGGATCCCTATCATAGCGTCCCCTTTCATACCCACGCCTTGCGGTGGAAGAATCAATATCGAAAAAATTTATTAAGAATGAGGAAAACACGGTTCTGCCAATATCCTCACGCAACCTCGGTTCAGTGATTGTACCACCTATCTGATTTTTTCTGCTGCTGCTGCTGCTGCTGCGCCGGCGCCGGCTGCTGCGACGGCTTGCGCCGCCGCTCGGAGGTTTAATCTTGTATATGGTATCGCGCTTCAAGGGCGGGGTGTTCCACGCAGTAAGAGCCAGCGCCATCACATTTTGCATTAAAAACACATAATAGCGCGAGCGTTTAAAACATCTAGTATTCTCATATCTCTGTTGGTCAATGCTTAGCTCGGCGCGAGGAGCCTGATCCACTCGTTTTACCAATTTCATGCCCTGCCACATATAAAGACGGCATTTCTCCAGATTTACAAGATCCAACATATCTGTGAAATCCGCATTCGCCAGAATCCATCGTATCACTTCTTCAGGGGTTTTCTTTGCCTCCTCAGCTTCTGTTAAAATCGATAATGGGGATTTTGTATTCAAACTGGAAGATACTCCTCCCATACTAACTAGACCCCTTCTTTTTTGCCTGAATGGGTCGCAACAATTCTTCCGATTGCTCTAGACGTCGGAGGCACTTGAGAAGAGTCCCCTCGCTCACATCGCACACGGCAGCAATCTCACCCGTCGTGATCTTATCATACCCGCACCGGTGTAAGACGAACGCGATCACTGCCGAGGCGAGGGACGGAGGCATGTTCTCCTTGCTCAGCTCTTTCGCCTCGGCAATCTCGGCCACGCGAATCGTGAGTAGACGGAGGCTCTCAGCGTCGCTCCGTGCGATCGGGAGCTTTGACATGGGGAATGCCACGTAGTCGGTAGCGTGGGTCGTACTCAGTTGCGAAGGAATCACCGTCGACTGTGAGAGAAGCCCCTTCTGCTTCGCCATCGCCAGGATACACTGGAAGTCCTTGAAGGCCTTGGTGAACTGCGCATTCTGGAGATGGAAGATATCCGCCACATCCTTCGGCTTCCTCGGAGCGCCCACCATCTTGAGGGCGCTGTATAAGCAAGATGCGACCACGGAGGCGCGCGACAGACCACGTTTATCACAATGCTCTACCAACTGCACATACAAGTCCTTCGCATTCTCAATAACGCGTTGCTCAATGCCATGGTTCGTGGCAGCCAGAGTCATTTGCTCAAATACTTGGAGTAGGCTCCGCTTCTTATAGGGGAACATTGACCATGTGTGGAATCGGCGAATACGCATCATTGTTCCGCGCGCCGAGCCATGGCCTCCTTGGCCGAGCCCGAGGATAATAGTGCCGAGCGAGGAATCGGAAAACCTCGGGTCTGTAGGAGCGCCGACGCGACAAGGATCGCCACCGCCCTTGTCGTCGGCACTGAAGAATCTGTATTCTGCTCCCATGTCGAGTGGCCGTTCCACGACAGCTCCACATTCCTTGCACACAATAAGATCCTCATGATCCTGGTAGTCAATATCTTTACACTTATCACATCCATTGGCTTTACCTGACCCCTCTAACACATTCCACGCAGGATTCCACGAGAAGTCGGAAGATTTGGGACTACGTAGAGAAGGAAAGAGAGACGTCATTTTCGTGGAGGGACTTTTCTCCAATCCTTTATGCCGAACATCACTTTTTATCTTTCTCCGTTCTAGATGGCGGATACACAACAAGTTCAACAAACGCCACCGAAGCCTCCCGCAGCAGGACAGAGCGGTGGGTTTATTCTACCAGCACCTTTTGTGCCCACAAAAGCGCCGAGTATCTTTGGTCCTGATTATAGTTTTTCGGATTCTATACCTATGCCTGACGAGGTTGGTGTATATGACGGCGATAGTGTACAAAGTGTAATGGATGCCGGAAAGGCTGCGGCGTTCTACGCTGATACAATCGGTTTCGGACAGTCAAGTAATAAATGGTCGGCGGGATTCCCTCAATTAAAACCGGTAGGTGTAAACACTTTTGTACAATCCGGCCAACTCTGCTCTAACGGAGCGAAGATGTGGCAATATATCCAGGGCATTCCTACAGGCGATAGCCTTGGACAAACAACCCAGAATCGTCTTGCGGCGTCAGGACTTCCTAAAATCCGTGGTCTCGCGGGAGGTATATTGGAAGATCTGGGAACAGCCCTTAATCCTGGTCCTGTCTTATCTGCTGTCTACGGTACTGGAAACGCATCGTGTATATATACTGTGAATCAGGTGGGAGACCAAGAAGGAAACGTAAAAAATCCGAGCACGGACAATTGGTACGTGGAGAATCCGGAGGACGTCACGTGTACTGGGGGAGGTACGGTGGATCAGTCATCTGGCATGTGTGCGAGTGGAAAGCCGATGCAAGGACGGTGGGTTCACTCGGCGAATCTTACCCTTGATCAGTTCAATTCTACGGTGAAGACAATGTGTCAAAATGGATATCCAAAGTTAAATCATCGTGATGGCGATTGTCTGAAAGAATTACAGTCAAAGGTAGTCAGTGGATTTTCCGATATGGGTGTAAAAGGGGATTCTAGGGAAATCCGGTTGCTGAAAATGGTCGGGGCTGTTGCCGGTGTCTTACTGCTCGTGGCCGCTGCCGATTATTGGATTGGATGTGCGGCACAGGGCAAGTTAAAGCGTTGATTGTCTATATAGTATAATATGGCGGCAAAGCGTATCACACGAGAGCTGGTAGATCTTAGGGATGATCCCCCACTGAATTGTTCAGGGGGTCCGGAGGGAGACGATATGTATCGGTGGGAGGGTGTGATTATTGGCCCTGCCGATTCTCCGTATGCTGGGGGCGTCTTCAGGCTCCGTATTCTGTTTCCCGTGGACTATCCTTTCAAGTGTCCGACCGTGACCTTTACGACGAAGATTTATCACCCGAATATCAACTCGGCCGGCATCATTTGCTTGGATATTTTGAAGGATAAGTGGTCGCCGGCACTCACTATCAGCAAAGTCCTCCTTAGTATTTGTTCTATGCTGACGGATCCGAACCCGAATGACCCGCTTGTGCCGGAAATCGCGCACCTTTACAAGACGGACCCTGTGGAGTATGCGATGAACGCTAGGCTCTGGACGGAGAAGTATGCGAACCAATAACCGGGCGGAAGATTTCCTCGCCCTTCAACAGAATGGACAAGTATTTTCAGGTCCTTTTATGGCTGGTCATGGCCACGCTGATTATCGCCATTGCGAGACAGCTCTCTGAACAGAAGTGGTTTCATGACATCACCTTTAACATGGGGTTTGAGGGCTTTGAAGATTCTTTAGGTACAGTGGACCCTACGACACGCACCTTTTATGAAAAACCGGATGAGAAGCAGAATAAGGAGGTGGGCAACTATGACCAGGCCACCAATAACTATAGACGCGATCCCGTTCACTGAGAATCGTCGGCGATTTGACAACGTGGGGTCTCGACCTTCTTAGGTCTGCCGGGTGGAAGAATCCACGTGCCCGCTTTTGCTCCCTCTACGTCGGCCCAGAATTGCTCAAAGGCTGGTTGAGATTGGGCGAACCAATTTACGTCGCGCGGCACTGTTACACGACGCAACTTGATAAGATACCAGGGATATGTTTCGAGCAGGGTCCATTCATCTGCAAGCGAAGCAGCAGAAGCAGTCGCGTGATAGAGATACTTATTAACATCGTCCTTGGTTATGAGGCTGATGAATCCGGTTGCTAAAGGGTCTGCTCCTGGAGCATCTGCTCCTGGAGCATCTGCTCCTGGAGGAAGCTCTTCTACGAACTTAGCCTCTACGAATTCGCAGGCGTCTACGCCACATACTTCCATTTGAAGCTGCATCTGGCACCAGTATTCAAAGGGAATCTCGCCGTCTTTGATGACACGCGTAGAAGGGCATTTGATTTCCACGAGACGACCAACGAGCTCTGGGGCCTTTTCAGAGGCCACTATTAAGCCGTCCGGGCTGGCGGCAATCTTCGGATTCGTTCTGTGCCGAATACGACCGAGGTCGTGGATTTTCGCCTTCAAGGAATTCTCCAGGAACTCTTTTACCACCGGCTCATATCTCACACCCCAGTCCATTGGGCCTGTGGAAGCCTTTGGTACAGCGAGAGAAGCGATGAATCGTTCGGCGGGTGGACTCGCCTTTGACATGACGAGTTGGCCGCGCGTCCGTCCACTCTTGAATACGGTGGCCACTTCACTCGCCGTGATCATGTTGCGGGTTTCTTGGTACCACTCGGGAGTCCGCTGTTCCACCTGCGTGGCCGTGAGAAGCCAGTGCCAGAGAGGGTCTGCTTCTGCCGCAGCAGCAGCGCAAGCAGTAGAGGCAGCAGCCATAGTGGTTAATCCTCCCGTAGAAGCCTCGTGTACCAGCCGACGAATCTCCAACAACATGGTCAGAGTTCGCCTATCTCCATCGGTCTGTAACACGCCTCCTTCCTCGGCAAAGGACTGAATATCGGTTGCCCACGCATCGTAAAACTTTGCGTGGGCACCCAGAGGATGAGATTCTTCCATGGATTCTAAGAAATCCACAACTGCATTATTCATTTTACGCCTGAGGACCATCCACAGCAGCGCCCTCGGGTTTCATATTTAATTCATCTGCCGCTTGCGCAGCGCCAGAGGCTGCTGTGCCAGCAGTCGCTTTCAACGGCTTCTTGCGAAACGTGACCGCCGACTTCTTGTCCACGATACTGGATAAAATACGCCCCTCGGCCGTCTTATGATACACAAGCCCCTTGATCTCCTGAATCTCCTCCTTCTCCATATCATACACGACACACGTCTTGCTATTGAGCATCTTCTTGTCCAAAGCCTTCTCCAATCGCTGTTTCAAAGCATCCGCATCCTCGTCCGTCAAGCCCATCCGTTGCCTCTCGGAATCCACGAACTTGCGAATACGATTGAGACGCAGACCACGCTCCAGGCGATGCCACGGCCGTTGATACGCCTCGCTGGCATTGACATTCAGAAACTTCTCTAACTCCGTATTCAGACCGACAGGAGACGATTCCGTTGCACTCGCGCGACGCGTACGACGATTATTAAAAGCAGTCTGCTGCATCTAAGATTATATCTCACGCAGAGCTTAGACCGTCCCAAGAAAAGGGTAGAGAGGCCTCATGCGCCTCCTTTTTCCATCCCTCATCGCCTTCTAGAAAAACAAAGGGGCGCCAAATATCTATGTCGGAAGGAATCGGCTTGCCGGCCTTCAAGAACTCTGTCCACATGTAAAAGTCGCCCATGGACATGGCTGCCGGATCTACTTGAAAATACAGTACATCCCCTTTTACACAGATCGTCTTGCCCACGAAGCCGTTAGGAATCAGGTAGGTGTTTTCAATAAATTTCTTTGTGAGGCTTCCAGGCTCGTCCGTTTTCCACGCCTTCTTACCGCCTTGCGAGAGGAAGACCCAGAATATTTTGGTATTTGCGCTTACTTCTGATTTTATGTAATAGGGGATAATGTACATCTCTGGTGTAATAGGTGTAAAAGGGGTTTATGTTGTGGGTTAGTATTTTTTTAATGTGCGACCTCTTTGTTTTACTTTTCTATTTTTGCGTGTATATACTTTTCGGCGAACCATTCCCCCTTTAGATGTTTCTGCGAGTTTTGCTTTTCGTAGTTCTAACGAACGGGCATTGGAATAATTCGCATTTTTCTGTTTTGCTTCTTCACTTAGAAATGGCCAAATATCATTTAATATACGCCTCGTTTTATCTACAAGTTCTTTACTATAATTGCCTTTTATAATTGTATTTAGATCTTTTATAATTGTATAATCATCATTATATCTTGTTCTTAATTTTTCCAAAACATCTTTAATATTACGTTCTTTTTTCCGTTTAATTTCAGTCACAATATTTTGTGCGTGTCTAGACAATAGAGTATTTATTTGTTGTAACGTATTTCTATTTGTAATTTGACCCTTTATTCTTTTTAATTCTTCCACCGCCTGTGGATTTAATCTTAAAAGGGAGTTCTCTAAATGTTTAGTTAAGTATTCTTCCAACCCTCTATTCTTGTTCACACTTGTTGCCTCACAGCTATCGCCGAAACAAGACATCCCTTTAACATATATAAGGATTTTTAAAAGGATGTAAATAGAGGGTTGAACCATGCAGCCATTTCCGATCGCCTACATGCCCCAAGTTCCTCCGCCGTGTTTTAGTCTTCGCAGTCGCAGAGAAGTCCAGGCCACCGATTTGAACAATAGCCGTCTTGTAGAGCACTGGCAAACGGATTCTCCCGCACTTACGAATTCTCTGCGAGGTGTCCAAGGAACATCTCGCTACATGGACATGAGCCCGACACCGTCGCGTCTGTACAGGGAAGATATGCAACCGGCACAGCCCTATGTAGTGCCTAGCCAGGATCCGGAGTTCAAGAAAATGCTGGACGAGCTTGACAAGAAAATCCGGAATACCTTACAGCGGATTCAGTTTACCCAAGAAGAGGCTAGATTAGAAGAAGAGAAGGAGTTGTACAAGGCACTTGTCGACAGTAGACGCAGAATGATGATGGATAATATGAATAACAATCCTTATTTTGAGACGTACGATGTTAAAGGGGATTCTCGTAATATTGTACGCGAACTACAATCGGCTGTGAAAGAGGATATTAGTGATCGGGGCGTAGAGCAGTCTCGGCGTCTCTTACAAAGAGGCATGGAGAGTCGATGGATTGGCCCGAAGAAGGAGGAAGATGGGATTGATTCGTTGACGGCGTTTGAATTAATGCGACCGAAGATTAATAAACAGGAGAAGGTGTATCATACTTAGGAGCCCTTTGGCTCTATAGCCTTTTGGCTCTATAGCCCTTTGGCCCTTTGGCCCTTTGGCCCTTTGGCCATTTGGCGGTCGGGATTTCTAATCCCATCGCATCTCAATCGGACAATCATGCTTCTGTAGAAGCTTGATTGCTGATGGCTCCGTATTAACAGTGCGCTTACGTGTCTGACCACCCGTTGACGTAGAAGTAATAGTGGCAGACGTCGCAGACGTGGAAGAAGTCGCAGTCGAATTCCTCGTCTTCGTTTGCTCGCGCATTGCCTGATTCATCTGTTTCTCAATCTCAGGCTGGTGTCCCTTGATATAATCCAGAATACCCTTTTCTAGGGCCCAGCGGAAGAAATTGAGCTTTCCGACTGTGGTTAAGAATGCCTCATATCCGGGTATCTGGAAACTAATGCGCTCGCGACGACAGAAGGGGTCAAATAGTTTCTTGCTGTAGGCCTTCAACTGGTTCTTGTAGTTCATGTAGACGACGAACTCCTGGCCGTTCAGGATATAGGAAGTGCTATTCGCCTTGCTGTAATTCGTGACAAACCAGTCTATTAAACGGAGACTGACCTCGCTAGTACCTTTGAGCAGATCAACGATCTCATTGATATCGGTACGAGCTCCGTAGAAACGCTGGAGACTGGAAATAATCAATTCCTGCTTACAGTGAATCTTCTTCTTACGGGTCTGCGGGTCAGGATTCATGGTGGCGTCCATGATGATATACTAGGCGTATCATTCCGGAGGAGTTTAGACCCTCGTTTTGCTCGTTATTATAATTTCGTGGGCGATATATTAGAGATGGGTGATTCGCCTCCTCCAGGATATAGTGGAGGTTCTGTTTTACAAACACCTGCTACCGAAATTCCAATGACGCGTGTACAAGGTGGCGGCGGCGTAAGCGGCGGCAGCGATGTATTTGGTCAAGTGCCTCAGATACCTATTCAAAGAATGGTGGGAGGAAATGGTTCTAAAGAGGATGACATTGTGACAGAGGCTGTGATAGCACATATTATTGCTACGGTAATGCTTGATGAAGAAAAGAAGGAGCCTCTTGCTCCTGCTACGCAAGCGAAAGCTGAGGAAGAAAAGCCTGTTGTTGCGCAAGCGAAAGCTGAGGAAGAAAAGCCTCTTATACTTGCCCCTATTACTCCGCGTCTTCCTCCTAATGTAGAGCTTGTTCCTGAACGTGTTCCTGATTCTTTCAACCCTCCTACGCCTACGCCAGCAGAAGAAGCACCCCTGCCTCATCGGCCTTTGGCACATAAACCCCTTCCCTTTGAGTTTGAGCCTGTACGCAACCTCAAAGCAACCGGTAAACAAACAAAACTCCTATGGAATTACAGCGGAAAAAATCGTATTCGCGTTCGCACGAACCTCACAGATGCCGAAATAAAAGCATACTTGACATTGAAGCCTGAAGCCTTTCAATTAGACGAACTAGCCCTCTTTAACTCCTTGTTTTTCTCAGAGGACGATGTGCGAAAATATTTGGTAGATAATTCAGATGGTTTCGTTCGTTTTTGGAGAAGATTCATAGAGTACGATGGTACGAATCCACTTATCTTATACACAACAAAAGAAGGAAGATTTTTTCAAGATTTTTTGAAGAATATTGCGAATGTGCGTCTGAAGAAACTTTTATTGAATGTTGCGTATTTATTACCACCTCATAAAAGACCTGCTTACATAGACCCTGGTGATCTTATCCGAAAGAAATCTGATACACAAGCCACGGCAAAACCTCCTTTGGAATTTTTACCCACAGTGGTGGAAAAAACAAAATTACCACAAGAAGACTATGACGCTCTTATAAAACCGATTGAAGCGCGTGTAACGATGTTAGATGAGAGTACTATGAGAGAAAAAATAACAATAGAAAATTTTAATAACGCAAGGGAATTTGTCAAAGAATATGAGCAACTTCAAAAAGATATGCTTATGCTAACAGGGCAGAAAAGTGTATTAGAAGGCTTCCAGAAAGAGAATGAAACCAAGATAGAAGCATTTACGTTAGTCATACAGAAGTTGAGTACTGCTTCCACACAAGATAGGGATTATATTACTGAATTAACAACACAGAAAGAGGCCTTGGAACAAATAAATACAGGATATACACTTTATATCTCTGATATTGATAAGCTTGTGGAGCGGGTGAATATTATTATAAATACTAGAAAGGATCTGTACACTACGCTAAAGGATAAATTGGAGAAGATGTTTAAGGCTTCTCCTGCCGCTGCCGCTGCCGCTGCCGCTGCCACTTCAGATGAGGCGCCTGCGCCTGCGCCTGTCGCGGGAGCACACCTAACGCCTGGACTCGCTGCAGTGGCGCGTGCAAAGGCGAAGACAGAAGCAACTAAGCCACCGCATAGAAAAGGTTACTCACTGAGCTGGGCAAATAAGGAAGGTCGTTTCCCTCTTTCTAGCAATAAGCCCATGCCAGGTGCATATGGCCCAATACGAACAGTCCCTAAAAGAGTCACTCTTCGCAAATCAAAAATACAGAAACAAGCTTAGCGGATTTTCCTTACAGTCTCTAGTCCAAATAGCAGGACCAGCCCACTCAGAATAAATATGGACACTTCCACATGTGAATACTGATTCTTCTTTGACTCCAGATCCTCCAGACGCGCAAATAAAGTGTCCAGTTTACTCAGCAAGGACTCCTTTTCATCCTTACTGAATATACTATCATCACGTCCTCCAGAAGAGTCAAAGAAGCTCGTATTCGTACCACTCGGTGTAATGGGCTTCCACACGGAATTGATATTCGGGATCGGAAGATTCTGTTCTCCCGAAGGCTTGTCCAATCCCGATTGCCGGAAAGATCCTAGGAAATCTGCTCCCGGAATCTGATACCCCGTATTATCCGTCAACGACTTGCTGAAATCGGCGAATCCCTGGTTCTCACTCTTGCCGAAATAGCTCGGCACCGGAGTACCGTCCTGGCTCCTCGTAATATCGGGGAGTTCAGAGGCACTCGTGGCTGCTGCCGGTGCTTTGCCAGAGGCAGAGCCAGATCCAATAACATCATTCACCTTCTTCCCCATTACGGTGGCCGGGTCACCGCCCATTATCTTCCCAGCATAACTTTCATTTGCTCCAACGTACTGTGGTTCCACAGACGTGCTAGAAGAAAACCCCTGAATGAGCTTCTGCTGCGCAAACTCATCGGCACGAGTCAACTTCTCCGCCGGTGTCAAAGGAACCAGTGCCTGCCGATCCGGATCCAAATCCAAGTCCCCCGTAGCCTTCAAAAATGCCAGTGCCGGGCTCTGGCATTTCTTTGCCCTAGCCCGCTCATCTCGCCTAGCCTTCTGGCCGGAACGTGTGGCGGTATCCGGGAACGCCTCGTGGAGTGAACAACCTGACATCTCCACCTCTATCGCTCAAATACATTAAAAAACCATGTTAGAATGGCCACTGCTTCTGCTTCCCCTGCCCCTCTTCGGATGCCCACAATGGTCGGCGGAGCGAAATTCCAACAGGAAGTCCTTGACTGGACTAAACAATCCAGCCATCTCTACATAACTGTGACCTGCGCACTGATTTTCATGTGGGCAGTCTACGCCGAGAAGATCCCCGCAGCTTGGCGCTGGCAACTGTCCACGACCATCGGCAGAACCCTTTTACTCCTTCTCCTATATATCGTGTACATGCTAGCAGGGTGGATACCGGCGCTCTTATTCGCCATCGCGATAGCGATGACATGGGCGAATCGCCCCTTACAAAAGCCAGCAGGTGTAAAAGAGGGGTTCGACGGCAGGATCGTCATGGACGTGGCCGGCAAGGATCTGTGGTTTGCCGAGAAAGTGATTGGAGGAGATCCTCAGGAGATTGTACAGGATCGCGTGGACACCTACGCCGTCCAAAGCAATAGCCAGAGGGGCAATTCAAGAACCTCAAAATAATATCCAGATAGAGTAAATGTGGTATGAACCATACTCCAAGGTAGACGGGTATTTGCGTCTTTTAGTGGCTACGGTACTCGCTGGATGGCTTATCTTCACCGGCATGCGTCTTGAAAATCCTTATCCCCAGTCGCTCGTGGATGGCTACGCCCTTCCTATTACACGTATTCTCCTGCTCGCGCTAGTCTTGCTATCGGCCGCCTGGTGTCCCACGGTTGGAGTTCTCTTGGCCTTGTCCTACGTGTCGCTCGGAGCAGACGTTCTTGTTTTTACAAAGTCTACCTAAAACAGATGAGCGTCCCGGCATCTATAGCAACCGCTGTAACGGGGGCAGCCGCAATAGCAAACCCGATGGATATCTTAATGGCGTCCATCAACACCAATCCGTATTTCATAGGTGTGATGATGTTGCTTCTGAATCTGGGTGGGCGTTTCTTGTCACTGGAAATCACGAAGGAGCAAGAGAAGGTGTTGAGTAAGCCGGCGGTGAGACGCTTCTTCCTCTTCGCGGTTCTTTTCGTGGCTACGCGCAATATGGTCGTGGCCCTTGGACTCACGGTAATTGTTGTTCTCGTGCTCGGATATTTATTTAACGAAAACTCGGATCTCTGTCTGTGGAAGTCATGTACCGTGGGGAAACCGTCTGACTCTGAGCCACAGGCCAGCTATTCCGGCCTCACGGCCGAGGAAGTGATGATTTTGAAGAGGCTCCAGGATAAGCAGATGGCCGCGCAAAAGAAGGATACACAGACGCCTGAAGTCGTTACGCCCTTCGTGAACGCCTCACAGGTCTATATGAATGCCATCAATACTCTTCGGGGCACATTTTAGATATGCTGGGAACGTTTTAGATCTGCGAGGCACGTTTTAGATATGGCGATTAGTTAGAGATGACCTCTGTCCTACGTACGTATAGTCGTCGTAATAATAATACTACGACGGTTATACCTGATGAGCATGGTAAAATTGTATTGGATCCGCGTTATACGGGCATATTCCATCTTGATATGTCAACGGCCACGGCCACTACGGGCGAGACGGTGAACTATGTTGATAACGCAGGCAATGCCATTACGGCTACTGACCAGAGTGTGTACCACTTTTACCTGTTTGTAAACAGAAATACCGCTATATACTATCCAGGTCTAGAATTCAAACTGTTTTTTACCAATATAACACATGACCAGAATGCCTGGATTTGTCTTGATAATTGTGGAATCTTAACACCTCCTCTTGCTCTATACAACTATGATACTCTGTCTATAACGGCTACGAGTGATGGCAACGAGTTCACAGTAACTGCCACGGGTCCGCAGGCGTGGTCGTATGGGCCTTACCCCCTATAACAAACCTTTACGAATATAAATACCGTGCGCAGAGGCCGATTTAACAAGAGGCAATACAATATATCTTTTCATATATCCGCCAGTATTAAATGCGATACATCCTGGTAACAAAGATGCCGTAATGAATAAGGCTTCAAGAGAGTTTGCCGAATTATGGAGAATATCTCCACCCCCGCTATCATACCCCTGATACAATACCCAATCGTCCTTGTTTATAGGGGGATACATATCTGACAATTTATATGGCTTTACAATATATGCGGATGTATCAGCAACGCCCAGCGTAGAATAAATGGGAAGAGGAGTTGTATACAGATTGTCTTCAGCCTGTTTGATTCCTACGAAATATAGGTCACAGCTTATTATATTATAATACGTATTCCATACGACGAATGAGGAATTCAAGTCGAGCACTTCGTGTAAATCCTTCTCTGTCAAATTTTTGTAGTAATCAGACATATCATCAAGGCCCCCAATTGTCCCATAAGAAGAATCAGGACTAGTGCGCCGTGTTCCATGCTCTGCGCGATTTGTAGATGCGCATGTAAAACAGAAAAGGCCTCCAGGTTTTAGCATCGCATACGCTTTTTTCCACGAGACTTTATACTCTGGATCGTGCTCAAAACATTCGGTAGATATGATGGTGTCAAAGGTGTTGTCTGCGAATGGGAGAGCACCGGTCTTTGATACAATCGTAACATTGGGAGCCTGAATAACATCATTTCCCTCATATTGGCATCCGTCAAACAAAAAACGATTATTTCCATTGATATCGCCGGATCCAACATCAAGAACCTTCTTATTTGTGAAAAATTCTGGAAGAATGCCTTTCACAAATACTGTAAACTTACGAGCCTCGTCGTGCATATATGAGAATTCGCTTAGTTTTTTAGACCACTCTAAACATTCAGAGATAGCGTATTGCCCACAGGAGGCTGGGCGCGTCTCCTGCGCCGGCCACTCGTACCGCCAGTCATGGCCGACTCGGCGTGGCTCATCATGTCCTCTGCCGAGACCGCCGAGGCCGAGGAGCTCATCACTGCTGCCACCGCGGGCTGAGTGGCGAAGCCCGTGGCCATAGGGGGCATGGAGGCGGCATCGTTCTCGGCACGACGGACCTCCTCAAAGGTACGCAGGATGTCGTCCACACCGGTAGGGCCGGACATCTCACGACGCGCCGTCTGCCTCTGCTGCTGTTGCTGCGCTACAAACTCCTGGGAAGGTACTGCTATGCTTCCGCTAGCACCATAAAAGGCGCCCGTGGAGGGCATCGCCGTCGCTGGATGGAAAGCCCCAGGCCCGCCATTCGCCGAATAGCTAGGAGGCTGCTGCTGCGGCTGCCCCTGCGGCTGCCCCTGCGGCTGCACACCCATCGCCATCCCCATGAAGTTGCCAAAGCCAGGACCGGCCTGCGAAGCAGCCGCCGCGGCCATCTGCCGGGCCAGCTCAGGATTACGCTTCAGAACGTCATCCATCGTGGGCATCTTGCTACGGAAGAAGGAGTTGCTAACGTGGCACATGAAGCCCGAGCCACCGATCGCCATCATCAGGCGCACCTCAGGCGACATCTTCCCACGGTCCTTGTATTTGTCGTACAGCTCCTCAAAGATCTCATCAAAGTCCTCCACATTCTCGTGTACGGACTCGGACCAGCCGTCCAGCTTGATGTCAAACGGGTCAAAGCGCCCATTCAGCCACTCCATGCCGGTAATCGCTCCCATCAGCATCTGGCGCTGGAACTTGATGCTCGTCTCCAAATTGCGAGCATCCACCAGGCGGAAGTACTCGGCCTTGACCTCCTCCAGAGAATTGTCCATGGTGAACTTGCGAGAAACAGGAAACCCCTTTTGCTCCAAGCGTTGAAGCTTATTCAGAAACTCGGTCTTCTCCTTTTTCTCCGCCTCAGGATCTTTTTGCGCAGTGGCCAGTGTTATACCGGGACCCGTGGCACTCTGGGAATTGCCGAAGAGACCACCGAATATGCCGCCGTTATCCTTCTTGACCGTCACGTCTATCGGCCGAGCACCGAAGTTGTTCATGTCAATAGGAGCAGAGTCAAAGGCAATCGGCTCTAGAGGCTCCAGGGGCGTGGCATCAATGCCTATGCTGCTGCCGCCGCCAGAATAAGAAGGTTGCGGGGGAGGTGTAAAAGAGGTTATATTGATCGTACGGGAGGAATCCGGGACGGCCGTGACTGTGCCACTGCCAGCGGAAGCAGCGCCGTAGCCGCCCGTCTTGCTCGGATTCATCAACATATTGAGGCCGAGGTCGTCATTAAGATCCCCGAGCTCAATTACATTCCCGATGCCACCATCGTCGAACCGGAGGGAATCTCCTCCCAGTGCCACGCGTTCCATGTCTGCGATGCTGACCGCCATCTGTTCTTCGTCTTGTCTCGCTTTTTAGGCTTTCATTATTACGCATCCTCTGCTGCTAGCAGCAGAAGGCCTAAATTTATTCGCCTATATTCAATACATGATGGATACCAAGGAGCTTCGCGAGCTATTACACAGGAACAACACGTGGCACGACCCTAAAAAACTGGCTGAGGAAGAAGGCAGGTTTGCGAGAGAGCCTCTTGGAGACTGGCAGTCGCCGAGTGATAGTGAGAGGTGGGAGAATCTGCGTTATGAATTGGAGACGGTCAGGCTGAAGCACAATATTAGCGCTTCGTCAAACAAGGAAGAAGAGCTACAATTGATGCAGAGACAGAAATGGGTAATTGAGGAGATGCTGGAGGAGCATGATAGGCGTCAGAGAACCGCGGTAGACCAAAAGAAGACATTTGCGCAGGGCTTGTACGATCTATTTTTTGGGGCGGAGGCGGACGAGCCCAAGCCCTTTATTGACGAGAGCGGGCTCCGGAACTTGCTTCGTGATATAAACAGACAGATGTCATTTTATGTATAATTATCTAAATTTAAAACTCATTATATATGTTTTATCATCAAATTCAATTTCCATATTTGGAGGCAATGGAATTTTTTTATCTACGAAAAAATTAATAATACCATCTTGTTCATCACCCCCAAATCCACAAATAAATTCATATTCTGAATCGGGGTCATCTAGTTCTTTATTTTCTTCCTTAGTAAAATTATCTTCACAGTATTTTGCACAGTGTGATTTAAGTTTTTTTTGTATATAGGGATAATCATCTTCTTCATCAAATTCATCATCCACAACTATTTTTTTACCTGTTTTTTTATCATGTATAATTCCATAAAATTCCCCTTCATAACCTTCGACATTAGAACGAGTTTTTTTATCACCATATTTTTTGGTGGAATTATTATTGGCGCGTGGTGAATTTTTGGGCCCGTGTGGTGAATTTTTGGGCCCGCGTGGTGAATTTTTGGGCCGGTTACGTGTTTTATTTGAGTTTCTTTTATCAGCGTGTTTAGATGAGTGTGCATTCTTAGATACGGCACTTCCCATTTCTACTTTATGTTCTATATAAAAATGAGGAGAGGCAATATCTTACTGTAAAATTTTAGGTACTCAACATTATGAAGAAATGAGCCGGCGCTTCCACTCAATATTAGGAGCCTTTTCCGCGGCCTGCTCGGCGCGACTAAACATATCGCGCCCCTCGTATACATTCACACGGCAGATGACAGAAGCGCCCCACCCTAGCCACTCCATATAACACGAATCCTTGGTCGGCCTGGTGATCGTCCTATAAGGCGAATTGTCATACAACTTCTCCAAATACTTGTCACGCTGAGTATTATCTGTAGACATAATCCAGGCCTCATTCTCCTCCTGCGTATGCTCGGCCGTGTTCAAGACTTCCACGTACCCTTCTACGCGATTACGCCCAAACATAATATATTCAAATGTCCCTGACCACGACTGAAATATTTTGGGCTGCTTCGCAGCTGCGCTTACGCTAGGCTTCGCCAAGGCAAGACCCTTGACTTCGTCTCCCAGTCCCTTCACAACCCCCTCTAACTCATTCACCCTATCTGTCAGGAATAGCTCTACACTGTGGCGACTCTTCTTCTCGGCCTCTAGAAGTTCGTCTATGCCAACGACATTCGCACGAACAATCCAAGAAACGAACACATACAGTCCTATAATAACAGGAAGGTAATCACTCATTTGCGGGACTAGTAGTCCCGTGGATGAGTGCCATCAATTTTTTATGTTATAGCATATTAGTACATGCTCCTAATGTCAAAAAAGTGAGATTATAAACCATACTGATAATCGTCGAAATGATTGTTAAACCAGATGCGTATTGTTTGTAGGTTTTATCTTTTATAAATGCGCGAATGATTAAGATAATAAATGGAGTTGTAAAACCAAATAGAATCATATGGCCCCATTTATATAAGAAGCTAGTAACATTTTTCAAGTAAGAAATATGGAGTATATTAAAGAGAGCAGTCAATAATAACATAAAACTCACAAAAAATGAAAGAAATAATTCACCATAAAATATATTTTTCTTTTGTTCATCTGTTAGAGATTCTTCATATCGCATTTCATACGCAAGTAGTACTATAAGAATAATACCGGCCAAGGATAATGGTATAATAATAATCCAAAAACTCTTTAACATCCGATAACAATCCTCGGGTGTAGGATTTCTAATTGGCCTTCCCATCTTCTAGATACTATTACAGATTTTACACAGAATCCAACACCATACACAAACAATCCGCCAAATCACTGCGCTTCTTCTGCGCGGTGAACCACGCCAGCCCGCCCTCTTTCACAATTTTCCCGCCAGTAAATCCAGCGACCACTCTCGCCTCTGACATATCCTTGCGCTCTGTATAGCCTTCATCGCCTCCCGTGGCTCCCGCCGTCTTCCTTCCCGCGTGTACGAGGCGCACGGCCGGTGGGCCAGGCAGTAGATCGCGCAGAGTAGCGAACAACATCATCTGTACGCTCTTCATCACAGGATTCTTATAAACGGGCTGATTCTCCAGGAGAATCTCGTTACAAGAGCCAAAGAGTTTCGCGTTCTTGAGAACAAACGCGCGCATTCCATCGTGAATATCGGCCAGCTCCACCTTTTTCACAACCACCTTGACTTTCGGAAAACACAGATGCTTCTCTAGGAACTCCACCGTGGCTTGTTTGGTTTTCATCGTGGGTTTATCGGCTCCTAGACGCTCTGCGAGGACTTTGAGAATGCCCATGGACGGCACTTTTTTCAGCACGTTGCCCGACAAATCTCGGAGAACAGGTGTAAGAGGAGGTGCGTGGCGAACACAGTAGCTACGGCCAGTGGGTACGAAGATGTGGCCGGCTTTCTTCGCGCATGAAGAGCATTTATCGGATTCTTGGCCTTCTTCGGCCGTCTCGCCACTCACTAGGTTCTCGTTCGCCCAGCCTTGTATGTTTGCGGAAGCAGAGCTAACATCAGCACAACACCAGGCAAGATTTTTAATGCCGATGTCAAATGCGAGAACTCTCTTGACTGACATCCTTATCTGTAGAAGAAGCTTGCTTCACTTTAGATATGAACTTGTTCTTCCGCAAGGCCAGTCACATAGGAGATATCCTCGCCATTCCCTTTTTCATTGCTCTCGTAGTTTACTTCCACAACATAGAACATAAAACCTTTATGGAGTACGTGTTGGGACTCTTCTGCGCCGTGGCGCTCGTACTGGATTGTATCTTCACCGGGTTTTATTTGATGAGTTAACGATTCCCAATAGTTGTCTTTACACCGCGCTTACTATTGCGCCCTCCTTCGTAGTGCATGGTGAGCATCTCTTTATCATCAATGCTTGAGTGGGGCGCCGAGGGCGCGAATGTACCGAATAAATCGGGCACGTATTCACTGCGCTTCACACCAACGCCCAGATCACTCACGGGCGTATAACGGCATTCATCCGGGGTACATTTCACGTAGGCTGCGGGGCCAGGTTCGGTCGGCATATAAGAGCGCCCTGCTCCCGTGGCCTCGGCATTGCGTCTGCGCGAGAGATTAATGATCGAGCTCGCGTTGTGCTGCATCCAACGGCGCGTGGCGAACTGACTGCCGGCAGGAATATTCCGGGAGCATCTGTTGCGGTAATCCGTGAGAAGACGGCCGTCTTCCATGCGCGCTGCCCAGCCATTATAGCGATTATCGGGCGTCGGCTCGGTGACTTTTAGAGGAGCCTCGTGGTTTTTGACCCGTGTCTCCACGAGATACTCGGGGGGCTGTGTAAAAAACCAGGGGCTTTGCGGTTCACGAAATCCATTGACGTCCATCGGGACTTCTACCTCAGGAGAACAAGAATACTCACGCATTCGTCAGCTCCACATCAAATCCCACCTCACCCGCCACGGCCCCAGCGAACTCATTCACGGTCGGAAGAGGCTGGGGCGCAGAAGGAGCGTCCTCGCCCTGTCTCTTCAGAGCGTCAATGAGCTCGCGCTTGCGCAACTGGCCGCTGCCCGCCAAACCCCGCTGCTTGGCGAGAGCCTGGAGCTCCTTCAGGCTCATGGACTCGTAGTTCGCGTCCATCTTGCGCGTGTCGAGCGAGCGCAACAGCTCTTCCGCGGCCTTCTCGTCGGAGACGCTCTCCTCTACCGCTGCGTGAGCAGGAGCAGGCGCCGCGGCAGGAGCAGCCTTAACTTCAGCGGGACCAGAGCCCAGCCCCTTTAACATCTCCGCATAGTTCTCCTCGCTCACCTCCTCCACATCCGTAGAACTCAGCGGTGCCGGGCTAGACGTGGGCTCCACCATATCAGGTCCGAATAAACTCGCCTCCGTGCTCATCTTCAGGGAAAGAAGCAGATTCTCCAGAAGACCCACACGCTTCTCATTCTGGCTCATACGGCTGTACAAATAGAAGCAAACCGCTCCGAATATCAACGCGAGCACAATGCCCACGGTCAAACTATCTCCCAGAAGCGTCGTCATTTCTGGTCGGAACTCAGGATTCATTTTCTTTCGGGGATACGCGATTTACCAGTCCGAACTGTTTCAGAAGTAAATCCACACTACTTACTTCGCACACGCCCTTCTGGATTTTGTAGGAAAAGAGCAACTTCCCCTGCTCACTCCTCCACGCGGCCACGCACATTTGGTCTACTGCCTCGGCCGGTGCATCTCTCGCCAGGCTATACACGTGGGTACTGACAATACTCAGGCAATTGTCCTTCTTCCAGAGGCTATTACAGAACAATTCACTCGTCCTCTTCGCGTCCGGAGGATTTGTGCTGTGGAAAAGTTCGTCGTATAACACCAGACCCCGCCCACCCTCCTTGGCGAGCACGGCACTTCCAAATGCCACCTCCCTCTCAAACATACTCTGTTTGCCGGGCGTGTCGTCGAGTCTCATCCCATCTGCGATCCATGTAAAAGGGGTCATCTGGGCTTTGGCTGCGAATGCCGCGCCGAAGCAGTGGGCCACGACCACGTTCATGAGGACGCCTCGGAGGAAACTGGACTTGCCCCCGCGATTGGGGCCGGTGAGGATGGCGTGGGACTTTGTTTTACTGCCCCTGCCACCGCCCAGCCCAACCGAGCTGAGTACACGCCGGTCCATGGGAATGCTCGGATCGCCGAAGCGTTTCAAGACGAGCACCGGCTTCGCCCCGCCCACGAATTCGGCAGAAGTAACATCTTCACGCCCCGCGAGAGCCAGCACGACTTCCAGCCGTCCCAGAGCCCGGAAGGTGTGGCGTAGCCAGAAAGGGGTTTCAATGGCGAACGCAAAGGCCTGTCTCGGATCATCGGGGCACTCGGCCAACCACCCAGCCAACCAGCCAGGAACCCAGGCTTTCCAGGCCTTAGTCAACTCCAAACCAATCCCTTTTACACCAATCAAGCAGTTCCCGAGAGCCAGACAATCGGCATCTAGAGTCATGAAATGTCTCGCCTGTTGGATAGGTTGCCAAATAGTCTGGCCGACGGCAAATAGCGTCCAGCCATTCTGTGCGAGGGTCTTAATTCTCGTTATGGGGTCTTGGGGTGGTTGAGGAACAGCTAACTGTGGTTGAAGAATCTCTTCCGGTGTCATAGGCATCTTCTGGCCATTCCACATACGCCAGAGAATGGATGCGTATTCTTCCATCGTTATGGGTATATTATACGACATGCGGAGAAGAAGGAAGGGCAGTATGAGGGAAATGATCGGTAGAATAATACTGAATCCGGGTACAATGAAAGACTTGTAAAAGGAAAGTGCGATGAGAGCGAAGGGGATTGTATTGAGGGAGGCCCAGGGAGTTCCTCGGAAACAGACCTGGGAATAACTCTCTTTCTCCACATCGGTAGGTTCTCGGAGAAGAGGTTCTAGCTTTTTGGCTGCTGCCTCCAGATTTGTGAAATGCGTCCGGCTTTCCTCGTACGCCTGGGGATTGTCACCGAGATGTTCTCGGAGCGCTTGGAATGTGGTGGCTCGTTTGAGGCAGGTGGCGGTGTCTTTTGGCCACGCCTTGATTCCTTCGGCAATTTGTTCTTTGGCGAAGGGATTGTTTATTTGGAGGACGGTGGCGAGAGTTTCTTCCATCTATTGTTTGCTTGTTTGGGACTTATTGGGAAAGGTACGCAGGCCTTGTGTTATTAATTTGTTGGGTTTGAGTAGAATGGAGAGGGAGGATAATTATACTAGTGGTGGAGCACTCCTAGGGAGACCTGCTTCTTCTCGTAAAGAATGGGATATCAAGCAAAAATTAAAAAAAAAGAAGAGGGCAAATGCACGTGCTGCGGGGCATGTGGTACCAGCACCAGATGAGGTTTTAGCTGGACATGTAAACAGAAGAACGCCAAGAAATCGTGTACCAAAGGTAATTAAAAATTTAGGAGAATTACCTTCTCATAGTAGAAAATCCCGCTCAAGACAATTAGTAAGTAGACCATCTGCGATTCATCCAAATCTTAATAATATAAGTAGCAGAATATCTCAATTAGGTCTTATGTCACAGGGTTCTCGTTCACGGGGTTCTCGTTCACGGGGTTCTCGTTCACTGGGCTCTCGTTTACGGGGTTATCGTTCACTGGGTTCTAGGTCGCGGGCTTCTCGGTCGCGGGCTTCTCCTTCACCAGCGGTTGCAGAACAGCCATTTCAATTAGCACCTGCTACTTTTAGATTTGGTACACTTGCCCCAATTCCAGAGGGTAAGGAGGATTCTATGGGGCCAAACAAAGGAGGGCGTCGTACCCGTAGCCAGCGCCAGCTTCGCAGAAGCAGAAGCAGAAGGTCCAGTCGTAAGAATTGATTGATTTTCTTATAGGGTTTTAGAGTGCGATGGAACATAAAGAATTATGTAAAATATGTGGAAAACCTATAAGATATGGTGTTCCACATGTTGGCCATTCCCCACCTTTTAGAGTGGGTGAACAGACAAAGAGAAAGAGAAGGCTTGTGCATCCCATTCTAAATTGTCCAGTAAAAGGATGTGCTTTTTCTGCAAGAATGCAATCAACAATTAAAGGCCATCTAAAAAGTATACATGGCATGGGTTTTCGTGGAACACCTCCTCTAGCATCTCCCCCTCCTTCGCCAGGTCATCACTATCCAACGGATAGTCAACCGGATCCAGTGACAGAATTGGAAAAACAAATGGGGAGCCTTACATTCATCCCCAAAGGAGGAAAACGAAGCACGCATTCCAGACGCAGAAGCAAAAGAAAAACCCAAAGGCGTAAATAAAAATGAATCGGCGCGTATGCCTAAACCAGAGGTCCCAATACATATAAGTATGGCCTCATCATATGCCACGATTGCGTCCAAGCCTCCTGCTCCTACTCTGTCAACTGCCGTACCTATTCCCGAGGTTGACGAGGAGGTGAGTGGATGGCTCAAAACACTCAAGGCCGTCAAAGATATTCCTGACGGCCTTTTGCGTCTCGTAGATGGCCTCCGACGTGATATGGAGGCTCCCACCGGTGTCGGCGGATTTCGCAACGGCGTTTCTGCTTCTGCTGCCGCGCAGAGGAGCTTTGGCGGTGGCAGTGGCAGTGGCAGTGGCAGTGGCAGTGGCAGTGGCAGTGCCAGAGCAAGCGGTTTCCGCACACAACAACCTTCTTCTTCTGCTTCGCAGCAACAAGGCTCTTCCTGGGGAAGCCGATTCGGCGCATCATCTTCTCCGAAACAGCCCGATTGGACTTCCGGTCGCATTCCCCCAGGAGGTTCCGACCCTTGGCAGAAATCTTCTTCTCCTATGCACGCGCAGCCGCAACAGCAACCACAACAGCATACCAAACCCGTGGGGAGGTACCAGAGCCGATTCAAGGCTACCGGCAATATTGAAGACAAAATTCTCAATACCGTCATCGGCAACAAGCTCAACGCCTTCACCCCTCTTACATATAACGACACCCGCGATTTCATTTACCAGATTATTGACAGTGGTGAGAGGGAGTTCACGCGCGACTTTATTGTCAAGGTATTTGCCAAGGCCACGACCGAGGATCTCTACTGCGCGCTATTCGCCAAACTTATCGCCGAAATTGCGCACAAGTACCCGGTCATGTACGAGGAAATGGACAAATACCATAGTGAATTCCTCGGTGTGTTTGAGGATGTAAAAGAGGATACCGAGACGGATTATGTGGTTCTGGTGAAGCAGAAGCAATATCGTATGGGCTACGGCCAGTTCATTGCCGAGCTGGCGGGGCTGAATGCTCTAGAGAAGCACCAGCTCGTGAGTATGGTGACGAAAATCGGAGAAAGTATTTGGAGCCTAAGTGCTGCGGAAAACAAGGTGAAGACGGTGGAGGAGTTTATTGATTGCTTGGTGCGCTTAACCGGCGGTCTCCGCGACCGCTCGCCCGTATTCTTCAAATCTGTAAAAGGGGAACTTGTGAAGATTCTTGGCGAGAAGATTTCCACCTTGATCGCGCGTTCTTCTCCCTTCCCGAGTCTGAGTAAAAAGGGTGGTTTTGGACTTATGGATCTGAAAGAAATTCTGGGTGCCTAGTAGAAAATGGCTGGTCGTAGAGGTTCTCGGTCTAGAAAGGGCGGTATCACTCTTTTTCGTCGCGTATATTCTCCTCTGAACCACCTGGTGTCTCTCTCGCGCAATGTGAGCAGAAATGCGTTCCGCAGAGTGGGCAAGGGTGTGAATCTGGGCCTCGGCTTCGTGCAGAACACGGGGCGCGGTGTGACGCGCCATGCGAATGGTGCGATGAATAACCTTGCGCGCGGACCTTCCGGAAAGGGGCGTGGCAAGACGCGCCGCAACAGAAGCAGTCGCAGAAGCAGCCGCAGATAAATGAGATATACTAATAACAAACAGGCACCCTTGCTATTGCAATAGCTACGGTACCCGTTTCCAAAAATTGATTCGGCCGCGATCCCGGCGTAAAAGGTCCCTCCACCCAAAAATGCCCCTGAGTCCTAGAATGAAGCAGCATCCCCGGGACAAGAAAGGTGTGTCTGATAAGGCTCCTAAGCGCGGTGGTCCGAAGGATCATGACGATGATGAGAGCGTGGATGCATCTGGAAATATTCGCGACCTCATTGACTATGAGTATGAGTCAGAGGAGGAAGACAATGATTCTGAGCTGAGCTACAGCGCGTCAGAGATTCGTCGGCTGAAGAAGTCCGGGAAGTTGCCCGAATCTCTTCGGAAGAGTATTCGCAAGTCTGGCTTTCCTGTTCGTAGCAAGAAGCTGATTCGCGAGTCTTCTTCTGACAGTACTTGGAAGGAGGCCGAGATGCCTGCGAAGAAGAAGGGCCGGCGTCTTCGCAAGCAGAGCGAGTCCGAGGAGGAGGATTCCGATGTGGTGGCACCTAACTCCAGGAGGCGCACGAATATGCGCAAGGTACGTGAGGAGGCTCCCCTTCGTAAGTCATCCTCGGAGGAGAGCGAGACCCTGGACTCGGAGGATACGGATGACGAGGAGGAAGATGAGGACGACGATGAGGATGACGAGGACTACGATGATGAGGAAGAGGAGGAGGCAGCAGGGTTTAAGGGCATTTCCATCAGCTTCGGGGGCGGTGGGCCCGAGCCGAATGAGAACATGATTCCGAAGCGACACAACATGAAGAAGGAGTCAGAGGATGTCCGTCGTTTCGTGAAGCTCGTGACCAAGCCGGTTGAGCAGGAGACGATTGATGACCAGATTGACCAGTTCAAGAGCATGGAGGCACCGCGCCAGAAGGTTCTCCTGGATGCCCTGGAGAAGCGTAGCGACTATGTGAAGAAGGAACAGCCCCTGATGTTTCGTCTGCTCCAGATGAATCTGAAGGCCGAGACGATGGCGATGGTGATGCAGAAGTACAATGCGATGAACGGCATGGACCCGAGTAGTGGCGAGTACTACAAGCTCCGCTCGTGGATGGAGAAGCTGGTGAGCATTCCGCTGGGCTCTTACAAGGAGATGCCGGTGCGCCTGGATGAGGGCTCGGATGCGTGCTCGGGCTTCATGGAGAAGGCGAAGAAGTGCTTGAACGATGCGATCTATGGCCAGGACGAGGCGAAGCTCCAGATCCTCCAGTTCATCGCCGGCAAGATTGCGAATCCCACGGCGAGCGGGCTGAGTCTCCTGCTTCTTGGCCCTCCTGGCATTGGCAAGACGAGTCTGATTAAGAATGGTATCGCAAAGGCGCTGGAGTGGCCTTTCCAGTTCATCTCTCTGGGCGGTGATAGCGATGCCACCACGTACACTGGCCACCAGCTAGTGTATGAGGGCAGTCACTCGGGCAAGATCGCGAACTGTCTCGCACAGGCCAAGTCCATGAGTACCATCCTGATGTTTGACGAGCTGGACAAAATTAGCGCCACGCCGAAGGGCGAGGAGGTACAGAACGTGCTGGTGCACTTGACGGACCCGGTACAGAACATGGACTTTGAGGACAAGTATCTGAGTGGTATTCCGCTGGATCTGAGTCGCGCGATGTTCGTCTTCAGTGGCAACGACCCTGACAAGATTGACAAGATTCTGATGGACCGCATGGTGGTTGTGCGCCTTGCCGGGTATGAGTCAAAGGACAAGATTGCCATTGCGGAGCAGTACTTGCTACCGACAGCGCTGCGCGAGGTGAATTTGATGGAGAAGGTGGCGATTGGGCGCGATATTATTCAGCACATCCTGGAGACGTATGCGAAGGAGGAGACGGGTGTGCGCGAGCTGAAGAGGTGCCTTGAGCAAATTGCTCAACGCATCAATATGCTGCGCATGTTCAATGTGAAGGAGTTGCCCTTCCACATCCCTGGCTTCTCCCTGCCGTTTGTGCTGAAGAAGGAGCACGTGGACTTGTTCCTGAAGAAGAAGGAGTCGGGCTCCAAGCTTCCCTTTGGCATGTACACTTAATTGCGCGTAGCCAATCTAGAAATCTCCTCCCAGGATAATATCAATACATTCTTTTTTTTCTGGGCGTGGCTGAGCCACTTGTTTAACGATAGCCTGCTGCTTGGCTGCCACTGCCGCTGCCGCTGCTGGCAAAGCAGGAGCAAATACACGATCCTGCTGTTCCCGCGCCGCCATTAAATTCGCCAGAGCACCGGATACGACCTTAGCGCTAGATGCCTCGTCGCCGCCGCGCCCTGGCTGCGCAGAGCCACCGCAGCGACCTCCCGCCCTGTATTTGTTCATTTGGCATTTCGACATATTCTGTATATATATTATAGAATGAGGCGGGGAAATATAATGTATACCGGACTAATGATACTTGTATTTCTGGGGGTCTTCTACCTATCCGTACAGTTCATCGCAGAAGAAGATATCGTGCAGCCATTCACCATTCCGAATCCGAAATTCACTCTGGCAGAACAATGTAATTGCTTGCCTGGCTACATACCTTCCAGAAATGCGGGATGTGCGAGTGGAGTGGAATATTTCTGTAAACGAATATGTAATGCAGGCGATCCCACCTGCGATCCTATCAAAGATGTGAAATCGTGTTATTAGGAACTGTTACGGTCAAATTATATGACCCCCACTAAATAGAATGCCGAGGGTATGTTATTACATACTTTTGGGCGTATTCACCCTCATCTTCTTGAAATATATACATGATGTGTATATTCAAAGAACGGAGAATTTTGAAATAGCCATATTTCCTAGCAGTCTAGAAGACTGTAAATGCCCGAGAGGTTATGTGGCATCACAAGAAACAACGGTGCCTGTTCCAGATCTGATTATTTACAGGGTGGATCTCGGTTTTCAGGGCATGGGCATCTTCTTATATGGCTACCCAGGTGAAAAAGAGTTGTATACCGTACACAATGATATGGGCGGAGACCCGGCGTCGTGTTGCTACTATATTGAAAAGGGCATGGTGGATGCACTCAATGTAAATAGTGCATCAAAGGGCGGTAGTTCCATTGACACCACATCGACGAACGCCGCGACGGATTGTACAGGCCTACAAGATCCGGCAAAGTGCTCGGCCTTCTTGAGCAAAAACGTGGAAAGTTACGTGAAGTTATTTGAACATTCCAATGGAATCTACGAGCAAGCAGGATTCTTGCCCTCCAACTATTACAATTACATAAGTGAACAACTTGCGAAAAAGGGATTCATATGGGTCAAAGATATTTCTGCTCCCGATAAGCGCAGTCCCTTTTATAATAGAAATATGAATCCCACGAGCAAAACACTCATTATCTGTAAAGACAAAATAAATCCGACGAACACGGCAAGTTGCGAAGGCACGGAGCCTCCAGCAGACACTTAATCGGCTGCCGGCCGGCGACGATACATCACAATATAGGTGCTCGGGTCCAGGCGGGGCGTCTCAACGGGGTAAGCCCGCTCGTCGTCGTAATGAATCCACTTACCTGTCACGGAATGTTTTGCGTGACACGTATAATGACCGCCACCTGAGACGCCGTGGTGATGAACGGCTGCGAAGAGGTCGTAGGAATCGCGCGCACTCGGCTCCTCAGTGGCCGGATGAAACATAGGAGAGAATGTGGTTGTGAGGGGAATATCTACATGGGTGTTGATGCGCCGGCCACTATTCTCATTCCTCTTTAACACAATCACCACCCAATTGCCGAGACGCCAGAGGCTGCGCGTCACAATGGCCTTTGGCCTGGTGGGCTTGCACTTCTCGCAGGCATATTCGTCAATGACGTCCTGGTCGGAGGTTCCGTGGGTGTAAATCGTGGAGGACATCAGGTCAAGTAGCTTGACAGGGCCGTCTGACTTTTGTACGCAGAGCTCAGTGGTATTCATCGTCTCCCACGAGGTGTTCTCGGTGTTACAGGAGGTACACTTCACCGATTTGTGCTGGATGCCGAAGACGAGCTCAACGAGAGGGCTGTACTTCTTCTCAAAAGAGGCCCTCCAGAAATCCAGGGCGCCTTTGATAATCGGGTTCGTGGGAGGCTTGCGGAATGTCATGGTGACCTTCTCGGCCAAGGCCTCGTGGAAAGTGTCCATGAGAAGCATGAGGAACTCGTGGGCGTCGTGGGCGATGGGCGCACGGAATTGTTCAAAGCCGTTCTTCATGGCTACGGGGATCATCTGGCTCCAGAAGGGGCGAGTTTCCACGACCTTGGCTTCGGCTGACCAGGTTTGGAAGATGAGCTCGCCGTAGGATTCGACCATGCGGGTCTGCTCAGATGCGGGCTTCTTCTTCAGCAGGGCCTTGTGATTGCCTTGGAGAAAGAAGAGGGTGAGGTCCACTTGGTGGCGGAGGGCCTGGATGACCGCGTTGCCGTAGCAGGTATTTCCAATATTTGTAAGGCCGGCGATGCCTTTGCGAGAAGGCTCTTGCTCTTGCTGCGCCAGCGAAGCAGGAGCAGGCGCCAGCGCCAGCGACAGCGAAGCAGCAGGCGAAGCATTAGGAGCAGGCGCCAGCGCAAGCGAAGCAGCAGGCGCAGCAGGCGCAGCAGGCGCAGCAGGCGCAGCAGGCGCAGCAGGCGCAGCAGGCGCAGCAGGCGCAGCAGGCGCAGCAGGCGCAGCAGGCTCAAGAAAGGCGGGTTTCTCTGTTAAAGGAGAAGGCATGGGAAGAGTAACAGAAGGCTCAGACATTTGTTGAGGGGGACTGTCCATTTCCATGGGTAGTCTACATCAATTTTTTTTAGGTATGGGTACTTTTCTAATAAATGTCCATAAAGCGCGCCGGTCTATAGAATTTGAAATAGATGGTGTATATAAGAATGGCAGATGACTATGTTTCCGTATACGGTGTAGGTTTATTAGATGATATCCACAACTATTTTCCGGCCCTCTTGTACGACACAGGACGCTTTCAGAATGTGGCAAATGTATTCAGCTATGTGCGCAATCAACTAGATACCCGCTTCAATCTATTTCGCCACGGCGCATCCTTGTACGCGGCCATGCAACAAACCCCTTTTACACAGTCGCGTCAGACAACTAATGTTCCTCCTCCTGCTACGCCTTTTCCCTATGTATCTCCTACGCCTTTACCATACGGTTCGGCTACGCCTAGGGCTACACGTAATGCGAACGACATTGCCGCTGCGAATCTACTCCTCGGGTTCTTGCGCATGAGTAGCGAAGATGATCTGAGTAATTATATACAGATACCTCCACGCACTGCTGCTACTGCAACAAATGCTTGGACAGATCCTGTTATTGTTCGTCCGACTGCACAAGCAATTGCCGCCGGCACCGAGCCAGTTCTAGGTTCTTCTCTGGCAGAAAACACAGGATGTGCCATTTGCCAGGATACGATTATACCCACAGACCCTGCGAGAAGGCTTGTGGCCTGTGGGCATGTCTATCATCGTGGGTGTATTGATGAGTGGTTCCGCAGGAGCGTATACTGCCCGAGCTGTCGCCACGATATTCGTCTGCCTTCTGCTTCTCAGCAGCAGCAGCAGCAGCCGCCTGTAACAACGCCTCTACCTCGTTCACCTAGAGAAGATGAGGTGGGGAGCAGTTATTTTTCTTAAAAAATATTTTATAAACAACACGCCCTCCTCAAATCGCCAGTGCCGAGGTGTCCTCAGGGAAGAGCTCCAGCTTCATCCCATACAGCTCGCTAATCTCCTCCATCTGCGAAGACTCCTCAGGCAGGAGCAGGTTAATCGTGGTGCCCTTGCGCCCATAACGGCCAGCACGGCCAATGCGGTGCACATAATTCTCGGTGTTGGTCGGCAACTCATAGTTGATGACCAGACTAATCTGCTGTACATCAATGCCACGCGCAATAATATCAGTCGCAATCATCACGCGCGTCTTGCCCTTGATGAAATCGTCCATGCGCCGAGTACGCTCGGCCTTCTCCAGCTCGCCGTGGAGGCAGGTAATGGGAAAGCCCTGTGCCGACATCTTCTCGGCAATCATCTCAGCCTTCTGGCGCTTGTTACAGAAGATCACGGCCTGGGTGATATTCAGGTGCTTGTACAAGTCGCAAATACAGTCAAACTTGTGGTCCTCGCGATCCAGGTTAATAAAGAATTGCTGGATGCCCTCTAGACGCACAGCCGTGGGCGGAATGAGGATGCGCACGGGGTCATTCAGAATCTTGTTCGCCACCTCCACCACCTTCTCGGGCATCGTGGCAGAGAAGAGCGCCACCTTCATGTCGGCGGGGAAACCCTTCTCCAGAATACACATCACTTGCTTGTAGAAGAGGTCCTCCAACATCTGGTCGGCCTCATCCATAATCAATACACGCATTTGACTGCGGTCCAGAGCACCGCGGTGCATCAAATCAAACACGCGCCCAGGCGTGCCTACAACAAACTGTGCGCCATCCTCCAAGGCACGAATATCATCGCGCAGAGAGTTACCCCCCACTGCGCATAGAACTTTCACCTTCATCACAGCACCTAGGGAAGTTGCTACCTTGGCAATCTGCTGGGCGAGTTCGCGCACATGTACTAGAACAAGAACTTGGGGCTTCTTTACGGTCTCATCGAGGTGTGAAAGAGAGCCAATCACGAATGCGCCGGTCTTGCCCGTGCCTGACTGGGCCTGGGCGAGAGTGTCGCGCCCGTCGCGCATCGGCTTGATCGCCCGTGCCTGAATAGCACTGGGACGCTCGAAACCGTAAGAATAGATGCCACGGAGAAGATTCTCAGGCAAATCCATCTCATCAAATGAGTTAATCACAGCAACTTCAGGAACCGCGGGGACATCGTCAGTAACAGAGGCCATCTGTATTATATGAGGGACTGGACTTAAGCCTCTGTGGACGAATCAAATTTTAATGAGGGCATAGCAAAATTCAAACAGGAATTTCCTTTTACTCAAATTATAGCATATTACTAAAAATTGAAATAACCATCATCTGCGCAAACATGTCCCTCTCGCCAGCTAAATGGCCACTACCAACATCTATGTTCTTCGTCTACAGGGTGGGAAATACTATGTTGGCAAAAGTGACAATGTAGCAAAGAGATATCAACAACACTTGGCAGGATCTGGCTCGGCCTGGACGAAACTCCACCGCCCTGTATCACTGGTAAAAACCATTGAAAATGTATCTCCCTTCCAGGAAGACGCAATTACAAAAGAATATATGGCGAAATATGGTACTGAGAATGTGCGTGGTGGATCGTATGTTCAATTAGATCTGGACGACTTTCAAAAAGAAACTCTGAACCGTGAAAAATGGGGAGCGAAGGATCTATGTAAACAGTGCGGGCGTTCAGGCCATTTTGTCAAAGACTGCTATGCCACTAAGGATGTTTCTGGGAATGCCATAGTCTATGAGGAGGATGACTCTGAAGAGGAAGAGGAGCTTTGGGGTTGTGAGAGCTGTGACCGAACCTTTACAACCGAATTTGGTTGTGCTGTTCATGAGAAATCCTGTAAAGAGAAGAGTGCCAAAAAGGCTTATGTGAAAAAGGGTGGTGGAGCCACAAGATGCTTCCGTTGTGGAAACACAGGTCATTATTCAACAGATTGTTATGCTTCGCGACATGTAAAAGGGTATTATTTGGACTGAATACAAACCTCTTTTATATATTCACAGTCATGCCGTTTTCTACGAGAACATACTCGGTGTACATTTTTCTAGGGGACACAGTAACTAGTAACGTGAATCCCTTTATTTTTTACAGTCAAAACTATTAACTTTTATATTTGACTGTATTAGAGATGGCGTCTAAGAGAAAAATGCGCGCAACTACTAAAAAACTTCGTAAAAATAGCAGGCGTTATTCTCAGCGTGGTGGTCTTAGGTCTTACGCATCTTTTCCAGAGTATATGCCGCATAATGAATATTTAGAGCTTGATGAAGAAGATAAGGTATATTTTACATTAGAAACATTTCATAAAATAATTCCGAGAGGTGAAGGTTTAGAAATCCTACGACAGAGAGCCGCTAATGCGAATGCTTCCCGACGTCAAAGAGAGGCAAGAATTGCGAGAATTCAGAGTGGGGATGTTGAGATTACTGAAGAAGAACTTAATACACTTATACCCCGCGAAGAAAGAGCTACATGGATATATAGTCGCATGGAAGGTAATGCGCGGAATCACACAACATATTATAGAAAACAACGAGATGAAGATACTCTTGAATATAAAGCAGAACATGATCCAACAATTCATTTGAAACAAGGCCAATATGATCAGATAAAATTTAAGGTAAGAAAGCTACCTCTGGGTTGGATAAAAACACGAGTACAAGTTGGTATGATGGAGTTTGAAGATCAATGGAGATGGAAAACGGAAGAAGATGTACAAGAAGAAGCGAAAAAACAAAGAGAAAGTACACTTGAATGGAAATCTGGGAATAATCCTTACTTTTATTTAACTGACACAGAATATCTAGCACTTCCGGAGAATCAGAGGGCAGACTTGGGATTAAAAAGAACAACACGCCCAGTTCGTATAGATGGAGAAATGATGTATATATGGGCGAAGCCAAACATATTTTACATTAAAAATGCTTTTAACTAATAAAAATGATGTTCCGCCTAAGGCAAAACAACTAGTCCCTTATAACAGAATGGCAGACGAAGAGGAGGCCGTTGCGCAGATGGACGACATGGAGGATGTGATTGACGCGATTGAGGAAGTTGCCGGTGCCACGGAAGAGGCATCCAACGACCCTCTCGCCGTTCTTCTCCGCCACCACCCCGAGTGCCGTGTGGATTACCAGGAAACCATTGCTCCGAAGATTAACCTCACAGCCTGTCCGCCTCTGGACAAGGACCCCAATCACCGCTCACCGCCGTTCCTCACCCAGTATGAGCGGACCAAGATTATTGGCTTGCGCGCCAACCAGCTCAGCCAATCTGCCCGGCCATATATTGACGTCCCCGAGCATGTGACCAATGTCTGGGACATTGCTCGCATGGAATTGGATCAGCGCCGTCTTCCTTTCATCATTCGCCGACCCATGCCTGATGGTACGCATGAATACTGGCGTCTCGCAGACCTGCTGATTCTTTAGAATAAAAATTGATGTGTCTGGATTTTTCAATTGTGTGTCTCCCCCGCTGAAATGTCTGTAAAAATCTCATACTCAAACCGCCATAGCGCCAAGGGCAAAGCGATAAATGATATCAACATTGGAATGGACACTAAAGTTGTGGGGTCAAATGCAACCTCAATGCAACGCCTCGCACCTGGTACTCTAGTAGTAATTACTGATAGTTCTAAGAGAATCTTACAGATATCAGAAGTGACAGGACCGGCCTCAGATAGTGACGCAGACGCATGGTATCTGCAGGGAGGAAAGAAGTGGAAACATAACTATAAGATTACCCCTCTTACACTGGTAACAAAGCTAACACCATACCTAAAATATATTGTGGATGAACTAACGCGCGGAAATTCCTCTGAATTTTGGGACAATAACTTGCACCACGCCCATGGTGGCTACAGAGAAATTGTGAAAAGACTGGTTGAAGAAATTAACGGGGAATAATGCGAGTCAACTAGAAAATCCGAATCCTATCCTCGGGCTTCACGTACATTGGCGAATCATCGCGGACATCAAACGCAAAATACCACTCATCAAATTGACGCACAACCAGATTCACCCGCAGATAAGGGGGTGAATGTGGATCCGTGGCAAGTGCCCTATCTATCTTTTTCTCCCGCACCGTTGTTCTCCAAGACACCGCAAACGACACGAAAAACTTCTTGTACTCTTCCTTGACCTTTATAGGATCCACAATTCCCTGATTCTGTAGCGCATCCTTCAGTGCCTGTAAAGCGATTCCTAGCCCCCCCAAATCAGCAATATTTTCCGACAGTGTATCTCTACCTGAAACATGTTTTCCATGTACCTTCTCATGGCTAAATATCTTCATCAGACCCCGAGTCCGCTGATTATAATGTAAATTATCCTTCCGCGTCCACCACCGCTTCTTCTGCCCCTCCTCATCAATCTCCTTCCCTTCTTCATCAAAGCCATGGCATAACTCGTGGCCAATAATGGAGCCCAAACTCCCGTAATTCCACGCAGCATCCTGGCCAGCAGAGTAAAAGGGAGGCAGACAGGACGCATACGGTATAATCATCTTGTTCGTGCTACTGAAGTAAAACGCATTGACGGCATACAAGGGCTCCTCCCAGAAATTGTATTCCTTGCCTAACCTCCCCAACAATATATCCAGCGATCTGGATCCAAGGGTATGAATATTTTTCAGAAGGTTCCTAGGGTCCATAGTCACCCGAGGCACCTCCGTCCACTCAGCAGGACGCACAGTCTGTATCATCATATTATCCACCTTTTTAATAGCCATCTTCCGCGTCTTGTATCCCAGCCAATCAACAGTCTCCAATCTCTCTTTGGCAGATTCCACCAACGTCTTGGCAAAGGTATCAATCTCGGCCGGCAACGTAGAATCGCCCGCCTTTTCCCAGAAGACGCGCGAAAAGTCGTCCATCATATAGGTGTGTACAACTTTCACGAGAAGATCTTCCTTCGGCAACTTCGCCTTCTGGCCCATCAACACTTTCCCGAAAAACTCAAAGTTGTAGTCGGAATACGGAGCCGGCAGATAAGGAAGAGCACCAATAATATAACAACGCGCAATGTACCACTTCCAGTATTTTACGGGTACACTGCGAACCTTCGCTCCCACGAAACGTATCCAGGAAGGATCCGTGTAATACAGAACCATCTTCTTCCATTCGGGCACGCCAATAATCTCAAACAGCCGGCTCCATGGTATGCTCGGGAATTTCCGCTCCAGACCAGACCCTTTTACTCTCGTACGCACATTTCTCCCGATTTTCATCAATTGCTCAACGAATACCCTCTCGGTAGGTATAATCTTCTCCAAGCCATCTATATGAAAATCCCCGCCCAACTTATGAAGCAGGGCCTTGTAATGGTACATGATTTTCGTGTCCAAGTAATACGCCCTCTTCAACGAACATATACTCCCTGACAAAAATAGACGCACTGTTTTGTCGGCCCCAGGCTCGGCGTACGTACCAATATCAAAGAGACCCGTAACACCCCTCTTACATAATGTAAAAAGAGCATCAAATACATCATCGGTGCCCTTCATACAATCCACCTCCTTTAACACATCCCGCAAGTACTCTACAGAGTTGGCCCCTCCGTGGAAGCAGGAGGAGCGTATATCGGCAAATACGCCGGCCGAGGACTCTTCCAGAATTCGTTTCGTTACATTGGAAACACAGCGCTCGACCTCACCACTTACACTCATATCATTTAAATGGGGTGGAATGAGCACTTTCCCGAGCCACTTACCGTTTACATATTCGTAAAAATCCTTGCCTGGCTGTGTGTCAGCATCATTGGATGAAGACTTGGAAGCAATTTCGGGAATAGGAATGGAGCATAGGATTTCCCTTGATCTTTTCCTTCTTCTTGTCTGACGACGAGGAGGCACCATCTACTTTTCGGCATATTTCCGTCCAGCACCTTCTACGAGGCTGGCGTTTTTCCTCGGTCATCTTTATTTTTACTATTCCATGTGAAATCCCCGCGTCCATTGATCCTTTTAATTAGGCGGCCGGGAATGTATTCAATGTATTCAATGTATTTAATGTGTCCACCTCTTTTGGCAATTCAAGCAGTGGATGAAGATGGTCATCGGCTCATCCGCAGAGCGCGTCTGAAGCTCATAGTAGGTACACTTCCTCTGTTTACAGGAAGAACATTGCCACCTGTCCGTGGCTCGGGAAAAGTCGCCCTCCAGTTGGATACGCTCCTTCTTCGCTTGCTGATCCACGAGTTTCTGCCACTTCTCAGGGAATAGTTCATAATAGTTATGATTTACAATGGTCTCTAGAGTAATATCGCCCTCCTTGTATCTCTCCAGCAGAGAGCCATTCTTCACATAGGAAGAGGGGCTGAGATTGCCAACAACACGGCGTGCTACTGCGAGATACATGTCGTGGAAGAGAGGATTGTCCCACGCACGACGAATCTCGTCCTTGGTGGCGCGCATAAAGGTGTGCTGGAATATGAGGCGTTCCAAGGTGTCGGCGTCAACTGTGTTAGAGAGGCTCTCATTTACTACGGCGAGGACTTTGACCCTCGCTGGCACGCTTGCGGGGGACTCGTCCTCTGTGGTCTCTGGGCCCTCGGCCACGGCTGCCACGATCTTCTTGGACTTGGATACACGCACTGGCTTTTCTACGGGAATTGCTTCCTCTTCCTCTTCGTCTGCTTCTGCCTCTGGTTCTGCCTCTGGCTCTGCCTCGGCGCCTTCCTCTGCCTCCTCGTCCTCCTCGTCCTCTGCCTCTGCCACGGCCGCGGCAGTGTCCTCTTCTTCCTCACCCATATCGTCCTCGTCCTCGCCTTCCAGCTTGGCCGTGTAGAAGGTCTCATAGTCAGCAGTTTTCAAGGGGACGGGAGAGCCATACGAATCGGGCTGGGATGATGCGAGTACGAGAATATCTCCGTAGAAGGTCATGCCCTCTAGAGGTGCCGGAAGATGGTGCTGATTCTCTTGGTTGGCCTTGCCCTCCAAGTAGCCAAAGAGGAAGAGCGTCTTCTGCTTCCAGGCGAATTTGCCGAGGAGGGATGGCGCCTCCTTCCTTTTACACGCTTGCGCAAGACCGGCAGATGTCGCGGTCTTCAGAGAACCCTGACGAATCTCGCCCTTTTGTCCAAGGAATACAATAGGCGTTTCTGCAGAGGCAGGCATAGTTCGGGACATTTCGTTTGCTTAAACTCCCACATCAACTTTTAGGCAGGAACCAAGGATGCCTACGACTGTGCGACGAATCTGGGAGTTTGTAGGGGTCAATTCACTAAGTCGTAAGGTTTGGGATAGAGGCGATGAGCTCTGGGAGATGCTATCTCAAGAAGATGGTGATAGCATACGCCATTTCCGTGTGATAAGCCGTGAATTTCTAGAAAATCCCAAGAAGCTTGAGGAGGTTCTAGAAGTTATGGAAGATAGTCCTATTCCGCTGGATACTCTGGAGAGAGTATGTACCGGCTGGAAAGTGAGTGAGGAGATTATTTCTTCTCCGCCTCTGCAGGCGCCGCGGCAGGCGCCTCTGCCGCGGCGGCAGGATCAGCCTCTACAGGCGCAGAGGCTGCAAGAGGATCACGAACAGCAAGACGCGCTTCCACGGTTGCCACATCGGAAGAGAGAGGACTCGCGGCCCCAGCAACCTGCACGGCAACAGGAGGCAGGGCGGACACAGCCGTCTTTGAAAAGCAACCCGAGAACAGAGCAAGTACCTGAGAAACGATCTGTCGCACAAAAGGAGGCGGACACAGAATCGTTGGCAAGTGATTCTTCACAAGCTCTTTCAGCTGTGAAACAACGGCCAAGACAGCTATGGTCTTCTCTTTCTCAATGGATCCCTCCAAATACGCTTTACCAGCCTTCTCTGCATCATCTAGCATTCCTAGAATCTTCTGACAAACCGCCTCAGCCTTCTCCTTCGCATCCTTCGCATCAAGTGAGGCAGCAACATCGGCGGCCACCTTCGTCAAGAATACAAGCATCTCGGTAGGCGTCGCCTTGCTCAACTCTTGAAGCTTCTCCAGCGTCAAAGAAGAAACAGTAGTAGCTGCCATATTCTACCTGTGTTTTCAAAAATGTGTTCCGTCAAGAACGCCGAACAAAGTGAGGCGGTCTTGAGTTCGGTACCTTACGGTTCAACTCTGCATTAAATGTTTTGACAACTCATCAGATGAGTGGACGTATTGTTACTTCGGTTTCCCTGGCATTTGTTCTATTCGCTGTATATTCCTGGTATACCACTCACACAGAAATCGAAGAGCCCTTTGACATAAACAGTCAGAGCTACGAGTCAGCGCCACCGGCTTCTCCCCCTCCTTTAATCCCGGAGCGTACGATTGCGCCTGCTGGCCCAGGAGCCCCCGCGCAGATGTCGGCGAAGCCACCCACCGTGGCAAACGAGGAACGCCCCTACGATCCTCAAGACAAGGGCTACGAATCGGCAGAGCTCCCGGAGAGACTTCGCCACCCTGAGCGCATGTTTGGCCCCGGCATTGATAATCAGAATACCTCGGAGCCCATTGAGGGCGTGGCGAGTTATGCGAGCCAGGTGACAGATGACGCTCACCAGACATTCGGCCCCGAATTTGCCCAGAATGGCGGTAACTTCATGGGTTCCGTAGTAGCGAACGATACGACCCTGAAGACGAACTACAGCTCTGTCTAAAGCCTGGTCCTGACATTCTGTCTAAAGCCTGGTCGCCATACATACATAGATGGAACCCAGTCTCCGCTCTAGCACTCAGCGTGGTAACGAGTGCAAACTTCGCAAGCCCGAACAGGCTGTCCACGAAACGGTAAGACGATTCGTGGAGAGCCTCCGCACAGATGTACGCATAAGCCAATATGCTGATTTGGTGTATGCTGGTAAGAAAATAGAGGAGAATAACTCTCCATGGTATTGGTTGGAACCAGTGCCAGGTGGTCGCACCGGCTTTCTGGTCTTCCTCCCGGGTCAACAGGCGGTGTGGACAGATGAACAGGGGAAGGTTTCCTTCTACGTACAAGTCCGTGTAGCCGAGGAGATCTACAAGAAGAATTCGGTGTTTATCGCGAGCCTCAATAAGTTTGACGGGCTACTACGCTTGGAAGATGCCTGGCTCGTGGCCGGCCAGAACCAGGCAACTACGAAGTACCCTTTTACACAGCGTTGGGATAGCCTTATTCGTTTTTACAGTACGCAATATAAGGAAGATTTCCAACTACAACAGGGGTTGCGTCTTGAACTCGCATCTTTCCAGAGTCTTTCGAGCCTAGATAAATGGGCTAAGATGCCGACTATGATGTTTTTACAGGGGGAGAACGCACACAAACGACTGCGAGTACAGTTGGAGGAAACACAGGAGCCAGCGCCAGCGCCAGCACAGCAGCAGCAGCAAAAGCCGCCGCGAGTTGCGTTACAGATGCGTAAAGAGCATCTAAACCAAAGGGCAATGTTTGTGGATGAGGACGAGCCTCCTCATAAGGATACAGAGTCGGACTCTACTTCTAAAGCCGTTGCTCATACAGACTCTACTGCGAAAGCCGTTGCTCATGAAGAGCATCCCGATACGTATAATTTGTGGATAAAGGGTGTAAAAAAGGGCTATGCCGCGGTACAGGATCTCGATCTGAGTCGTGAACTGCGCCTGGCTTCCAAGGAGGGCAAAGAATTGTTTGTGAAGGTGGAGTGGAACTCCGAATTCAATATGTATGAAATTGTTTCTAAGGCATGAGTAGAAATGGCTAGGTCCAGAAATACAAGACGCAGACAGGGTGGAGGTGGTGTAGGAGCTACTTACGGATTTGCCGGTGGCAATGCGTTTTCTCAAACAATCAATAATCCTATTATGGCTACCAGCGCTCCTAGTACCGAGATGGCGGCTGCGCGCCCTGGATTCATGAGTGGTGCGCCTGCTGGAAATGGTCTGCCTGGTCTAAATGGAGGTGGCACCCGCAAAGCGTGCAAGCACCGTTGCGGAGGCAAGTGCAAGCACAAGTGCTGCAAAAAGAAGAGCCGCGGCAGCCGCCGCAGAAGCAGTCGCCTGCAGAGCGGAGGTCGCTATGGATTTGATGGAGCGGTGGATGGAACCGTGAATGGACCTCACTGGGGCGCGGGAATTGCGTCTACCATGCGTTTACCCTGTGAGGCGAGTCTCAGCGCCCCAGTGACAGGTGGTGCGTCGGGCACTCTCAACATGAGAGGAGGCGAGCTGTGGGATTCTCCGCCTAGACAGGGCGGTGGCGGCCCTATGGTTACAGGCGCCCCTGCAACAGAGGCATACAATGCGCAGACCGCCGGCTATACCCAGCTCGGTGGAAATGAAATGGACAATTCTATTGTGACTTCTTCAGGGACGCGCCTCATGGTCAACCAGCCGTTTGATGCGCGCGGAGGAAACCCGGATTGCCTCAAGGGCGGGGCTCGTCGCAGAAAGTCCAAGAAGGTCAAAAGACGCAACTAATCATCCGACAAGAGACACCGAGATTCTATCACGACGGGGGCCTCCTCTTCCTTAACCCCTTTTACACCTTTTCCTTCTAATTTATAAGCGCATTTCCTATAATAGGCCTTGCGCTTGTACCACTGTCCTTGATACACACTATGACTATCCACAATATCCACGATTAACGGCATAATCTCTCGCTCATCCTTCCGAGTCCGCAGAATACGCCCAGTGCTCTGCTCAATCTTCTTGCGCGGTGATATCATGACCATCGTATTCAGTGTCTTAATATTCATCGCCTCCGAGGCCATCGCATATGTCCCCAAAAGCACTTGCGCCACTCGCGCACCCTCTTCACGCACCTCCTCTTTCATCCCGCCTATATAATAACCCATAGTCGTGCCCTTGGGAAGACCATTCGCAATTCTCTCCAGATGCGACTTGCGCTCACTCAGGACCAGAATACGACGCCGAGGTTCCTGTACAAGCTCGGCCATGAGTGTATCAATCATCTGATTGCGTGCCTCACATTCTACCACCTGTGTAAGAAGGCGGGCGAGAATAGGGTCGCCTGTTCTGGTATCCGTGGGAACATCCGCATACGCAGGATCATCGCTATGGAAATCCATCTTGCGCACCACCACATCCGGATCGGCTTCTCGCTGTTTCTCCCAGTAAACCGGCTTTCCGAGAAACCATTCAAAGACCTTGGTGAGTCCATCGTCTCTTGTAGGAGTGGCCGAGAGTCCGAGCATATATTTCGTCTGGACTTTCATCAGCGCTCTGCTAAAATGGGCCGCGCCCAAGTGGTGGCACTCATCAAAGATCGTGAAGCCGAAATGGCGGAAATCATTTTCGCTAAACTCCCGCTGTACGAGTGTCTGAATCATTGCGATACAACAATCAAACTCCACTACAACTGGCTTGGGGCGAATATCAATGCCGGCCTCGGCTAGACGGTGTAAAAGGATGTCCTTGTTTCCGCCCACGGCCAGGCCGGCAGCGCACGCCGCCTCTTTGAGCTGGGGGATCGTCGGTTCTTTGCCCACGATCGTATCCGACAGGATCTCCTTTTTATCGGCTTGGATGATTCCGATGCGAATGCCTGGCATGAGGGACTGGAGCTCACCGCTCCATTGCTGGAGGAGGAACTCCTTGTCCACCACTATAAGGAAACGTCGGCCGATGCGCGCTGCGATTTGGATGGCCATGAAGGTCTTCCCGCGCCCACAAGGCACGCAGATGAGGCCATTTGCGCCGGCATCCATGAAAGTCTTTGCGATGGTTTCCTGGTAGTCGTAGGGTTTCCCTACAAATACCAAGTCACTGCGAATGGGATCTCCGTCCACGAGGGTCGTTTCCTGCGCGTCTCCGTACTTCTCTTTTGCCCACATGCGAGGAAGATACATACGGCCGGCGGTTTCCAGGAATACGGAGAAAGAGTCGCCCTGCTTGGCGAATTTCCCGCCGAGTTTGGGAGAGACGGTCAGCTCTCTGCGGAGCATGGAGAGCTCGTGAGGCTGGAGTGAGGTTTTCTTAAGGCCATATCCTAAATGTGTGAGGGTTCTGTCGCTCATTGTTGGGACCTTCCACAAGGTCCAGTGGTGAATATCAAATTTATTAAGAAGAAAGCCCCTACAATAGATGGATCCTACGGTGACAACATCGGTAATTATTATTGTAGGCGTCCCGATTCTAAGTTCCATGGATGTGAGTTTTTTATTCGTGGGACATATGTTTACACGCCTTCTCCTCTTGGCTTACCTGCTATATGCGGTGTCAAAAGGGCCTATGTCTGCCTTACTGGGCTTCTTGGCTGTGTTCACACTGCTCCTAGAACGGAATCAGGAGATCATTACGAAGTTTCCGTACCAGGCACCCGGCAACTTATCTAGCAGGCCATTGTTAACAACAGGCACAGGCAGTCTGATGAGCGAGTCCGCGCTGCCGCCGCTGCAGCCGACAAATACCGTGAAAGTCTATGATTCCCCTACGAACAAGGAAAAGGCCGATGCCACCGATTTACAGGACAATAATCCTCGTCTGGCCGAGGGGCCGAGGTCGAAGGACGCAGTCTCCTTTTACACAAATAAGGGAATCTTATCTCCTACGTATTAACTCGTTTGGAACACCGCGTCATTTGACAGGGTTTTACAGACCGAAGCCGTCTTTGCTATTTTGTATTTCTGGACAACCGAGCAGAAATTCAGTTTATATAAAGGATTCCAGTCGGGGCTTGTGGCTTTCCACTCGGCCACAGTGGTTGTAGCGCCTGTGACCTTGTTCTGTGCGTCTATTGTGGCAGCCTTGTTGCGAACAATAGACTCGTCCGTGTAACATGTACCTGAAGTCTCGTCAAGTAGACCAGGAGTTCCGTACTGACAGACTACTAGCGCCGGCTGTGTTCCATCTCCCATTGGCTGAAGACTCTTCGTGGCTGTTATACTAGGGTCTGTAAAACAGACTGCGTTGTTTTTATAGGTCTGATTCAAACAGCTATCGATTTTTGACATGTTCCTGAGCGCATCAGGATATATAAGGCAATTCGCAGGATTTGTGGGCTCTGCCGGGGCGTTTCCGTCGGGCATTATTTTATCAGAGCAACCACTTTCTCCATTGTCATTCTCCCAGTAGAATGGTAGATTCGCGGGACACTTGCCTTTCCCCCGCTCTTTGAGATAGGCTGCGTACCATTCACTGCATGTGGGGACGTCCTTCGCGCTTTCGGACAAGGAGCACACGGCATCTCCATGACAGGTATTGGACTCTAGTTGACCATTACAGCACATTGTGAACCCCCTGTCGTTGATGTATCTGCGGAATTTCTTAGGACACGATGTGAGCCGTATACCACTTGCGGTAGAGGTCACCTCAAAACCCTCTTTTACATTTGGATCGGGTCGTGTAATGATTTCATATACATTTTTTCCATACCAGGCAAAGTATAGAAAGAATGCCAGTATAATAGATAATCCTATAGCACCTAGACTGACCTTCATCTAATTATGGGTTGCTTCTTATTCCATCTCCTACATTTACTGGGAGCTGTGGCATGCCAGCAACGGCTGCGAGTGTTGCCGCACCGGCTGCAAGTGCTGCTGCCCTCTTTTTGTTATTTGTACTGATGCCTCCTTGACTGCCGGGCGTTGAAGAAGAGCCATTGGCTGAAGAGCCAGGGGCTGAAGAGCCAGAGGCTAAAGAGCCAGAGGCTGAGCGAGCAGGTCTCGTATAAGAGCTTATGGGAATAACTCCTGCGACCCCTGCCAAGGTACTCGCAGCAGCTGCAGCGGCAGTAGCGTCGGCAGCGTCGGCAGCCGCATTTGGTCCAACACCTATACTTTCTGAAGATGGACCAACCGCAAAAAAACCCTTGTTACCACCAGGACTCAATATACTCATAGCAATGTATACAATGATAATCAAAATAACAAGCCCAAGCAATATTTTAAATAACAATAATATCACCCTATTTTTCTCCCTCTTCGCTACCCCGTAATCATAACTATTCTGCGCGTTCAGCTGACCCGTTCCACTGGGTGCCCGCAACTCCTTTAACACATCGTTCGTATCCGTAGGCTTGTTCGTGGTACGATCTATATAAATATTGCCATTATCATCTATTTGCGTGGCCAGGTCAATCGGATAACACTTTACGTTTTGTAGACCTCTCACAGTCGGTTTCAACTGGTCTGGGGTATACATGCCCCCAGTTAAGGCCTTTGTCTCCACCGTGAAAAATGCGGGGATAGTCGCATTTTGTGTAACCCTGTCATCACTTCCAAAATGTTCTTCTTTTGATATCAAATAGGGATCACGAATATCGTCAGAAACGAATAAATATATTTCACTGCGCAAATATAAATTAAAGATGGAATCAAATGTTTCTTTGTCACTTATACTTAGCCACTTACATCTGGCATAAGAATCTTTGGAAATATTTAAGGGTGTGTCAAAGAGGCAGAAGTTATAGACATTTATGTGTTTCATATAATCGGCCTTTCCCCCTCGATTGTATTGAAGGCAGTATTCCATGAGGGAAAAATCAACGGCCTTTTCGTATCCTCGGAAGTTCAGAATGTCGTTCAAGGTCAAGCCGGAAGGATTTATGGGAGATCCTACAAACCAGGAACGGAGGAAGGGGCTTTCATTCGTATTATCGTCCGTTTGTACAATCGGAATACAAATATGAAAGAAGTTCTTTGACTCGGCCGCGCGAAATAAAAGAGTCAGTTGTGATGAACCAGGTGTTGCCCAGATTTTATTGTGAACCGCGATGAAGAGGAGGGTATATGTCTCTTCCTTGAAACGCAGAGTAGAATTTGTGTAGTTGTCTATGATGTTTTCTGTGGAAAGGTTTTTATTGTCATAATTATCTTGTTTGAAATATGTATTCCAAACGCTCGTGTCTTTCGTGGCACTCGCCTTTCTCACCTTTTCCACGAGGCCAACAACTCCTTTGATTTGTGCGGGGAGAGGCGATCCTGACAAGGTAAATGGAGGCGATGTCTGTGGTACCGTCGAAGCGTCTCGCACTGTCCTCGGTTTGTATAAGATGTCGCTAGGGGCTTTTGTACAGGTGGCCATCTTCCTCACTATTTGTGCGTATCATCCTTTTACGGAGGAACATACCGAGGTCCGTCGAAACCGTAGAGAGTTACTTTTGCCGAGTCGCCCGTGGCAGCCAAGGTTATATTGTCGCCATTCATCACTTCGGCACAACCCGCATTGTCTTGGCAGTCCTTCTTCTTGAACATCACCGGAAGCGCCACGGGATTGTACGTATCTGTGCGCGTGTAGTAGTTGAAATAGTCACTGCGAGGAGCCGTGCGTCTTCCGTAGAGGGGCAGGACTTTGCCGTCGGAGCCAGTGATGACGCCCATTTGTTGGTAGGCGTCGGGGGCTCCTCGCGTAGGAATCGGGTCTAGGGCACCGCGTATGGGAAATTCCGGTCCGATATCCCACTGACGCTGCGGTCGGGGGGCGCGCGAATAGCGGTCGTCTCCGCCACTGCCTCCTCCCATAGTACCCATCATCATCGGATACGGTTCCCGATAAGCACTCTCTCTTATGATTACCTGCGATGATCCGGCTGTTTTTGTAAGTATAAATGTTATACTTGCAACGAGCAATACGAGGAGAACCATTTCGGAAGAGACTTTCATTTCCCGCACTTTACCTTTTACACAGGTTTTATAATGTACTAGTAGAAATGAATAGACCTGCCTTACCATCATTCTTCCCTAAGAACGGCTCAGCATTCCCCCCTTCTATGTTTACAACAAATCCTCGTACATGGAATGCGCCTGTGGTTACAGAGCCCAAGGTTGCTCCCCCTCCCGCTGGAAAGAATGGGAAAGCAACAGTATCACATACAGATAGAGACACTGGTACCAATCCCTTAGCTCAAAATCTTTTTGGAGCTAAGAAGGGTGGCAAGCGCTCTAAAACGCGCAGATTATCTAAGAAACGCCGTGTTACGCGTCAGCGGCGCCGGCGTTAGCTCCAGCGACCTTAGCCCCAGAAGAAGGCCCGAACATCCCATTAAATGTATGCATCATCTCCTTGCCCTCGCTGATCATAGGAGCAAATGTCTTCAACATCTCCATGAGATTCTTTTGCGTCTCTAGAAGTTGTTGCGTGTCGCGCGTCATCTCCTTGATCTGTTCCGGTTTCAAGGATTTTAGCGCGTTGGAAATCGTGGATCCGGTGTCTATATAGCTTCCGCCCTTGGATTCCGTGGGAAGACGACCCAGCTTGAAGAGACCATTATCTGCCTGAAAGCCATCCTTTGACTGCTTCTCCTGCTTCTCTTGCTTTACAGGAGCCGGCTCGGATTTCACAGTAGCTACATCCTTTGACGAATCCATGTCTGAAGTCATTCCATCATTCCCACTCACATCGGCAAATCCCTGTATTGTCCCCACCCCGGGCCTGATCATTCCTTGTATACGCCCAGATATCTCTCGCGGACCATCAATAAACCCCGACTTCTTCAAAGAAAGTATGATAAGGCCGTACAGGAAATTGACGGCCAGTAGCGAAATCAAGCCAATCTCATAGGATTTCGTGATGCCATAGCCTATGGCACCGGCCAGAAGAGCCACAATATATTGTATATAAGGAATGCGGAATGCTCCGTAAATAGCATATACGACAAATACAACAAGTGCTACCATACTTGTTTTCATCTGCTTCATATCTATACCATCTGGTCATAAAAGTTTATAATGATAAAAGAGGCGCAATCACACGCTGGAGGAGCCAGAAGAAAGCTCCAACCACGAGCGAAATAAACAGGAGCCCAATCATATTCAGCTCACCAGTCGGCTTTATCATGGAGCGCATGTAGTGAGAAACCAAGACGCGCACAGGGGGTAGACTGAAGACGAAGAAGAGCAAGGCCACGACGAACGGCACCTTGATTTCCTGGACAATCCGACTATAGATGTTCGCCTTTGTTCCAGAAGCAAAGCCGGGCATGGGTTCTTCCATTGCCACTACAGGAGCTTGTGCAAAAGGGCTGCCCATACTAGGTGCTCCCACCATCGCGGCGGCAAAGTCTGCCGGAGTGGGGTGTTCGTTGCCTATCATGTGCGACGTCGGGATGCGCGAATCCATAGTCATATTTTGCGTAGAACCCGCATATCCGGGGTCGCGATTCATACCACCCTGGCCCTGAGCCTGCTGCTGCATGGGAGGAGGTACCGGACGGCCACCTCCGCTGTTGCCGCCGCCAGAAGGGATATTCATGTCGGAAAGTATCTTCTGGACGAGGTCTCCGTCGCCACCGCCACCACCCGAACCATCCAAATCGGACAATAACGTTCCCGCGGCTGCCATATCTAAACAGTCCTCTGCGCAAATCCCTTTTATATTATCCGCAGCTGCTTACTGCTGCCAGGCAGCAGCCAGAGAAAGGCCCAAGACAATGGCGAATGCCACGGTGTCGCGCATAGTCCAAGCAGGCGCGCCCGCGTGGTTAAAAGGTGCCGGTGTCAGATTGACAAATGACTCTATTGTGCCGGATGCCGGGCACTCTACCGTGTTTGGCTTGAACTGATAGCACTTGGAGCCAATACGAAAGGTGCTCTTTTTCATTTCGCCCACAGAAGGGGCTTTCTTGATAGTACATGAGTCGCCCTTACATGTCGGTATGAGTATTCCTATAATGGCAAGCCCCACCATGAAGCTGAAGAAGATGGCAAATTTTTCTGTCTTCAGAACTTCATACATTCTACTTGCTCTTATTAGAATGTTTCACCACTTCCGTGTACTCCCCTTCGTAGTGGGCCTTGCGCTAGGTGGAGTCTTGTACTGTTTTTACAAACCTGAGAAACAGCTGATACGCCAATATCCACACCCCGAGGATGCTGATAAAAAGGTATTCAAGGATCACAACAACACCTGTTACACCTATTCTACGCACGTTGTGGATTGCGATGCGAACGAGGCTACCATGAAGGATTATCCGATACAGGCATAAATATATCACAGTTTTATACACATATATGAAGGTACTTATTTGTATTTCTTCTAGATTTCCCAATGGATTATTGATGGATTGTATAGATCGTTTATATAGAATACAGATAGGCGATGGAAATACCTATAAAATATGCGTAGTTGATTCTGATAGTAGCAACTTGATGCATTATGTGGAAGTGGCACAACGTTTTCCACAAGTGGAAATACATCTTGTTAAAAACAAGAACTATGAATATGGAGCTTGGAAATATATTTTGAATAGGCATTCAAATGAAGATGTATATTTCTGTATTCAAGACAGCAATCTTATTGAGAAGCGCATTGACCTAAGTGTAGTTAACGAACGGACCGCATATATATTTTATTGTAGCAGTGGTTATCACTGGCACATGGATATAAAGGAAAAGGGTATAGACAATTTGAAAAAGGGCACCTTAGATTATAAGGAACTCATAGACACTCATTTCAATTTAGCACAACATAGTTCGTTTATTGTGTATCGTAATACACTTGCTGATATCTTTATATGCTTGCCAGAACCGCCAGTAGATAAAGACGGCTCTTGTTTTTACGAGAGGAATTTTGGATTGTATTTTATTATAAAGGGGTTTACTACATTTAATTTGTATGATCATATGTTTAAATTGAATGGGGGACGCCATTAATGTGCCTTGTTGCGACGATAATAGCCCATGAGTACACCGGACCTCTTTTTACGTATATCTTCCGAGGTTCGGCCTGACTCTTTGTAGCCGCCTTCTTGGCTGTTATCGCCTTCCTCCTTCTCAAGGGAGCCACGAACTGCTTGCCACGCCTGCCCAAGCGTATTAGGACCTTGCCACTGTGTTCTATCCAAGGCTCCAGGATCATCTGCCTTCAAGCCAATACCCCATCTTCTGGGCGCAGGTATTGTCTTTTCTTTCATGTTTGCGTATACGAGCGTGGATTTGCCTGTAGATTCCAGAATATCCTTGTATTTCGGGTGCTGTGTAAGAAGGGTCTTGAGGATTTCTATCCAGAGTTCGCGGGGATTTTCTATGTCGCCGGCGATTTTTAGGGCGAGGGCGCGTATCCTATCTGGGTTGCGTTCTTTGAGGAGTAGGGGGCCAAAGTCTTTGCGTCTTCCTAGGCGTGTGATGCGCTCTAGCTCGTATGCTTGTATTAGACTCGTGTACATGGTGGAATTGAATACGAAGTCTATCATTGTATAGGGTGAGAGAGGACCATAGTCTGGATCCTCAGGATCTCCGAAAAAGACGAATGCTTCCTGGGCTGCAGCCTCTGCGGCAGGCACTGCCTCTGCTTCCGCTTCTGCTGCTTCGTCGGAAGACCCTTTAACTTTCACCAGGTCTTCAAAGGTATTACCACGGAGCACGAGGTTAAATACAGGATATTTGAGTTTCTTAACCTCATAGAAATTATCCACTAAGACATCGCGAATACTGAGGCGTTTCTTTATAGAAGTCCAGCGAAGAGGAGAGCGAAGATGGGTACGGAGCGCATCTAGGCGAGAAAGTTCTCGTTGAGTTTCTATGGCATCGGAAGAAGCACCGGTTGATCTCCAGGTGGCCATCGCTTCTTTGAGAGTACGAAGCTTCTCATCATATTCTCGCTCAACCTCCTTTATTTTATCATATCTGAGTCCCTCGGTCATGGCAAGTTCTTCGCTCGTGGATGGTCTGTAAGAGGGGATTTCTATTACTTTGGGTGGCAAATCCCGCATCGCCGGGACTTGAAGGTTGCCGTCGGGTGTGAATGTGAATGTCTTCGGATCCTTCGCCCGGGCACGAAAGAAGGAGGCGCTGTCCTTGGGTACAGGAATTTGCCTTTTTGCTCCCTTCTTCTTCTCTGGCTTTTCTTCTGCCTCCTTTGCCTCCTTTGCCTCCTTTGCCTCCTTTGCCTCCTTTGCCTCCTTTGCCTCTTCGGCTTCGGCTTCGGCTTCGGCTTCGGCTTCTGCCTCTGGCTCTGCCTCCACTTCTTCATCTGAGCCATCATTGCCTAGAGATATGAGAGGTGCTGGTGCGGCAGGCGCAGCGGCAGGAGCAGGAGCCTTTGCTTCAGCAGCAGCAGGAGCCTTTGCTTCAGCAGCAGCAGGAGCCTTTGCTTCAGCAGCAGCAGGAGCAGTAACAGCTTGAACAGCGTCTCCTATACTATCTACGATGTTGTCTATGATATCGGCCATCTACCGTGAAATACAAAAATTAAGTTCCGATACGGGACTTAATTTTCGTATAGTACGACTAGATGAATACAGCCACGAAGGAATCATCGCGCCTCGTAAGCGCAATCATGTATTCGCTAATTATTGCTATGATCTCATATGCTTCTGTAGTACATCTCAGTGAAACTATTGGTAGAGCCGCAGTACATTTCATAATCATCGCTACGGCATATTTACTATCTTGTGGAGTAAGTGCCATATATCAACAAGCCGTGTGTGGCTCATTAAATGTTAAAAACATATTCTTATCAAATCTCATCATTCTCCGAAATGCCGTCATAACATGCGGCGCTTTATACATTGACTCTTATCCCTTTTATGATAAGCACGTACAGCCCACTGCCGAGTCTGCTCGTACCACACAAGATGTTTCTACGAAAAGAGGCATTGAGTTTTTATCCGGTATTGTGAAAGGCGCATTGCCTGAAACAATGCTGGAAACCGCGAAAAACGGCTACGTCTACGTGTATTGGATGTTCTTCATGACACTGCTCCCCTTTTACTGGTTGGTCGGCATACAAGGGATATGCTCTCTGGTTAATAAATAATTACTCCTGGGGCTCCTCAGGACCTAGATACACGTACTTCGGTACGCCAGAGAGTCGGGTAGCCTTCTTGTTCAACACATAGTACCCCTTCGGCAACTCCACGCCGGCATCCGAATCAGAGTCGGACATGTTATTCTTGCGATTTGACCCATTGTTCCTCCTCGGCACATTGTAGGCATTTATGGCCGCCGCAGCCAGAGGTAGGGGCGCAAGGGCGTTGGCCCCAGGCCCGAAAATCTGGGGCTCCATGGAAACAATGATGAAATAAGCCACGAGAGCCCAGACCAGGCAGAAAAGCCAAAACGGAAATGGTGTGTATCTTTGTTGATCCTGACCAATTCCGAATTCTTTCCAGTCGCCGTCCGGAGAAAACATCAAGGACGGCTTCGCCAGTAGTACTAAGCCAACCCCCACTAAATATAATGAACCGGCCAAGGAAAATGTGGTAAACATCCTCTTCTACACAGTCTCGGGTATAATATTAATACTCATCTTCCCTCATCGCACCATCCGTATAATCGCCATCCATACGATCCCCGCCCGCATCATAGGCGCCCCCGAAATCCAGGCCGAACATGTCGGCTGCGCGACCCTCAACAGCGCCCTCTACATGTCCATAGTCCACAATACCCGCAGCAGCTCTCTCGGCCCGCTCCACTTCATAGCGGTCCGAGTCATATTGCCGTATCGCCTTGCTACCTCCCGCAGCCCACTTGCCCATACCGAGCGCCTTCAACGTTAGCTCCACTCTCCGCTTATCTGCCGACATCGCATCAATCTGCCCAATAAACACCTGTTTCTCCTTCTCAGCACGCCGTTCTAGCGCGAAACGGATTTCCCCCTCACTCGGCACTTTCGCACCCACTGCATATTTCGTCATCGCCTGCGCAAGGGCCGTGTACAGCACTTTCATGTTCAACATCTCATCACCCCCTTCTCCAGGAATATAGGTAGGATCCACGAATTTCTTCACAGTGCCCATCACATACGCGCGCATCAAATACCGCATCATGTATTCTCCACCGACGATCAAGCCAGCCCGCAGCCTAGGAAACACCTCGCCACACAGCCCAGTCAAATCCTCCACAAAGGCCTTTGTCTTTTCCAACATCATTCCCTCTAACACAGTCCCATTGCCAATCACCTTGAGATACTCACCTAGTCCCCGAATCATTATATCATCCTTGGTATCAGAAGCCAGCTCATATGAATCAAGTATCTTAAATGCCGTAGTATCCAGGCCAGTCAACCAGCGCTTGAAGGGCACGAGGACAAAGGCCCGCAGAGCCTCTCCACACTCACGGGGGGTTTTCAGAGTAAGGGATTCCACGTATTTGTATACGTTGGCACCTAGACGCCCCATAACAAAGGCCTCACACCGCCCAATCTCGTCCACCAGTTTCTCCGCGGCCTTGGCAATCTGGATGCGCGTCACGGCAGGCCCCAACTCAATGAGCGCCACCTGTATCTCTCCCAGGAGAACCCCCCACCCAGGGAAAGGCTCAGGATTCAAAGAAGAAAGTCCAGGCACGAGCCCTTCTGAGACCGCAGGGAGAACCACAGGCTTCGCCCCCTCAACTGCCACCCGCATGCGCGCAGTGGCCAAAAGATCCTTGGCGGTATCCTCGTTAATGACAAGACCCTGCGAGACAATGTGCGCCTGTAATTCCGCGGCACCCTTTGACTCCTCTTCTTGCGCCTTCTTCGGATTTCCTTCCACTGTAAAAGGGATATTCGGATTCGTCTTGAAATTCAGCCCACACTCGGAACAGCTGAGGGTGAGTCCGAGTTTGTGTGGCAGACCCTTGTTGTCTCCTTGCCAGCAGAGATTGGCGAATAATTTGTAGTAGTCTTTGGGATCAATGGAACCTTCTAGACCCTTCGGCATTTCTGTGTAAAAGGTGGTGGTCAGCATACCTGAGCGACTCGTCTGGCCGGCTGCCCTGCCTTCCAGGGGAGGCAAGGCCTGCTCCTTCCAGAAGGCGAAAGGCGCTCTGACGGGGTGTAGACAACTCGTGGTGTCTGAAGTGGGCGCATCGGGGTTTATGGCCGCCGAAGTACGCGCGGCCTGGTGGGCCATGCGAATCCACGCGGTAGCCTGCTTATCGGGCGCGGCCGATTCGCCCATGACCGCGTTTTTCGCGGCCTCTTCGTCCGTTAGTATAAAAGGCACAGGGCGGAAGGATTTGCTGATCTGGTCGGATTTGAGTCCACCGACTTTTCCGAATAATTTCGTGCGATACTCGCGCTTGCGCTTGAGATTCGCCTGCTGCATGGGCTGTTTCAGGTATTCGTCTATGAGCGCCTTGATGAAGGGGACAATATAATCACGCCGACTCACGAGATTGTCTTTGAGTGAGGGGGCTGTCTGGAGAGTTGTGAGGTTCCACGGCGCCTCGTTGTCATTTACCCCCGCAATAATGCCGGCCACACAGCGGATTCCTGAGAGATTGGGCTCTGCTCCTGCTGCGCCGGCGGCACCTTCTTCCAGAGGATACCCATAATACCCGTCCTTACAATCGGTGGTTGTGTAATACACGAGATAATCAGGAATACGCGACTGTGCACTCAAGAGTACCACCGCTCCCGCTGCGCATACAAGGCGCAATGACCTGTATATATCGTAGTCCTGCTTCTTCTTCGCCTGTTCGTAAATTCTTCTGCTCGGCAGAGTCGTCATATACCCCGTCAGATTTTCCATCATCCCGCGGAAATCCGATTTTTCCGGGTCTATCCCAAGACCGCTCGCAATCCGTTTGAGCACCTTATATTCATCGGCATTTTTCCCAAAGGCGGCCTCATCGCCAGGCCCCTGATCCGCATCAGGCGTCTCCTCTAACATCGCTTTCACGGCCTCCTCCTGAATGGCTTCACGGTCCACCATCACACTTCGCCCCATCATAGGCCGGCCCTCATCGTCAAACTCCAGACTCTGGTCAAAATCCAGATTCGCAATGCCCTGGCCACATACACGGCATATGAAGCGACCACTGAATTGTCCGCCCGAGAAATGTATAATCAGCTCTTTGTGTAAGGCGTCCTTCTCAGAAGGGCGGATGAATTCCTGGATAAATACAAGTTCGTGGCTACACATCAAATGCTTCTCGCACACCTTACAGTCTATCCAGTCACCGCTCGTCTTTCCGCGGAATTCATTCAGCACTTTCACGAGCAGTTTGATCTTCGTCACATCGCGAGGCTCGTCTTCCTTGGACTTTGCCACTTTACGCACCGCCTCTAACACCTTCATGTGAGGGCACGTATTTTCCTCCACGGGCTCAGGGGCCTCGGCGCGCATCTTTTGTACCAGATAGTTCTCGCGCAACTGTTTATTGAAGAGATCCACCTCCACTGTGATACGGTCTTTTACAATTTGCTCAGGCTGGCCTCCAAGAACGGATAAAAACATATCGGGGTACGTGAGGAAGACCATGGAGAACCAGTATACATCGACCGCGGCCAAGTCGCCCAAATACTCTTTTACACGTTCAAACAGTTTTTTCATAATAGGCTCGGACTCCAGGCGCTGTACTAAACGCGCGGCGTCCTCGGCTTTTATTAAGCCTTCAGGTGAGAATGACATATTTGCCAGCGCTGCCTTGTTCTCCTCGCGCTGATTGCTCATGAAAAGACGAAGGCCGGCGAGGCGCTGTTCTATCTTCGCCTGTATGACCGCGGCCTGCTCGGCCGTCCATTCAATGGAACTCGCTCCATAGGCGTGTAGCACTCTCCACGCATCTCCCATGCCCTCCAGATTCAGGGGCAGATTGGTCAGCCAGTCTTTAATAGTGACATTGCCCACAATGTTCCCTCTTACATCGATGTTCAAGATTGACTCGGCGGTGGGGAATTCGCTTATATCTTTGAGATCTTCTACAATATCGCGCATAGCCCTCGGTTCCATGGCTCCCAAACTCATGTCTTGTGCGAGTAAGCCACTGCGAATAGGTCCGAGGTTGCGTAGAGTAGATAGAGGAAAGACGAGGATTCGGGAATATGAAGGTTCTTCCGCCGGTTCCACGGTGCGAATGGCCTCGCCCTTCAGAAAACGGCTCTTGCGAGAGCCGAGAAGACGCACAAGGGAAAAGGGGATCTGGGAAACGGGGGGTGGTAGCTTTAGTTCACTATCTCCTAATTCAGTGAGAACACTCAAGGCCGGCTCGTCAACATCGGGGATTTCTATGCGGAAGACCTCCTCATCGTGTTCTACGGGCATACCCTTGCCTTCAAATACATAGGGTGACTGTACAATCTTGCGATATTTCTCCATGTCGTTGAAAAACTTGGAAGAAGATGTTTGTACCTGTCCCTCGGGCGCAGCAACATCGGCCTCAGCTTGAAGGGTTTCCGCTTTTTTTAGAATATCTGATAAATACTCTCCATATAAGCCGTCTTCAATAAATCCAGGAGCAACGTCATCTTCGGGGTCCTTGTTATTATCTGCGTAAACCACCTTTGACACATTTGCTACCTTCCGCGATAAATAAACGGAGGGGCGCGTTATTAATTCGGCGAGAGTGCTTATACTCGTAGATTTGGGGCCACTCGGATCGCGTACCTCGTTATAGGTGACCGCGTCGTTACGCAAGAGGAGGAACTGCTCAACAGTGCGTCGGACTTCCTGGAGACGTAGAGGGTCTCTGCGCTGGCCACGGGGGAGTAAAAGGATGAGCTGGGAGAGGAGCTCGGATCTTTGATACGTGTCGTCGTATATTCTGTTTGCTGTGGTAACCTCCTCTAACTCCGCTTCCACATAGAGAGTGATGGCTTCGCCGATTTCGTCCTCTTCGGAAATGGACGGGGCCTGGCCTTCTTGGAGAATATCATCTTCCTCCACTTGGCCGAATGGAACAGGCTCTGCTGCTGCTGGCTCTGTAGAAGCAGTCGCAGACTCTTCTTCGGCGGCCGGAGGAGCCTCTCTTGCGCGCATCACTTCAAACGGCTCTTCAGGACTTATTCCCTTGAATGCGAATATTAGCTCTCTTTGCCCCCCTCCCTCATCCTCTAGAATAGTGGAGTCGTCGTTCTCATTCACCGAGACGACCTTGTAAATGCCTTTCGGATTCAGATCAGACCCGAAGGTTTCCACGTACTGTCCTGCGCGTAAATCAATGAGTGTGACAAAGCCGGCTTTCGGGGTCTTCTTCAGAATGAGTATTTTTGTTATGCCGAGATCGGCTGCGGGCTTGCCCTCCTCAAGACGAATGCGAATGACACGGTCTGTTACACCACGCGGCATAATGAGCAGGCGGTCTGTGGAGAAGCCGTATACCTTCCCCACGGTCTCGTTCATTTGACCGCCGAGCACCACGACTGTATCACCAACCGCTAGCCCTACCTTTTTTTCTGGTACGGCTACAGGAAGAACTTCCTTTCCTTCTGCTTCTCCTTCCATTCTACATGTTGTTGTAAAAATACAAGGGATCTATTATTTCGCGCATTTATGGGTACCCTAGTTCAATTCAAAGAATATATCTACTCGCCCCTTTCTCAAATACGATGGGTCTAGAGAATTGATATAATCAGGGTTCTTATTACTTGTCATAACCACTACCAGATGCGGGTAAAGGCCTCGCTGAATCTCATCGAGCATATGATTCCATCCTGCTTTGTCGCCCGTGGAAATGGGTAGACTCTTATGGGGAGGGATGCCCTTGTGTATTTTTTCCAGGAATGAGTCTGCCTCGTCAAATGTCACAATAAGAGGAGATTCTTCCGTGGGAGAGGCGTCTGTATACAAGCCAGATAAGGTATCCCCTGGTTGCCAAGGTTTCAGTGTATTACAAAACCCTCCTTTTACACGACCCGCGAATAATATAGGAATCATGGATTTCCCTGTGCCAGGTGGGCCATGTAAATATACTACGCAGTGCTTATGAGAATTATAATATTCTTCTATCTTTGTTAGCACAGCCAGCTGTTCTTCCCAAGGTTCAATGGAAATATGTATCTGGCGTTTGGAGAAATAGGGATTTTGAAATGAGCCATAGCGCTGAAAAATGCGTATGGACGAGCTTTTCACTGGTACCTCTGTTTTCTGCGAAACAGCGAGTGTAATACTTTTTTCTTTTTCTTTTATTAAATACTTATAAGTTGATTCTGTACATATCATCCAGACTGTGTAAGAGGGTTCCCTATCATAGGAAGTTTCAATTGTTATATGTAGTATATACCAGAAGCCGACAGAATATCCATATGCCTTGCTTTCGTCGGTAATATGGCTGGATAGGGTGCCAATCTTCTTCTGGATTTGTTCACAGATCTCCTTGCGTTTTAAAATGTAGAGGCGGATACCGAACAATTGCGTAATGAGGAAAATAGACGACCATGGAATTTCATTGAGGATCATTGTGGCTATGCCGATTCCTATACCTTGAATGATGCTCATTGTAGGTAGAGAAGTAGCCGTCATTTCATGGTATATGTTTTTTGTGTTTAATACTTCTTTGTTCTGCGCCTCTGCTTCTGCTTTCTCCTGGCTGTACGCCGCCTGCTTCTACCTAGGCGCGCACCTCCCTTTGCTTGGGCCAAGGCCGAGGCCTGCGGGTTCATATCCAGCGCAGCATACACCCCTTTTAAATCTGTTTTATCCTTCCCAAACGGAGGATCTATCGTAACATATATACCTCTGTGGCGTTCCAGCTCTTCCTTTAACACATGTGGTCTGGGTTCGTCATCAAAGAATATTATTCTATCTTCAAGTCCATCAAGAGATATATCTTTATTATTTAGTTCAGATAACATTTGGCGAATTGTGGCAATATCTTTGCTAGGTCTATAATTTAACATCATAGAACTTTCAGGGGACGATTCATTTTTATTACCACCAGGATAATATGGCACACTACTAGTTAAACGATAAGCAGAAGAATATACTTTATTTCCATATGATTGAAATCGAACAAAATTACCTGTGCGTTTTCTCATATTGTCAGGTGTTCCCGTGTAAATATTATCAAATAACTCATAAAATTTTCTGCTATACTTCTCTTCAAAAACTGAAGCTATTATATCTAGAAATCCCATACGTATGCCGCCATATACAGAAGGAACATTCGTATTATTTGTCAGTAGCAAAATGGCATCCACTAGACCTGGCTTCAAAGTCTTTGCGTGTAATATTATTTTAAACAGTTTGTCATTCAGCTGAATATCCGTAATAGTATATTTACGCGTAGCTATATCATATGTTTTTGTCGTGCCAATAAGCGTTTCATCTAAATCAAATACGAGCACCCAGCCCATCTACTGTACACGCGAGATTTTGCAGAACCCCTAAAAATTGATTCGTTAGCGAAGCATAAAGGGAAAGTCCCTCTAACAACTATCATGTCCGCCCCTGGTCTTGTCGCATCTTTGTCTGTGCTCGCGTCCAACTATTCTACCTGGGATAGTATGCGCACCCATCTGACGTCGCCCGCTGGCGGTTCTCTGCGAGTGATTGAGCCGGCGAATAGCCCTCTCGCAGTGATTCGCTACACGAAGGGCGTTAGCGATTTCGCCGCCGAGCACGTGCCCCTATTCCGCTCCGTAGTGTGGAATAAGGAGACGAATCGCCCCGTGAGCATGGCTCCCGTGAAGGCCGAGGCGTCCACGCCTCCTGCCGGCGCCTCCGTGCGCGTCTCGGATTTTGTGGACGGCACGATGATTCAGGCGTGGAAGGATCCCGCCGGCGCCCTGGGCATCGCCACGCGCACCAGCCTCGGTGCAAAGGGCACCTTCTACAGCAAGCGCTCTTTCGCCGAGCTTCTGGATGAGGCCCTCTCAACCTTGGGTGGCACGGACGCATTCTTCGGCTCTAACCTCCAGCCTGGCCAGTTTATTAGCCTTGTGCTCCAGCACCGCGAGCACAAGATTGTGGCCCCTGTTCCCTTCAACCGCGTATTCGTCACCCACTTCGGCTCGGTGGACCCTGCCGGCGCCGTGACGTTCCTGAACGACCTGGCAGCCTGGCCGAAGGCGTTTGCCGGTCTCCACCCCCACGTCTACGCCGAGCAGATGACCGTGGAGGACGCGAAGGCCCTCTTTCGTAAGTACCGTCAGGACAACTACGCCTGGCAGGGTCTCGTGTTCCAGTCGGCCACCTCGACGACCCGCTGGCGTATGCGCAACTTCTCCTACCTCTCCGCACGCGCTCTGCGTGGCATGGAGTCGGATCCGATGGAGCGCTTCCTGCGCTTGCGCGCGGCCGGTGACACCAAGAAGTACCTCGCCCTCTTCCGCGACGAGAGCAACGCGATGTGGGCGCTGGAGAAGCTCTTGCGTGAGCGCACAGTCGGCCTGTACGAGGCGTATTGCGACATGAATAAGACGAAGACGAAGGGCATGCGTGACCTGGCCTACTGCTTCCGTCCCCATGTGTACGCGCTCCACGGCAAGTACCTGGCCACTCTGCCGAACCCTGTGCCGGTTATTAAGGACACGGTCATTACTTATGTGAATGACCTGCCGGTAGACGAGCAACTCAAGCTTCTGAAGGGGCCGGCGACTCTTGTGCCTCGCCCTCAGCCTGCGCCTGCGCCTGCGACTCTGCCGCAAGCGGAGGCAGAGCAGGACCAGGAGGAGGAGCGCGATGCTCTGGTAGAGGAGATGGCACAGTATGCTGATCTGTAAGCAGTAACCCCATACACATGGACATAATCATTTTGACAACGTGCCTCGGCCCATTCCCTGGATCTCCGCAGTAATTTACAAATACTACGGAGTCTGACGGCGCCATATCGTTATTTGACACATATTTTTTAGGAATCATGAAGAAAGGGCGTTCTAGGTTAATAAACAACTCATACAGGTATTTGTTGAAAAACGGTTGCTCCACAGTGTAAAAAGGCGGGTGCTGAGCCAAACAACCCCCTTTTACACAACGCATAAATTCCCGCACAGTTTCTCCCACGGAAAACACAAAGAGGGCGGCACTAAATCCTGGATAGCCTTCCTTCCCTGGTTCTCTTGGTATGAGTTTACCGCCATAGTCATCATTATAGATATTCCCTTCCACAACAACTGCGAGAGTATTTGGTATAAGTACGCGCACGGGTGTTAGAGGTGCTTTGATGACAATGTCGAGGTCCAAGTACAGGGAACAATCGCTCACAATAGCGGGGAACTCTTCTATATTGTATTTCTGTACCATGCCTTCGGAAGGCGTACTAGGTTGTTGAATTAGCCAGAATTCTATCGGTACACGACAGGTGCTCAGGATAAACCCGATATTGAAGTCGGCATTGAGGAAATCTATAGTGGGTTTGTCAATCAATACACAGATTTTATCGCCTGTACCTAGGCCTCCGTGTTTCAGAACGTGGGTTAGCCAGATATAGAACATTTCCACGTAGCGATTCTCTGCCGGGTCTTTTCCTAGCAGTGTAAAAAGGACTGTGTACACAATCATTCTCTTTTACACGGGATATCAGGTAGCAAGGTGAATACGCATGGTCTAAACCGTTTGTGCGAATAACCCTACAGAACCAGAGGATGACCACTCAGTTTGCTCCTGCTATCGGCATTGATCTCGGTACTACCTACTCGTGTGTGGGCATTTGGCAGAACGATCGCGTGGAGATTATCGCGAATGACCAGGGAAATCGCACGACGCCTTCTTATGTGGCCTATACGCCTGAGGAGCGTCTTATTGGCGACGCGGCCAAGGGGCAGGCTGCGGCGAATCCTGCGAACACGGTCTTTGATGCGAAGCGCCTCATTGGGCGCAAGTTCACCGACTCCGTCGTACAGAGCGAGAAGAAGCTGTGGCCGTTTACGGTGTTAGAGGGGTCTGCTGGGAAGCCGAAGATTGAGGTGGACTGGAAGGGCGAGAAGCACCAGTTCACGCCTGAGGAGATTAGCGCGTGTGTGCTCCAGAAGATGAAGCAGACGGCTGAGGCTTATTTGGGGAAGCCGGTGAAGGACGCGGTGATCACGGTGCCTGCGTACTTCAATGATTCCCAGCGCCAGGCCACGAAGGATGCGGGGGCCATTGCCGGTCTGAATGTGTTGCGCATTATCAACGAGCCGACCGCGGCTGCCCTCGCCTATGGCCTGGATCGCACGGGAGGCGGTGAGAAGAATGTGCTCATTTTTGACTGCGGTGGGGGTACGCACGATCTGAGTGTTCTCACCCTGGACGATGGCGTGTTTGAGGTCAAGGCTACGGCTGGCGATACCCATCTGGGTGGCGAGGATTTTGATAACGCACTTGTGTCATACTGTGCCGACGAGTTCCGCAAGAAGACGCGAGTGGACCTGGCCACGAATCCGCGTGCTCTTCGCCGTCTTCGCACGGCCTGTGAGCGTGCGAAGCGGAGCCTGAGTTCGGCCACGCAGGCGTCCATCGAGGTGGACGGCCTCGCCGATGGCCACGACTTCCAGACGACGATGACGCGCGCCAAGTTTGAGAACATGTGCGACGCCTTTTTCCGCCGCACCGTGGCTCCTCTGGACGGCCTTCTGAAGGACGCGAAGATGGACAAGAACAAGATTGATGAGATTGTGATGGTGGGCGGGTCTAGCCGTATTCCCCGCATTCGCCAGCTTCTCATGGAGTATTTCGGTGGCAAGAAGCTGAATGACAGTGTGAATCCGGATGAGGCCGTGGCCTATGGCGCGGCGGTACAGGCGCACATCCTGACGAAGGGCGCTACCCAGACGGGCGATGCGACGGACAACATTATTCTGCTTGACGTGGCTCCTCTGAGCCTCGGTCTGGAGACTGCGGGCAACATCATGACGCCCCTCATTAAGCGCAATTCCACGATTCCGAAGAAGGCCACGCAGACCTTTTCCACGTACAGCGACAACCAGCCTGGTGTACTCATCCAGGTATTTGAGGGCGAGCGCCAATTCACGCGCGACTGCAATCTCCTGGGCAAGTTCCAGCTGGAGGGGATTCCGCCGATGCCTCGTGGTGTGCCCCAGATTGAGGTGACCTTTGACGTGGATGCGAACGGTATTCTGAATGTGTCGGCGATGGAGAAGAGCACTGGCAAGTCGCAGAAGATTACGATTACGAATGACAAGGGTCGTCTTTCCAAGGAGGAGGTGGAGCGCTTGGTGGAGGAGGCGGCGAAGCACGAGGCCGAGGATAAGGCGAAGTTTGAGAAGGTGGAGGCGCGTAATGCGCTCGAGTCGTATCTCTACAACGCGCGCAACTCTCTCCAGGAGGAGAAGGTCAAGGAGAAGCTGGGCGAGGAGGCTACTACGGCGCTGGCCGCTGTACAAGAGGGCATTGATTGGCTGGCGGCACATGACGATGAGGACAAGGGTGTGTACACTGAGTATCAGAAGACGATGGAGGATAAGATTCGTCCGACGATGATGAAGCTCTACAAGGACGCGGCGCAGGACTTCCAGGATCTGTCTGGAGCTACTGGTTCTGCTCCTGGATCTGCTCCTGCAGAGGCAGGGCCACGGATTGATGAGGTCGATTAATTATAAATAATATATATATATAATATATGGGGGATATACCATTATGGCCTGGATTTTTGCCAATAGATCATCCACGTAAGCCTGATTTAAGATTTATATCTACAAAGGAGGCTCAAAACGACTATGCGGTTAACATTATTTTACCACTAATACAAAGTTATATTTCAACAATCAGAAGAAATACTGCCAATGGTCTACGTAGATATGAATATCTACAAAAGCCTGTAAAAGATTGGTTAAACACGTGGGCTCGTCATGTAGATGTACAAAAGTTTTGGAATAGTCCTATGGGTTATAAACCGCCTTCATATGGAATAGGTGGACCAGCTCCTTCTTCATATCCCCCAGGTGCTTCTTCATATCCCCCAGCTCCTTCTTCATATCCCTCAGCTCCTTCTTCATATCCCCCAGGTGCTTCTTCATATCCCCCAGCTCCTTCTTCATATCCCTCAGGTCCTGGTTTGAAGTTAAGGACTCCTGGTGAATTTGCAGCAGGTGCTGCTCTCGGTGGTGTAGCAGGTGCTGGAGAATGCGCATTAGCCTGTGCCATAGCCAGCGCAGGCGAATGCTGTACTATAGCGGGTGGTAGAAGAAAAAATAAGAGAAAGACTATAAGAAGGCGTCATTCTAAAAAACGCACACGTAAAACTAGACGCGTTTAACATATTTTTAAAATTTTAAAAATAAAATTCTACAAAGATTATATAACGTCAACTGAGAAGCTGACAACATTTGCAAAAATACCAAAGTTAAGAACTCCAGTACTTAACTTTAGAATTTGACTGTAATATTTTCAAAATAATATGTAAATGAATAGACGCATCTTATTCATAGTAATTATAGCAATTTGTATTTTAGCGGTAGGAGCCGGATTTTACCATATTTACTCAGTACCGCATCATATTCCTCGCAAGGATCTTTCTGCTCCCAAGTCAATCAACGGCGTTCCACTCGCCATATACCAATCCTGGCATTCGCATATTGTGCCAAAGGGGATGAAGGACAATATTCTGAATACCGTGGAGGCAAATCCCGAATTTGACTACTATTTATATTCCGATTCCGAGAGCAGGGCATTTATACAAGCGAATTATGGCCCCGATGTCGTGGCCGCATTTGACTCTCTGCGCCCCGGTGCTTATAAATCCGATCTGTGGAGATACTGTATTCTTTACAAGCTTGGAGGCCTGTACTTTGACATTAAGATGGTGCCTCTCGTGCCTCTGAAGTCTATTTTGCGTGATAACAGCACCATATTTGTGAAAGATCTGACCGTTGCGCCCAATGGTGCTGTCATGCGCGAATGTGTATGGAATGGCCTCATGATATCTCCTCCTAAGAATGAAGTATTCAAACACTGTATTGACGAGATTGTAGATAACTGTAAGGAGCGCCTCTATAAAAGGAATCCTCTGGATATTACTGGCCCATGTCTCCTAGGCAGAATGCTCAAGCTTCACAGTGGTCAGGAATTCTTCAACCAGATGGTATTTAATCTGAGCAAGGAAAACAATACGACATCTGTATTGTTTTATCATAATATACCCTATTTTCTCGTAGAATATCCAGGGTATCGCAGAGAGCAGTGGATGTTCCAGAAGTCCAAACACTATAGTACCTTATATCAAAATAAACAAGTGTATGCCTAATCACCAACTATGCGCCCAATAGGTAATCGCATAACTGGCGGGGTATTTGGCCCGCATCTCCACCGTCAACGCCGGCATATCGGTGGCCTGGAGAGCATCTTTGCGCGCGCCCTGCTGCGTGATCCAGGAAATAGGGTATAAAATGTCAGGGTACAAGACACACACATTATACTGGCCCCGCACCTTCTCATACACTTCCTTTAACACAATTGGGCCAGTTTCCTCCTCCACTCCTTTGGCCTTCCCCGCTCTTTCTTGCATCGCTTCCAGGACGCGAAGCCAGAAAGGATTCGCCGGCTTCGATATCATTATCGCATTTGGTATACTGTTACGCATATGCCATGGCGACCATGAAGAACGGATGGAGCCGAGGAGAATATCATAGCAGGCGTATTCATCTAGAAGTTTGTCCAAAGGCTTCAAGCTCTCAAAGTCCATGTCAGCATAGATACCTCCATGTTTATAGAGAAACATATAGCGTATGGCATCGGCGCGTTTTATCTCCTTGTCATATGAGTCATAGGTGGGCAAGAACCAGGCAAAGTGTTCTTTGACAAAGGCGCGATTATCTGCGTCGTCCCACAGCATATACGAATAGCCAGGATGGTTCTTTTTCCACGTAGAAGACCAGTATGCCATATTGGCGGGTATATCAGTCTTGGATTTCCAGGTTTGGAAGATGATCTTGGGAAACGTATTCTGACACGGACCCTTCTTAATAGGCTCCGTTTTCCAATAATAGTATGCCACGCATACTGTTATTGCGAGAATAGCTACAAGCATCTCATTCATGTTTTATAGTACTTCTCAATAAAAATAAGGAAAAAACCACGGCTACCGCCGCAGCTGTTGCTACGCCAGTCCCAATATACAAAGCGCGCTTATCAACCGCCATATAGCCGTCCAGGTTATCCGGGAAGTCACACAAGTCACATTTATACATCTGAACATCTGAGCCATAGGAGAGTGTCCACATATTTATCGATTCGTGGACTACCAGACGAATATAGCCCAGGTCACTCTGTAGACAGAAGAACTTGTCCATGTGGCATTCCACGGGGAAAAACGACTTGGACAGGGTCTCGGCACCTGCCCTGCTTATAATATACGCCGAGGTACCCCAATAATATTCTGGCACTTTCCAGGGCGCGACAAGTTCACGGAGACTGCCACGTAGCCTATAGGACAGCGCCCAGACGTCAAACGCGTGTGTATCTTCGGTACAGGCCATCACCTGTTCACGCAGATCCACGGGAACATCCGCATCATCCTCTAACACCAGACAGTAGTCGGCCTTGCCCGCTAAAAATTTCTGCCATACCCCGTAATGGCTCAGAGAACATCCTATGGCACCAAGTGTATTTATTTCTCCATGGGATCTTCGTGTCTTGTGTAAAATATTGTATTTGGTTTGTAAGGCGATTTTATCCGATTTCAGCGGGTCAATTGTGGCTCCATCGATGGCCGGAAATCGTTGTATGTTCGTGAGAAGGGCTTTTGCTCCAGGTTGGGCGGAAAACTTCTTGAAGCGTTCAGGGCGCTTGTCCAGATTTATACAAAAAACTGGAATGGCGCGAATATCTATCGGCATTGTTATTTAATTAGCCACGTGCCTTAGGCTTAGGCTTAGCAGCCGCCGCGGCAGCCGCTGCAGCGAGCGCAGTGGCTTTGCCCTCAGCATGCGCGTCCCACGGCTTCCTGGCCTTGCCCAGAGTCATCAGACCAACCTCCTCGGCAGTCCCCACCCACCCCGCCGCCCACGAGCGAAACATCTCGGCACACGACTGGGCAGCCTCAGCCACAGCCAGGCGCGCCGTCTCCTGCTTGCCATCAAAGATGCCGACGCGCAGGAGCATCTCATTGCGCAACGGGTGCGGAACCTTGTAGCCAGCGAAGGTCACGTCGCCATCCTTCTTACCCCGCCCCACCTTGTTATCATCTAGCCACGTCTGAAACATGTTGCCGAGAGTGTGGTCCTCGCCAGTGAACCAGAAGTCATAGCCCTTCAGCCTCGCATCGGCCGGACGAATATCGACCGACTCAGGAAGATCTCCACGATCCAGGGAAGAATACTTATCAGCCAGGCTCGCCGTCTCCAAAAGCGCCTGGTAGACAATCTTCTGTACAGGCATCGTGGACAGGGTCTCCACCGTAAAGTCGTAGCTATTCGGCTCACCGTCCGCATCGGCCACGAAACACCGATAAATCTCCAAGCTCCGGAACTCCCTCTCTAACACAGTCTTGCGCTCTGCATCGGATTCCAGATCCTTCGGCTCTACCTTCTTCTGGTTGATCAGCCACGAGTTAAACAGTGCCTTGATCTTCCCTTGGTCCGTGTCCCGTGTGTAGCCATATGAGCACTGGGACGTCGGATTGAAGCGCGCATGCTCCTTGCCACGTCCTAGGCTCGCATAGGCCTCAATATGAATCTCCTCCGGGTCCTGACCCTCAATCATCGGCTTCAGCACGGCAATAATACAGGTCTCTCCTGAAAAGGGGTCAGGACGGAAGAAGCGGGTATTGGGAATCTGTTGCCTCTCCTCGGCATCGGAACGTTGCTCCAGGCACTCAAAGTCGGCTGCGGTGACAACACGCACCTCGTCCTTGTCATTCACCACCTTGAGGCGAAAGAGCACCTTCTCCTTGTCCCAGCCCTCCCCCTCGGGCATGGCGATGGGCAGAAGGCCAATACGGTCGGCTAACATCTCATTGGACATCGGCGTACTGTTCTTGATTACCTTCACATCGGTGGTGTCGCCGGCATCGGTCATATCGGCACGAAAGCCGAGAACAGCCACCTCCGTCTGGATTGCCCGGCGTAGTGTATTGGCGTAGGCTACTTTGGCAGGTGTAAGAGTAAATGTAATGGTGCGCTCATCCACTTGTTTGAGGTTCTTAAATACGGAATCCATGGGACAGTTCTAATAGTAATCCCGGCTTTTCAATTTTAGGCTCGTGTTGGCCACGTCTAAATTTCACCCCAAGAAGGGTTTCATAATTTAGAGGAGGAATGAACCAGCAGAAGAAGCATATTTGTTTTTACAGCAACAGCGACAAATGGTCCAAGGCATTCATTGAGGAACTGGCGGGTACGCCCTGGGTACGCGAGTTTGAGTATATTTGCGTAGACCCTTCTCCGAATCGTCCTGCGTTGCCGAAATGGCTGAAACAGGTCCCGACACTGGTGATACAGGGAGATGAGGAGCCCGTGAAGACGGACACCAACGTTATGAATTGGCTGTATGAGCGCAAGATGAGGGAGATGCCGAAGAAGACGGCTGCTGCCGAGCCTGTGGCTGCCATGGGTGGAGAGCCGGCGTCCTTCATTGGCAATGAGATGAAGGGCTATGGAAATGCCGGCTACAGTTTTATAGACTCTGATACGTCTACGAGCGGAAATGGCGGTGCGAGCATTCCTGGTACATTCAGCTTCTTGAATGGGTCGGCGAGTCCTGGGGATAGGTCGGGCCAAGGGCAAGGCCCAGGCCAGAGTATCCAGGCACAGTCTTCTCGCTCCAAGAAAGAGGTGATGTTTGATAAGCAAATGGACATGTACAAGCAACAGCGGGATGTAGGACTACCTCGTGGCCCTGCGAGGCAGTAAGGCAGATAAATCTAATCTAAAGAATTCCCTCGCTTACTAATACTAGTATGACGACGAACAAGCCCACGTCAACACTTGGCCTGTTCAATGATAAGTTGGTAGCCTTCTTTGAGGATTTGGCTGCCACTTATCCCGAGGAAAGGGACATCAAGATGGCTCTGGAAGCCATTCAGGGAGCCAGGAAGATTAATCCGAAGCTTGTCCTAGACCTCTTCGTCAACAATGTATCTAAGCATCTACACGACGACATCTTGGCTGAGAATGATGCGAAGGTCATCGCCTATGCGCAGAGTGTAATCAACACGAAATACAATGAGATGCTCTCGGCTCTGATGATCTTTGACCGCCACTGGCCGACCATGTCGGATACGAATCGCAAGGCCATCTGGAACTATCTGAAGGTGCTTGTACTTCTGTCGGATAAGGCGAAGGCCTGAGAGTCTAAAGGTCAAAGGCTAAAGCCTGAATGACCTAAAGGTCAAAGGCTAAAGCCTGAATGACCTAAAGGTCAAAGTCAATAGTTCGCGAGTTCTTCATTTCCGAAAATACAAAAGTTAAGAACTGACTTTCTTAACTTTGGAATTTTACGCTAGGGCCTAACTTCATGAGAGGCATCTTTCAAAAATCCACAAAATATTGGTCGTTATAGATTCTTGCGCCGGGCTTTAGACTTTCTGCGCTTTGTATGTCTCCTTTTTGTCTTTCTTCTGCCACCTGCTCTTTCTCCCTCAGGCACATCATTGTATGCTCGTTTACGAATATTTTCTGCATTCTTTCTTATTCTATTAAATAGGGCCGCCTCCTCCGCCATCCGCTTCTTCTCCCCCGCCCGCCGCGCCATGTCCTGCTCATGCTTCCTCTGCTCCTCTAGCTTCTTCCCCTCTCTCGCCCAATGCTCCATCAGCTGCGCCATCTAATATATTATATATTTTATCTAAAGAAACGCGTTACATCCGCAAGCATAAAATTACGGCTCCGGTAGAATGGACACGCTCCACGACGTCTTCCAAAAGAAATACGATGAGTTCGCTCGGGATCTGCTAGGTGCATGCCCCGAGTTAGCTGAGAAAATCGCAGCTGCCGTGGCGCTGACCCCCGAGCAAAGGCGCCTCCGTTTCAAGGCCGAGGTCCTCGGCTCCTGCTCCCCCTCCAGGGCCCAGGACACCGCCCCTGCCTGTGTTCTGCCCGGTGTACCGATGCCCCAGGCCGTCTGGGAAATCCTCTCCACCCGGTCCAAGAAGGCCATCCAGGAATACATGACCATCCTCTCTTTCTCCTTTCTCCTGGACGCCGACTTTGAGGGTGGATCCAAGCCCCCCGAGTGGACGGCCGACTTCGCCAACAAGATGATGCACGACATGAAGGAAAAGATGAAGGGCCTGGATTTCGGCGACCTGGCCGAGAAGATTTCCAAGATGTTCGGCTCGGCAGCCGATGGCAGTGGCATCCCCTCTCTCCCCGAGAAGTTCATGAAGGGCCAGATTGCCAAGCTGGCCGAGGAGATCGTCAAGGAGTTTAATCTGGAGGATCTCGGCATTGATCCGAAGGTGATGGAGGCGGCCGGTAATGACCCGACCAAGGCGCTCCAAATCATCATGGACGTCTTCATGAAAAACCCGGCAGCCATACAAAACACGATGAAGAAGCTGGCGAAGAAGCTGGGAGCGAAGATCCAGTCCGGTGCTCTCCGTCCCCAGGAGCTCGTGGCCGAGGCCGAGGAGCTCATGAAGACCTTCTCGGAGAATCCACAGTTCGTGAGCATGATGGAGTCTTTCCGTCAGTCCTTCGGCGCGGCGGAGGAAGATCTGACGAAGGCCACGGGCTCAGGCAATGAGTCAGGTCGTCTCTCCATTGTTCGCCAGCGCCTACAGAAGAAGTTGGCGGCGAAGAAGGCCGCCGCCGCGGCAGCTGCCGGTAAAAAGCAGTGAACCGTGAAGTACTGAAGTTAAGACCCCCTCACTTCGTTCGGTGGATGTTAACTTTACAGTACTTCACAGCATTTCTAAAAATATAAATCTGGGGTTCTTAACTTTTATATTTTAAGGAACATGTCAGATAGGAGATGCCGGCCGAACATATAGCTCTATGTGACCCCTACATATGGGAAGACCCCAGATACATCTTCCGGTCTCTGTGGCTATCAAGACAGCACGACAGATCTAGAGGCCCCTGTGCGAGCGAATTGGTGAACAATATCTTTGTTGTCTTCATTGTCGCAGCACTCGCAGGCACCATCATAACCTCTTTTACACAGTACAAATCGGCTACTCTGGTCACATTATTGCTTGCCACCCTGTATTTGATTCCGGTCTTTATCGAGCTTCGCAAGGTATCCACATTTCGCAGGCAGCTAGAGACAGAGGAGACAGAGGGATTCACAGCCGAGAAACCTACAGCAGGCGGATTCAATGCCACAGGTGTAGCCCCGGCTCCTACACAAGAGCCCTGTAAGGGAAATCCGAATCCCTTCGGCAATGTCTTAGTAAGTGATTTGAAATACTCTCCGGATGGCCTCAAGACCGTGTTCAACGATATAACGAGCACAGAATCCAAGATTGCTCTGGACGATCTGTTTCGTGTCCAGTGGTACAGTGATCCTACCGACGTCTTCGGGAAATCCCAGAGCCAGCGCCAGTTTGTGACACAGCCTTCTACGACTGTACCAAATGACCAGAAGAGTTATCAGGAATGGTTATACAAGATTCCTGGTAAGACCTGTAAGGAGGGAAATCCTGAGGCGTGTCTGTATAATAAGAGCGGTTCCCCTATTCCTTGGCTGAATTGATGAGCTTCTTAGTGTTTAATTTAGGCGTTTTCCCACAGGAAAAACGCCTGAGTGTCTTACCCCGGGTCTGTAGCACAGAACGAACACAGATTCCTATGGCTGCCGATTCTTTAGACGACTTGGCCCTGACTTTTACCGTCTTCCGCACCTTTTTTATACACCGGCAAAGTTTATCTGCGAGGCGTTTATTGCGTGTCTGTGCCGCCATTTCTACTTGGAGGCTCCTACTAAAATTCTAGAATATCTCCAGTTAGATGGACATCAACCGCTTAACGCACACACGCGACGATGCCTGCGGAATTGCCTCTTATTATTCCCAGAGCGTGGGTCCCGGTCGCTACAATGTCACGAATCTCGTGCCTGATGCGAGACGGGTGAATCCTATGTCGATTGACAATCTCATTATGTACCCGAGGGAGGGATTCGGGGCGAATAACACGGAGATTGACTCCGAGTCTTACCTGAAGAATCAGCCCGAGTTCAAGAATAACCGTTGCCTCATCCGTAACCAGGCGCGCCCCTTCTTGACCATCCCCTTCATGGGCACGGGAAGAGGCAATACCGACGTGGAGTCCATGCTTCAGCACTCCGAGCAGGTGCGTGAGGGCAAGGAGTGCGGAACAATTACAGAGCAGGCGTTTGACGGCGTGTTTGAGCCTCTGATTAAGCCCGTGCGTGAAAATATCCAGGACCCGAAGCACCTTGTGACGGAGTCGGCGGCGACCGGCTGGATCCGCGGAGGAATTCCGAGCAGACAGTATCTGCGCGATGTGAATTGCTAAGTTCCCGGTAGTGCGTAAGTTCACATTATTTGCGAAAATATCAGATGATAAATAAAATATATAGAATAATTAAAATGGAAAGTGTGGCAGTAATGGTAAATGCTGCGGATTTAAAAAAAGATTCTACTTATAAGCTTGGTTCCACTATTAAATTTCAAGTATTAAGTAACATACTATCCTCCAAAACAATGAACGGTATTACATTTTATAATTATCTTATTAAATATATTCATAAAGAACAAATGAATAAAATAGAAGAAGAAACTTTCACAAGTGAACAAGAATTTCAAGAGATTACTTCAGGAGGAAGACGCAGAAAGTCGAGAAAGGCTCGTCGTGCTCAGAAGAAGAGAACGCGTCGCTCAAGACGCTAAACAATTTTCCCGTAAATTTTCTCCAACCTTCTCACAGAAGCTATGGAGACAATCGGCACGCTAGATAAACACGGATGGGAGAAAAAGGAGAATCCCCAGTCCTATAGCCTTATGCCCAGTTACGCAGAGCATCCGAGGCCTTCCCAGCACATTCTCGGCATTGTGGGGGGCAACGAGGTGCCCTATAAGAATCGTGTGTTCCAGGTGGATGCCGAGTCGGATCTGCGTGGCATAACGAGAGCGAATACCTTCTGCCCGAAACGCCAGCACGCGCCTTCGCAAGGAGATCCCTCTGTAGCCAGTATCCAGCGCGATACGCCCAAGGAGAAGGTCACCATCGCACTACACAAGGAGCCTCTGAAGAACTCACAAATGTGGGCATACCCGGCAACCCTCGCCCCGGAGGCGATGACGATAGAAACATGCCTACGGCCGGAGAAATATTGAATTGCCCTGTGTTAGAGGAATACGAAGATGTGCTCTATTGAACCGAAGCAGGCAAATCTCACAAGCTCCAAATGGGACGACGTCCATCAAGCCGACGACCAGAGAATCTCCACATACGCTGGTCGCTATGCTTTTACACCCTATCGCAATTGCTTTGACAGTTTCCCTGTGAATGCCACCACTCGCCTACAGGAATCCGGCAATGGCTGGGTCACGGGCAAGTGGCGCACAGATGTGGAGTCTGATTTGAAGGGCGTGGGGCGCCCTCCCACTCGTTGGCGCGAGGACAAGCTTCTGTACAATCCCGAGACGAATCCCATCAATAATGCGGGCTATACGAACGGCCCTGACGAGAACATCTCAAACAACTTCAACCGCCTCACAAATCCTCCCTGTACTTTGCGCGCCACAGGATGGAATCGCTGGCAACCCCTTTTTCACAATCCTCAAGCCGTCTTTGAGACGCCATTTGATTTCTTTATTCCTTCTCGCTTGATTGATAAGGAGCGTTGTAAGGCGTCCAAATAAGTTTAATAATCACTTGTAGTATGGAATTGGCCGCCTTAGCACTTCTAGGGGGCGCAGGATTCCTCATGGCAAAACATGCGTCGCCTACACCGGTATATCCTACGAATTCCAGGGGATCCAATCCCATCGTAAGAAATGCTATAGGGACAAAAGAGGCTTTCGTGGGAGCTCCCGACGTAAAAGCGGGCGCACCTAACGCCGCGCAACTCAATAAACAGTATGCAGACAAACTAACAAAGTCAAGTGTCCGTGGAACGAATCCCGAGCTAGATCTGAAATACAATGACCTCATGGGCAGAACGCCATTTCCTTCTGAGCCGGTACCGTCTCCGGGCGGAAGACTTTCTATACAACACCCGTCAGTACTCAGCTCCAGCGCCTTTGTTTTTGCCACGCCGGCTCCTATTGCCACGGCCACTCCCGATGTGATGATGAATGCTGGGGGCATAGAGGAGAACCCGAATTACATTGACGGTGACAAGATAACAAGCTTGCTCACAGGCCAGACGATGAATACGAGCGACTTTGTACACAACAATATGCAGCCCTTTTTCGGCAGCCGAGTGCGCCAGAATGTGGGCCCAGATGCCAATACGGGTCGTCTAGATCGTTACACCGGCTCTGGATCCACGGATATTCGCAAGAAGGAGGTGGAGCAGATGTTTGACAATACCACCCAGCCTTTTGGCAATGTATACGGCCTGGAAGATTCGTCCGAGTTCATCCAGGGCCGTATCAATGATCCGAGGAACCGCGCGGGAGAGCGCCCCTTTGAGCCTGTGAAGGTGGCCCCTGGCGTTGGCGAGGGATTCAGCTCCACGGGCAAGGGCGGTTTCCAGCAATTGGAGGTGAATGAGCTGATGATGAAGAATATCCGCAAGACGGAGGATCTGCGTGTACTCACAAATCCGAAGGAAACATATAATACGCCGGTGGTGCCTGGCCAGCAGTTCATTGGCAAGGCGATGGACAGCCCTGGTGAGGTGCGCAAGTACCGCCCTGATACCTTCTATGTCGACGAGACGGGCGAGCGCTTCGGCCCTGGTGGACAGACAGCGTATCAGAAGGAGACGGTGCGCCCTATTCAAGTGATGCCTCACACGGCGCGCGAGGACACGAGTGTGGAGTATAAGGGTCCTGGTGGAAGCCAGGAGTTTGGCATGAACTACGTGGTGGGAAGCTATAAGACGCCCGCGCACCAGCAATACGCGGGTGCCGGTTACCGTAACGCCGATGGCACCACGTACATGAAGCAGGGCGCCCAAGACGATTATGGCAAGGAGGGCTTTGAGATTCGCCCGAATGAGCGCTATTTCACCGGCGACAGGAGCCAGGGCCTGAACTTGTCGCCGGCCGAGGCGGGGGCGGTAACCACGCACTACGAAGATGAGTCGCGCCCGACACGCCGTGGAGAGACGATTGGCAATATCCACCAGGCGGGCGTGGCCACAGGCTATGCTAACTCGGCTCCTGCGATTACCGTGTGGGATCCTAGTGATGTTGCGCGCACCACGGTAAAGGAGGGCACTATACGCATGGACTATTTCGGCGGTGCTGCCCCCGCCGATATTCCCACGCGCCTCAAGGTCTATGACCCTGCCGATATCGCGCGCGTCACCCAGAAGGCACAGATCTCGGCGAAGTCGGCCTATACGGGAGGACCGAAGGCCGCCCATGAGCGCCACACGAGCCACATATCCGCGTACAATATGCGCACGAACCCGAATAAGCAGATGGTGACGAAACGCCCTGCGCTAGGCGGTGGCAATATACAGATTTTCAAGGGCGACGAGCCGAATGTGAGCTCTCGCAAGCTGGACACGGACATTATAAATGACCGTGCTCTAGCCATAGGCCGTTCCATAGATTTCGGGCCTGGGGCGGCGGATATTGGTCGGGTGAAGTATCGCGCCCCGCCTCGCCTTGATGTGTCCATGGAGAGGAACCAGCGCGAGATCATTTCGCAGACGCAGAACAATCCTCTCATGCAGAGCCTCCACGTAAATGCCGGCCTATGAGAGTAAAGCCTCTTCTCCTGAAGCTTCCTCCAAGCGACGAATTGTATGAAATCTGGAAGACATCTCGGACATTTTGTCGGTGATGCCATTCAACCACACGGCTCTTTCGTCATTCATGGCGAGTGTTAAACAACTAATCAAACACCCTTTTACACAAACCCATTGACGATGTATAGTATTAAAACGCTGTAGGCAGTCTTCACCTGCCACCACCGAATCCAATAACTGTGTAAGAGATGTGCTGAGACGTTCGGCTTCTGTAGTCAATCGGACGCAGATACGGGTACGGAGAGCTTGGAGCCCATTTACTTATTCCAAATTATATATCTCCAGGAGAGGAGTATATATAATAAATTATATATCTCCAGGAGAGGAGTATAACAGGCTAAATATCATACCATCGCTTTTTAATGTAAATGCTATTACTGATATGGTAATTGGCCAGATACCACTGTTAAATGTTTGTCTAATAGAAAAGTCATTATTTAAACTATTCAATATTATAGTCAAAGGCCTTCCAACTCCGCCAGATACATCAATTACTGTATTACATCTGTCGAGCATAACGGTAAATTCCATTCCTGGATATTTTGTAGCGAGCGTTTCATCATAATCTAGTGTAAAAATATAGGAACCATCAATGTCTGACATATTACGGATATCGACGTTTATTACATGATTATTTAAGGGGTCAATTGCCAAGGTTGGTTGCCCACCAGCCAGAGAAGGTGTAAAAGATTGAACATTATAATTTCTCTCACTCATTCTATACAAATCCATATATTTTACGCTAGAAACACCTAAACATCCCTTTAACACAGTCTCTAGTATGCCACAGCCGGCATGGTTGATTTATGGCCCACCTGGATGTGGAAAAACGACCTGGATTCTCGCCCAAGTCAAACAGGAAAACAAGAAGCTCTTTCATTGGAATGCGCGCACTGATAGAAGTTTGAGAGAAGGCCGGGAGAATTTACACAGACAGGTGAGGAGTCAAGAGCCTCTCATTGTGTGGATAGAAGGGGCGGATGATTTGACGCCCGAGTCCCAGGCATTTTTGCGGAGAATCTTGGAGACGGCCTCGCCCAATGTCCAGTGTATCTTGGAGTGTAGGGATCCACAGCGTATTACGCCGGCGATTCAGAGCAGGTGTGAGTGGAAGCAGTGCGGATTCAAGAAGTCGTTTCGGCGAGAACAACAGCAACAGACGATTGGGAATAAACTTCCCGCGAGACCAGATCAGACAAAGGATGAATCTTGTCGCAACGCCTTTCATCAAGCTGAACAGCCCGCAGATGTGTTAAAGGGATATTTGAAGGACTCTGCGTTATGGGAAGACGCGCTCTTGTCCTTGCGGGCTGTTGGAAGTGGTTCCAGCCCTTGGGCACATATGTATTATATGCGTGCGGTCAAGGAGAGGATAATTCAATCCAAGGAAGCTTAGAATGGATGGCCAAGAGATTTCTGTGTACGGCGAGGCGAAGGGGGAATATACTCGCCAGCTCTGTGTGTTTCTGGCTCCGTGCCTAGAAACGTATTTCCTGCGCCTTCTGGATGAGGCGAGGAGTCAGGCCGAGAGTTCTCAGAAATACTTGTGGACATTCCAGAATCTGCTGCAATGTATCCCGGACTGGAACCAGGATAAGGTGGTGCGAGAGACGGAGGTCATTCAGAAGGATTGTAAGTGTGATTACTTGGAGGAGCTTCTGACTGCCGTCTTTATTGCGCACACGAAGGTGCTTTCTGCGATTCGCCTGAGCACGAAGCAGAAGAAGTTACAGATCACAATTCCGAAGATTGACCATTTTCTCCATCGCGTGTTGTCAGAGTGTGCGCGGACTCTCTGGACGAACGCGTTCTTGTTTGTGGACACGAGCAGTATAGAGAAGCAGAAGAATCTGCGCCAGGTCTCTGGGCTGATCCATGATTCCATTTTACAGGCTATTCGTGGACTCCTTCCGGTCAGAACGATTCTGCGCGAGTACCTACACGAGGATGAGGAGGAGGGAGAGACACCTGCTGCACCTGCTACAGCCATAGCACCTGCTCCTTTAGTTGCAGCAGAGGAGGATGATGAGGAAGAGCCTGTCAAGGCGCCTGCTTCCGAAGAGCCTCCCAAGGCAACTGTCTTAGAAGAGCCTCCCAAGGCAACTGTCTTAGAAGAGCCTCCCAAGGCAACTGTCTTAGAAGAGCCTCCTAACGTAGCGGAAGAGCCTCCTAACGTAGCGGAAGAGCCTCCCAAGGTAGCGGAAGAGCCTCCCAAGGTAGCGGAAGCAGTCCCGACACAGCCGATGATTTACATTGATACGAAACCCTCCGTATCGTTTGCGCAGGAACACGTTATGTTTGACTCCAATACCTTGGAGGCGAATGAGATACACGATCTGCCTTTCGCGGAGGCGGAGACGCGCGTGGAGGAGCCCGACGAGGATGAAGAGGAGGACCTCGATAAAATAAAAATAACGGACGAAGTTCTCACAATGGATGCGGATGAAATACTCTCCTAGAAAGATGGAGGCGCCTTAGATGGAGGGCATGACCTTTACGACAAAACCCGGTTTCTGGATGGCCCTGGCGATTGGCGGAGCCTTAGTGGGTGCTGCGAGTTTTGCGCAACAATCAATGACGAGAAAAGATGGCGAGCCGTATCGCCTGAGATCCGTGGTCCGCGACTTTATCCTAGGAGCGTTCCTTTCTGCCACGATCTACATGATGCTTCCGGACTCGGTGGATTCTTGGGCGTCGTCTCTCATAAAGACAGGAGGTGGTGTCATGAGCGCGAGTGTATCATCGGGCGCTTCTTCCGATGTTGAATTACACACAGGGCCGGCGAGGTTCTAGACCAATAAATTCATTGCGTTTGAAGAATGTTTGACATATTTTTAGGCAACCATACGCAATATAGCAGTTATGTGTAATTATTTATACAGCCTTACATTATTCTTTTATCTTTTTTGAATTATAATAATATTTATATAAAATATAAATGTCTTCTATTGTTCGTACATTTGCCGTTCCCGGTAAAGACAGCAAATTTGACAATATAAGCACGGCAACTTATCAGGATGCTACACTGGCTGAGAATGTCCCCATACCCTTTACTGTTAAAAATGGTGTATTAGATATCGCCATTACTAATTCAAGTGTAGAGGACTTTGTGAATAATGGAACTGAACCAAATGACGACACAGAGTATCAGGCAAAACAGATGGGTGGAAGGCGCCTTGTTACATCTATTGGACCTAACTTCAACACATATTTACGAAAGCGTATTCAGGACATTGATACTCTAGCTTCTAGCTATTCTGGTGAACTTACTATTTTTGTAAATCCCGTAATGACCAAAGTTCAGCTTGCTCAGCCTGGAGAAGTACTAGGTCTTACATTTGAAAATGTGTATGGCGTAAATACTACCGCGCCTAGTTCAGATGAATATATCGGTGGCAATGAATTAAATAAGTACTTCACGTCTTGGGTTTTTTATAAACCTTTGACTATTAGATTTGTTTCATCAGCCAGTATAACTGGATATAAATATATTACATTCAGCACACATTATGATGGCGATTAAAGATAATACAGCCAATTTATGTGTATTTTAATAGTTACAAATTTGCGGGAAGAGGTCTATAACTAGCATTAAATACTTATTTAAAACTATGTTAGCACTAGTATTTACAACCAACAATGCTCCCCGTCATTATATCCATAATAACATACGATATATGGTTCTATATATCACATGTTATATTACATCACCGCGCAGTCTACAAGTATCATAAACAACATCATGAAAAACCAATTCCACAATTCCTAGATACGTACCACGGCCACTGGATAGAAAGTCCTTTCCAAGGCATCGGCCTCTTTATACCCATGTTATTTATCGCCTACTCGGCCAAAGATTTCTTTACAGCCACTATCATCCTAAATATCCGCGGAATGATGCGCCACGATCAGCGCGCAGTATATCTGATCGGCAACCACCATCTTTTACACCATTTACACCCGGCCTACAATTTCGGCGAGTATTGGCTAGATTCCCTGGGTGGTACCTTGTATCCGAAGCAAGAGGAGTACAGAGCTGGGCTCTTATACCTGTAGAGCCTTCAACGCCCTCATCAATCGCTTGTATTTCATGCGTGCTCCAAAGATAAACCCCGCACTAATATCGGCCTTGATTGCGTCAACCAAGCCCGACATCTTCCCCTTTTGCTCCTCATCGTGAAACCTATCCAAATGATAATTGGGCTCTATGCGTTGAACAACGAGCTCCAGCATACTCTCTTCACGCCAAGAGCGCTTATTCCATCCTATAGTAGCCAGCATATTGGGCGGAAACTGTGGTTCGTATAGAAGTGCTTTCAAGACTTTCTGTAAGTGCCAGAGGCTATAGCTCTTAAGGTCGCGCAGGACAGAATATTCCACCTCCACGAATCCCCCCTTGTCCACCCTCTCATGAATACGACGAAGTACAAGTGCCTTCAGCTCGGCCGTCTTCTCCTCTCCCAAATCAAAGCATGTCCCAGGATTCCGATATACTTTCCCGTCCATCAATGCCATATAAGGATAATAGTCTTCTTTCAGATATTTCTCAAACTCGCCAAGCTCCATACAGATCTCAGACATCTCGTAAATATTCGTGGCGCGCCCTCCAAGACACAGAACTCTCTCCAAATCTGCAATACTCATATGGGGAGTATGTTGTCCATAGCCGTCTACGCGACGAAAGCGATGCTTAAATAGCTCGGTAAAACTCACCATCTCTTGTTCATTATGAACATCAATAATACAGATGACCTTCTGATGGAAATAATGCTCGGCAATATACGCAATATTCCTCTCAAGGGTTCCATGAAAGCTCCAGTTATTGCAGAAGAAGACATTAAAGTCCGAGAACTTCTTCACATTCAGAATTCCCTCTTGATCCAAATCACCGGCTCCCATCATCAATGAAAGCCCATCTGCTGGAAGCCATTCAGGAAGACATTCTACGCCTTCGTGAAAGTTTAGTACGTGCTCATTATCCATGGCAAAGGGGACTTGTCTACCCTATTTGCCTGGTGTTTCAAATTTATTGAGACTCTCTATTGCAGCGAGAAGTGTTTTTATCAGAGCCTCTTGCCTGGCTATTATGACTGATTGATTCTCTACAACACCAGCAAGTGTATCATTACTCTTTTTCAAACGATGTAACTCTTCTAGGATACACTGATACTCCTTCTCACCTGACATCTCCTACTATCAATACATCAGCAAAAGAGGGGATACAACTTCACCTCGGCTCCTAATGAGTCGCGCGCTACCTGGAATCCGCTAAAAATCTCTTTGCGGATCTGGTCCTGGGGCTTACAATTCGTCACCTTCTCCGAAATGTGCTGGTATAAGTCAAAGTCCGGGAATCTCTCCTCGCCGTACTCCTCACGCAACACATTGTTTCCGTCATCGTCAATGAGCCACGACCAGAGGAGATTCCAGAAGGGCGACACTGTCTCATTCACCTTCCACAAACACTCCTGGCTGAGAATAGCTCCATCGGGCTTCTCTGCTGGCTGTTCCGGATATAGCGCGTCAATCACACTCACGGCGTAGCGACAGAGGTCAAACGAAGGGTTCGGATAAATAGGTGTATCAGACCCCTTTAACATAGATCCAAAGGCGTACTGACCCTCAGCATCTCCACCCTTCTCATAGTCGTCGCTCACGAACCACTGCTCTCCCACACGATAGACCGCGCGACCGAAATCAATGAGGCACATGATTTTTCCAAAGGTCGGCACCTTCCATACAGTACCATCGCGAGAAATGTAATGTAGCCACTCTAGGTCTGTCGTCTTCCACACGATGTTATTCGTGTGTAAGTCATTGTGCGTGAATCCGAGGGCGCCCTGCGCAGCACACAGCGCTGCCACAATCTGGAATGTCCACGCAATCCAGCGCTGTTCCCAGGCCTCTGAATGTCTAGGCGCACCTACTAATTCGCCCTCGTCATCTAGCATAGAATCCAAGACGCCCTCCATCTTCTCCTGGAAGATCAACATCACGGGAAACTCCTTCAGCTCCATAAATACCGCCGAGTCTTCATAAGATTCTTCTGATCCAGAGCCACAGTCAGATTCATCTTCACCAGACCCAGAGCAAGATTCAGAAGCAGACGCAGATTCCATGGTCTCCACACTCTCCAGCTCCACAATCTCAGGGTTCAGCTCAGCCGCATCCTCCAAACTAATATGGCTCGCCTCAGACCTCGGCGTGGAGTAGTGAAACGTGGTGGAACGCATAGATGAATTCGGGGTTTCTATCTGTGACGCATCGTCGTCAAAGTGTACGGAGAACAGTCCCTGGCGGCGGCGCTCCCAGAACAACTTGTAGCGCCGATAAGACTCATACTCACCGCTGATATTGTACCGGTACTTGTCGGCCACGCCACGATAGCCACCATAAAACAGGCAGAAATGCGGGCTAATATTCCTCTCGCGAAGTTGGCCAAGTAAATAACTCGCCAGGCCATCCACATACGCCTGATTCATCGGATTCCCCGCCTTTGCCTCACGCCGCCTCTCGCCCTTCTCAGGGCTAGAATAATAGGTCTGGATTGTGCGAATCGGATCCAGTAAATGGGTCACCTTACAAAACGCATTCTTAACCTCCTTTGACACAGTTTCTATCTTACACTCCCCGGGTCCATGAAAATCTACGGTACGCGCAAATAAGTTGTCCGCTGCCAACTGGCCCTCAGAGGCCGGCAATGACCCAAGGAATTTTCCAATGATTGGTGTTACAGATGTTACTCCAGTGTATCCGGCAAGACGAGGTGCCCCGGAGAATCTCCTCCAAACAGGCAATGCCACGGGAACTGGTTGGGTTAAACACGGATCCATTCTAGCGGCGCCGGCGGATTTCCAAATGAGCTCGTAACCGCACGACTAAGTATTTTCACCCGCCTTAATACAAGAAATGGCTGACAAGGGTGATGCATTGAACGTGGGTATCCGGAAGTTTGACATGAAGATGATTCCGCAGGATGCGGTGTGCGTTTTCATTGGCAGAAGACGTACCGGCAAGTCCACTCTCGTGAGAGACCTCCTTTATCACCATCAGGAAATGCCTCTAGGAACCGTGATCAGTGGCACAGAAGAGTCAAACCAGTTCTATAAGAAACTCATTCCCCCGCTGTTCATCCATGGCGACTATAGTCCTGTGATTATTGCGAACTTTTGTAAGAGGCAGAAGATGATTATGGCGAAGATCAACAAGGAAGTGGAGACGTATGGTCAACAACGCACGGATCCGAGAAGTTTCTTGATTATGGACGACTGTCTCTATGATGACAGTTGGCTCCACGATCGCAATATTCGCTATCTGTTCTTGAACGGTCGTTGGCTCAAGGTGTTCTTCATCATTACTATGCAGTACCCTCTCGGTATTCCTCCCATGTTGCGCACGAATGTGGACTATTGTTTCATCCTCCGAGAGCCCTATGTGACCAATCGCAAACGTATTTTTGAGAACTTCGGCAGTGCGTTTCCGAGTTTTGAGTTCTTCTGCCAGGTCATGGACCAGTGTACGCAGAACTATGAGTGTATTGTGATGAACAATAACTCGCAGTCCAATAAGCTGGAGGATACGGTGTTTTGGTACAAGGCCGAGATGCACGGTGAGTTCCGCATAGGCGCCCAGGAGTTCTGGAATCATGCGATGGCGAATTATAAGGAGAAGGATGGCGAGGAGGGGAATGAATACGACGCTACGGCTGCGAAACGGTTGAAGGGGCCGATGATACAGGTGAAAAAATATCCGATGCAATAAGATTGATACTTCTTAGAATGGCGCTTACAAATGAAATGAAAGATATTGGTCGGGTTCTCCTTCTTATGTTTGCCCTTGGACTATTGCTAGTGATTCTAGGAAAACCCATTTCCGAGGGATTTGCGAGCGGTGGCTCTGCGCGCTGTGGAGTGGATCTGGCCCCGTGCGACGCGGGTCTGAAGTGTATCAATGGCTTCTGTGCGCAGACAGAGCCGAAGGCGGCCTATGATAAGGAGCCTGTTCCTCTTGCTCCCCAAGGCGTCTTATCACCCCTGCCGTATTTTTAGAGCGGTGTAATTAGAAAGATGGCTAAGTTGACCATAAAGACCGGCACATGGTATGTACTGCTCTTATTGGTTGTATTGCTGGCGCTTTTACCTATTCTAAAAGGGACATCTAGTATTCAGGGATTCACAAATCCTAATTATCCGGCTACGTGTAATCCTGTTTGTGGCGAGGGCCAATTCTGCGCGAAGGAGCCGAATACATGCCTTCGCATTGGTACACAATATCCGAATGCGGTTCCTACCGGCAACGCCTAATCCATGCGCTCCATCTTGCGCTGAATCGCCAGATCTGCGGGGCCAGAAAAGAGGCCGTCGTAGCTACTGCCTCCTGCTTGCGCGGCGGAAGCAGAGGCGGAAGCAGAGGCAGCAGGCACTGCCTCAACACTCGGCGTCAGAGTGGCCTCAGGTGCCACTTCAGCGGCCGTGCGCGTCTTCGCATTCCCCATGCGCGACTTCTTTTGCTCGTTGTAAAAGACTTCGCGACTCTCCTCGTTCTCCCGGTACTTCTTCATCAGAGTGTTCAGCTCCTCGTTCGCGTATTCCTGATCACCGACCTTGTTTGCGTCAGGCTCCCAGGCCATCCACTTACCGACATAACCCTGGTAAATGTTGAAAGAGGGGTCGGCCTTCTGGAGGCGCTTGGCGCGCGCAGCTGCCTCGGCCTCCGACGAGAATACACCGCGCACCTTGATACCGCGCATGGTCGTGCGGAACTCGTTCTTCGCGAAGAACTCCTCCTCTAGCTTGGAACCATGAGTAAACAGGAAGTTGTCGAACTCCTCCTGAACCTTGGAATCGGCCAGCTCGCGCATGTTCTTGCGCACGTACTGCTGGAACTCCTCTACGAGCACATCGACTCGGAGAAGATTCTTGCGAATCTCGTCGGCAGGCTTTAGAGATACCGCAGCAGGCGTAGCATCAGACTCTGCTACCGCAGGAGCAGGAGCAGGCGCCTTGTCCAGGTTACCGGCAAGGGTCTCCAGCTTGGTGTTGATGGCACTCACCTGCTCAGCCAGCCACACCTCCAGCTTCTTCGTACGCCACTCCAGAGCATAGTTCTGCATAAAGTTGCGGAAGAAGAATACATCCTTGTTCGCCAGAACCTTCTCCGGGCTGAGGAAACTCAGAAGCACAATCTTCTGGCTACTGATCTCCGGATCCTCGCTCAAAAAGTCTTCCTCGGGCTCATTACGCGTATGCGGGGAAGAAGTAGGAGCTCCAGACATTTCTGAAAGTGTATGTGGCACTCTGTTTAGACCTTCCATCCCGGGAAAAAAATCTATGGAACGAATATAGACAAGATGGACGTAAACGACCTTCTGACCCGCATTGTGAAGTATGTAGTGGAGGGCATTGCCGTGGCCCTGGCCCTTGTGTTTATCCCCCGTAAGCAACTGCCCATGGATGAGATCCTCACGGTGACCATCATGGCTGCCGCGGTGTTCGCGGTGCTGGACATCTTCTCCCCCTCCATCGGCGTGACGGCGCGCCAGGGCGCGGGCTTCGGTATTGGCGCGAACCTGGTAGGTTTCCCCATGCGCTAAACAAGCCATCCCACCTCTTTAATCAAACACACTGCGCCCGTGAATATCACGCACGCAATGAGTTTTCCATATAATGCTTCCGGCACATCGCCTCATACGAATCCGAGCCACCGACAAAGATCTGCTCGCCACCTTTGGATCCGCGCACAAGTGCCGAGAATAGACCTGCTGTACCATCACCACATCTTTTACACAATGACGTGAGACGCTGGACTTCGTCGGCAAGAGGCACGAGACGAAGAATGTCTCCGAAAGGCTTCCGATCAGAATCACCATCTAGGCCAACAACGACCACATCTTTCCCGTCCTCCTCAACCGCCCGAGCAACGAAATCATACAAATCCGTGAAGAACTGACCTTCCTCAATCACTAGTAAGCGCGCTTGGGTATACTCGGCCCTTTGCTCCAATCCCTTTAACACAGTTGCTCCAGTAGCATCCATGGATGCCAGGTCATGTGTCACAATCTTGGATTTCTCTGAGTATCTAGTATCAGCCGATGATGTAATCACGAATGATTTCCATCCGAGGACTTCGGCGCGTCTAAGCCTTGAAATAACGGCTGAAGATTTCCCAGCGAACATAGGACCCATGATAATTGTGAGAGAAGGCATGGGCGTGAAGGACTTGTTTGTTTAACAGGGAGGCAGGGTCAATTTTTTATGACTTATAAAAACAAAGGAATATATTATCATTGACTGGACTTAGCTCACAGGCCTAAATAGACCTAATATACTGCCACTGTAAATCCGCACATATCAGCCCCCAAATCTTATCCTGGTTGTAGAGCTTATCGCGGTTTTTCAACAGAGGAAAGCACTGTAAATAATCATCCAGCTCTAGGAGCTCGCAGAACTTGTACAAGACATACGAATAGGACAAGAAATTGCTCCTGTTCTTTGGACAGTGCTTCACAAATGAGCTCTGGATCTCTTTGAACATGAATCGCAACTTCTCCTCCACTTCGCGCGACATCACAGGAGCCGTTTTTCCATTGATACGATTCAAAATATAAGGCACGTGCTCGTAAAAATTCGTGTGTTTGAGTTTCTTGAGAATCTCACGAATTTTCGCAGGTTTCAACCCTTCCGTGCTAGATATCCGCTCCTTCTTGAGCTCCTCCATAATTTCATCAAAGACCTCCTCAGGAATCTCGGTACTCTCCTTGGCCTGGAACTGGGCGAGCCACTCATTGAAATGGTTGATGCGCTTATAGGCATAATATGTGACCTCGCGAGGAGGATCCTTGTAACTGGGCTTATCACTGTCTATGAGAACGAACTCCTGGTAGCCACACTGGTCACAGAAAAAGAGGGCTTCGTTAATACTGAACGTCATCTCTTTATCACAGCGATCACAGATACCATACGGGTCTTCTATAGAGTTCGTGGACTTGGCGTGTTCAGGATCAATCTTCTGTAGATATTTTTCTAGTAAGACCTCGCGCCCTTCTTCCTGCTTCAAACCCCTCTGATGCGGAATAATAGGAGATTCAACAACGCCTTCATTCAGGGCGGCCAAAACACTCCCTGGCTTTACTTTCACAGCCTTGGAAGAACCTGTGGAACCTTGCTGGATCTTTTCCTGGAGATCGTAGTATTTATAAAGTATCTCGCCCGTCTCAAAAAAATAGTCGTACATTGGCTTGTTATCTTTCCAATCATCCCGCTTCTTCCTGAGAACTTCGTACTCATCTTCCAACTTCGTCTTTTCCACAACATCCGCACACGCTTCTATTCGTTGCTTCAGAACCCCGAGTCTACTTGTCATATTCTCCACTTCCTCTTTTTCTCTCTGTAAATTCCCGACCTGAATATGGTGTAAATTATCTAAGGTTGTTCTTGTAGGCTTCATTCTAATCCAAGGACAGGGACTAGTTTAGGTCGGCTTTTATATGCATTTACTTTATCTCTGAAGAATAAATGCGTAATCTATGTATTTATTATATAGATTTATATATTATATGTATAACTCGCAATTTAATCAAGATAAATATCTAGAGGAGAATATTTTTAAAGGATATAAAAATGGCATATTTGTAGATGTTGGTGCTCACGATGGCATAAGTATAAACAATACCCTATATTTTGAAAGATATAATAATTGGTCTGGTATTAATATTGAACCAATAAAAACAGTATATGATAAATTAATAGAGAATCGGCCAACTAGTATTAATATTAATTGCGCTGTATGTAATATCGATGGAGAAACTGATTTTTTCTGTAATATAGGATATACAGAGATGATTTCAGGAATAGCAAATACTTTTCATCCAAGGCACATGGAAAGACTTAACTATGAGAATTTAATAAAGGGGTCAATAACAAAAATAATTAAGGTAAATACGAAAAAGCTAGAAACAATATTTAATGAACATGCGATAAGTCATGTGAATTATCTATCTATTGATGTAGAAGGCGCAGAATTTGAAGTAATTAAATCTATAAATTTTGATAAAGTATTCATAGATGTAATAGGGTTTGAAGTTAATTACGAAGACGCTGGTGTACCTATTGTAAAATATTTAGAAGAAAGGGGCTATATCACAATACATAAGGAATGTGATTATATTATGATACATCAAAAATCGAGTTTTTATAAAATTGACTAGGCAATATACAGATAAAAGACGCTAGGCGTTTTTAACTTTAGATTTAGAGAGTAATTGTATAAAATACTTAGTTGCTAGGTATATATGAACCCAGACCGGCTACTATCATTGACAGGTTCTCTATACATCTTCCCAGGATATATATCACTACAAAAGGGATATAATTATCATGCTTCTACATGCTTCTTATTAGCATTCACATCTATTGTAATTCATAATTATCATCATCCAACATTACTTATAATAGACCAAACAGCTCTACTGAATTATTTGATATGTTCCTTTTACATAGGGTTTTCTTATAATGTATCTAAGAAAACCATAGGACTTGGAGTTCTTTCTGTATTATATTCTGCTTACATATATATAATCGGTAAACAAACGGGTACAATGGTTTGGGACAATAATGTATATGTGAGAATCGCATATCATTCTTTGATGCATCTTTCAACAAGTTCCGTAGTATACTGCGCGATAAAGGAGGCTACACACAAAAATTGACCAACAACCCCATAAATAAATACAGTCTCACGAAATATGGATAAGACACTAAAAGAACTTATAGCGCTTTGTAAGGAGAAGGGTGTCAAAGGATATAGTGGAAAGAAGAAGGAGGAACTTGTGAACCTACTGGAAGAGCCTTCTACGCAAACGCAACAGCAAGCGCAAGCCCCTGCTCATCTCAGGATGGTGGATCTCTTCGCGGGTACGGGTGCGTTCAGCCTAGCCTTTGAATCCACCGGTAAAATCGCCGTGTCATTTGCCAATGACATGGTGAAACATTCCAAGGAGGCCTATGATGCGAACTTCGGCCACAAGCTTACTCTAGGGAACCTGAACGACATCAAGGTGGAAGATATCCCCCCACACGATATTCTGACCGGCGGATTTCCTTGTCAGCCGTTCAGCATTGCCGGCCATCAAGAAGGCTTCAATGACGAGCGCTCAAACGTATTCTGGAAGATTCTCGCCATTATTGACCATCATCAGCCCCGCTGTGTTGTCCTAGAGAACGTGAAGAATCTCGTCACCCACGACGATAAGAAGACATTCGAGACGATTCGCACGAATCTGGAAGCCCGCGGATACCACATTTGCCACAAGGTGCTGAATACCTCGGATGTCACGGGCATTCCTCAACACAGGGAGCGAATTTACATTGTCTGTCTGAAATCCAAGGCGATTTATGACAAATTCAACTTAGATTTCCCCAAGATGGAGAAGAGGCCTATTGCCGAGATGCTAGAGACTGAGATTCCCGCCAAATACTATTACAAAGAGACCTCCAGTGCCTGGCCCTTGCTCAAAGACGCGGTGACGAAACCAGCCACCATTTACCAGTATAGGCGCGTCTATGTGCGCGAAAACAAGAGCAAGGTCTGCCCCACGCTCACGGCAAATATGGGCGGTGGTGGGCACAACGTACCGTTCGTACTCGACAGCAAGGGCATTCGTAAGTTGACGCCAAGGGAGTGTTTCAACTTCCAGGGATTCCCGCAGACATATGTGTTGCCTGCGCTATCCGATGCGAATCTCTACAAGCTCGCCGGCAATGCGGTATCCGTACCCGTGGTCAAGCGAATTGCGGAGAGGCTGGTGCCACTGCTAGCCGAAGGCTAACAAGCTCCATCGGCGTAATCACGCGAATACCTGTTTTTACCATTTCCCATATAGCATCGGACCATCCGTACATCTGCGCCACTCCTTCTTCCCTAAGGACAGCGTAGGCACCACTGTGCTGAGCGCTCACATTCCATAGTATCACCATACACTCCCCTTTTACACAAAAACCAGAGGTAAACACATCTTCATAATCCATGTCTGTGATTATAATCAGATACTTCTTGTCACCAACAAGCTCATATGCCTTCTGGAAGTCTACTTTCCCGCCCCGCCCAATGGAACGAATAGATACCATCTTTTTACGCAGACTATCTTCAGCAAGAAATGTATGCCATCGTGGCTCAGTATCAAAGGTGATCACACGACCACTGAGGATACCCATCGTCAATGATATAGCCAAAGGTCTCCCCCACATCGATTCGCTGAAGTCGCACATAAATACGGTATCTTCCGAAATCTTAGCCTCAGTGACGCATTCCACGTCATAGTTTCTAGCCATTGTAAGCAACACAGGTGCCAGTAGTTTGTCAGCCACAGCTGATGAAAATATTCTCTCTCCCGGCACTGCTGCCGCCACTACCGCAGCCGCTGGCGGCAAGGCCGGCGTAGCAGAGAATCGCTTCAAGCAGGAAACTGTGCCACGATATCTACGTATCTGCTGACTACCCAGAGTCCATGGAAAGAAAAGCCGAGCAAAATGCTTCGTCAAAGGATTCCTCAAATCCACAGGAAGGCATCTCACGAACTGGCTCGGCTTCTCCGATTCCTGGTCTTCCGAAAACTGGCCAAGGACCACCGAATCAATCGCCTTATCCCCCGCCTCCGATATTCCATACAATTCCCATAGATCTCCCCACGATCCGTGTATGGGCACCCGCCTTAGAATGTCCTCCGCTAATCTAGGAAACCCCTTTAACACTTCTCTCATAATCGCATTATATCCTCCGCGATTCCCGAGGCGAAGCCAATAAAACGCCAAATCCACCACCTCTTTCTCAAACGCACCGAGGGCCTGGCGAACAAGCCCAGGGTCTACGGGTCTCCGGTGAAAAAGCTCTGTAAAGACACCCTCTTTAGGTGTTTGCGCAGTCATTGAGTAGTTCAACCCACCTATCTTTAGGCAGCTGCGAAAATTTCTGCGAATACTGTAGGAACTCCTCTCCGGCAGATTTTTTTTCTAAGTTAGGGGTATAACAAAATGACAGGTGGTGGTCTGATGCAGCTCGTGGCTTATGGCGCCCAGGATGTGTACCTGACGGGTAACCCCCAGATTACTTTTTTCAAGGCGGTGTACCGTCGCCACACGAACTTCGCGATGGAGTCCATTGAGAACCCCTTCAACGGCAACCCTCGCTTCGGCAACCAGGTGACCTGCACGATCCAGCGCAACGGCGACTTGATCTACCGCATGTACCTGCAGGCGACCCTGCCCTCCGTGAAGCTCCAGGCCGCCGACGGCTCTGGCGCGCAGTTCCGCTGGCTCAACTGGGTGGGCCACAACCTGGTTGACTGGGTGGAGCTCCAGATCGGCGGCCAGCGCATTGACAAGCACTATGGTGACTGGCTCCACATCTGGAATGAGCTCACCCAGGAGCCTGGCAAGCAGGCGGGCTACGCCAAGATGGTGGGCAACGTGCCCTACCTGACCAACCTGATCGTGCAGGGCGGCGAGGACTGCGACAACGACTGCGCGGGCGGTGAGCCCAACTCCTCTGCGGAGCTCCTGGGCTGCACGCCCGAGTACACGCTGTACGTGCCCCTGCAGTTCTGGTTCTGCCGCAACCCTGGCCTGGCGCTGCCCCTGATCGCTCTCCAGTACCACGAGGTGCGCATCAACCTGCAGTTCAACGACCTGAACAACCTGGTGTGGGACTCTGCTCCTGGCAACCCCAACGTGCACGTGGTGCGCGACCGCGTGAACTCCGCCAACCTGGTGGCGGCGTCTCTGTACGTGGACTACATCTACCTGGACACGGACGAGCGCCGCAAGTTCGCCCAGGTGTCCCACGAGTACCTGATTGACGTGCTCCAGTTCACGGGTGCGGAGTCCATCAACTCCTCGTCCAACAAGCTGAAGCTGAACTTCAACCACCCTTGCAAGGAGCTCATCTGGGTGGTGCAGCGCGACTCCTTCGTGTCTTGCGACGACGCGGTGGTGGCGGCGTGGAAGGGCCAGCAGCCGTTCAACTACTCCGACTGGTGGGACCGCTCCTGCCTGGAGTCTGGCTACTCCGTGACGCGTGTGGAGGGCATGGCGGGCAAGAACCCCGTGGTGACGGCGCTGCTGCAGCTCAACGGCCACGACCGCTTCACGGTGCGTGAGGGCGACTACTTCAACCTGGTGCAGCCCTACCAGCACCACACGAACGTGCCGGCGGTGGGCATCAACGTGTACTCCTTCGCGCTGTCCCCTGAGCAGCACCAGCCCAGCGGCACCTGCAACTTGTCCCGCATTGATAACACCACCCTGCTGCTGACGGTGTCCAACAACTCCGTGGGCTCTGCGACCAGCTCACAGGTGCGTGTGTACGCGACAAACTATAATGTGTTACGCGTGATGTCGGGCATGGGTGGGTTGGCGTATAGCAACTAAGGACATTCATGACACAAACGCGTCATGGAGTCACATAAAGTTATATTTAGTATGTGACGGTGTCCACGGAAACAGCCTAGTTGGTTAGAGATCCGGCAGGAAGCCGTGGACGGCTTAAATAGTTTACACGTTTCTATTATAGAATGGAAACGTGTAAAGCAACCATACAGGAAGGTCCTAGAAAAGGAAACCGCTGTAAATTCCCTCCAAATTCTACAATGTATTGTGGACGCCACCAGAGGAACAAGATATATGATGATGGGATGGCAGAAGGTAAGAAGTGGTGTAGGTTCTTTTTTAGAGGTTGTAGTAATGAGGTCTTAGAAGATGGAATGACTTCTTGTGAAGATTGTAGGGCAAGGCTTATGAAAAAGGATAATGACTGTAAACATGAAGGATGTACGTTCAAAACGAATGATGAATACTGTAAGAAACATGTGCGCGACATTTATTATTCGGAGGAAAAGGAGAAGGGTATAGCCTACTGTGATATAGCGCGTGGGTGCTTTACTGTACTAGACGGATCTAAGAAGTCATGTGACAGATGTCTAGAAAAGATAAGGGAAACGGATAAAAAGCGTTTAGATTCTCGTAGACAACTTATTGAGGTGGCACAAACTACGAATAATACTACAAGGTCTTGTATGAAGTGTACAAAGGATTTTGAATCATTTCAAACAGGACATAGAAAAGATTCCATGCATTGTAAAGAATGTTTAGAAAAACAGGCGAAGTGTGATAAGAAGCGCGAAGATCGTGTGAGGAATTATAAAAAGGAGCGTATAGATAACTTAGATAGTTATTATAAAAGCCATGTGACCAAATCTTTAGTTAGAGGCTACGGAGACTTTCAGATAAACTTTGATGAGTTCAAAGAACTTGTTACAAGTGCTTGCCATTACTGTAAATCAAAAACAGATTCAGAAGCTGTGGGTATTGACAGGATCAATAATGATATAGGATATACGAAAGAAAACTGCGTGCCCGCGTGTTGGACGTGTAATAGGATGAAGCATTTCTATCATCCCGCATTTTTCATAGAAAAGTGTAAGATAATGGCAAAACATATGATTCCCTCAAAGGCTTTTTATAAGAAATGGTCGCTATATTATACTAGAACAAATTATCGCAATTATTCGGCATATAAAAGAGAGGCAGAGGGGCGTAAGTTAGACTTTGAAATTAGCCAGGAACAATGGGATTGGTTAAGCCGTTCTCCGTGCTATCTATGTGGATTCCAGTCAGCAAAAGGAATTGGTTTGGATCGTGTGGATAATACTATACGCAAATATACTATTGAAACATCTAGGCCATGCTGTGGTTCTTGTAATAGTATGAAGAATGAAATGAGTCTCCCAGACCTTTTACAAAAGTGTAAGGTTATTTCTGAGGCATATCCTTCCTATGAACAGTTCGTCTCTGTGCCCATCTCCAAGAATCCTCTGAAGCCTCTGAAAGAGGTAAAAGAGCCTCGCACGTACTGGAAGGCGAGCACCGTTTATTACGCAATTATGGGTAATTCTACGGAAGCCTTTTATGAGGCCTATAAATCATCTATCATAGAAGATGAATTTACCGACCTATGTAAGGTTGTTAAGTCTTCACCGAAGGATGATGCGCAGAAACGCATAGATACCTTTCTCCAAACCATGCGTAAACGGCGGTATCGTAAAAACCATATAAACACCCCCAGCAAATAACTCACAATGGAATTCTTCCTCAGAAAAAGCACCCTTGGATTTTTCTCGGACGCGTTCCGTCTCTTGGAGAACTATATCATATGTAAACATCAAGGTGTGACACTATATTTGAATTCTGCCGAATGGACCTTCGCTCATACTCTCGGCTGGTCAGACTATTTCACAACAATGGCCGAGAAGCCTGAAAGTCCCGTGCCAGAAATTGCGATTGACAGAGAAGATATACGCCTCTTCACTGTAGCTGAGTACAAACAAGCCATAAAAGAGCTATTTGACTTCCAACCCCACCTCCTAGAAAAAGCCCGCAATCTTCAAAAAGAGCTGGGACTTGATACATACATCGCCGTGTTTATTCGCAGAGGCGATAAACTACTGGGCGAATCTTTATTTATACATATGCAATTCTATGCTAAGTCTGCGCTAGAAAAGAATCCGAGTACCATCTTTGTTCAGACAGACGATTATAGAGCCTTCTTGGAGTTCAAATATATTATACACGCCATAAATAACACAATCCGTGTCCTCACAACGTGCCCTGAAACAAAGTTCGGCATGTTTTTTACACCCCTTGATATAGAGAAGGCGCGCCCAGCCTTTTACTTACACAATAATATTACATACAAATTTTCTAACAATATTGAGTATTTATCCACGAATCTTCCCCAAAAACCTCTAGTGGATTATACAAATGCCGAAATGCGTGAGCACGTGGAGGAAATGTTGGTCGGCATTATTGTTTGTCAACAAGCAGAGTATATCGTCATAGATCATATGAGCAATGTCTCGCGCTTTATTCATTTCTCACATCCCAGGGGAAAAGAAGCTATTCTCGCCATTGAAGATATGGATCTAAAAATCGTAGACAATGTTCCGCTAATACCAAAATATAAGTATACGGAAGATAAGGTCATACGAAATCCAAGATATCATTCCATATATAATGACTATAATTAGCAGGAATGTTTAAAGGCGTTTGTAGGTAAAAATATCTAGAAGAATGTCTACAGAATATACCCCCCCAGGACCCATCAATACATGGCACAGCTACGCAGACCGTTTCCGCATTGCGCGGACAACCACGGTAGCCTTGCGCGATCCCTATATCATGGACTGTTATGTTCGTGATGGATTCAATCACATTCGCCAGCTACACTATGACTACAACAAGATTGCGCGTGAGCCCACAAACGGTTGCTATGTAGAGCTTTCCGTAGAGGCAGGTATCGGTACTATTCCTATTGACTCTCCCAAGGCGCGGAAGCTCATCAAGCGCATCTCGTATTTCTAAAAATTGAATCGCCTCGCACCCCACATCACATGTCCCTACACCCTATAAATGAACTCGCTCATTGTGCCCTCTCCTCAGACGAAAGCAGTGATTGTATTCATCCAAGAACATCTCGGTGAATACAGCCTATGTCTATTTGGCCTCTATTCATTCCTCGCGGCCCTGGCCCTCGGCTACTTGGCGAATCAGTTTCGCAAAGTCATCCTACTATCTAACCAGCTACAGCCTGACCTTCTTCAGGTATGGCTAGGCACATTCCGCTTTAACAAATACGGGCGCATGATTGAAGGCAACATCAAAATGTTCCAGGACCAAGTGTTTACACAGAAGGAGAACAGCGACTGGCTCTACAAACGCGCATCGGGCAATATGCCAGACCCAGCATATATTTCCCAGATCGTGGCATACGGTTCTAAAGACAGCATGACACACATTCGTTACTATGGCTGGAATCACACGGCCCACTGTATTCTACATCTAGAAGACCCAGAAGACATTCGCTATCTTGTTTCGGCACGAGAGGTTCTCGCACTCCATCTCGCTGCTATCAAGTGGTCCCCCCAGCTTCTACAGAGGGACTCTGTGCGAACCTAACACGATTCCATGGTACGCCCAATGACGGCACACGCAATTCGCCGACCTGAGTGCCCCGTCGTCAATGAATCCTCTTTTTCACCTAGCCCAAGATCGTCCGCATCTTCGTGGACAATTAGAGAACGCCCAAAGAGCTCCTCAGCTGACAAGCCTCGCAACGTATACACGTACGTACCCACCCCAGAGATATTTCCCAGATCCCCAGTATGTCTCGGACCCTTGGAGCCAGGAGGGCCGCCGTGTATGCCAGGTTGCTCACCCTTGTGGAAATGCGCACACGCCCCCTTACATCCTTCCCCGCGTAAATCACCCGCCTGATGAATATGGAAGCCGTGCTCACCCGCAGGCAACTTCGTGAATACGGCCTCTACGAGCACACTAGCACCCTTATTCGTGAACGTAACATCCCCTTTTACACTACGCGTATTGAACACGGCAGAAGCAACGGCTTGTGGCATTTGCTTATAAGTCCACAGAAGAAGTTTAGACCCTATGATAATACATAAATAACGCCGTAGCTTGAACCTATAATACAAATCCAATATGAAATATCTAAGGTACTCCATTGAAATCCTTTGTCCCAATCCCCTATAGAATATTTTGTGAGAAGGGCCACAATCAAAGGTATAATTATATAGGGAGATAAATTAGACTGATTTTTAACATTAAATAATAGTATTGTTGCTAATATTGAAAACAATACCGTACTCAATATACGAATCCACAATAACATATCTATATAGACCGCTGAACATTTCAAACGGGCACTAAGCAAAACTTACCTTCCCTAAGGGTCGGCCGTAAGGACGGCACTTACGGTAAAATGGGCTTGAATCTTGTTTAGAAATGTTCAGCGGTCGCCGACCAATGGGGCATTTAAAATGCCCCATTGGTCTAATATAATCTTAATATTATCGGGACATCTAATTCCTCCGCACATTCAAGTACTCGGGCGAAGAACTATACAGAACCCCTTTTACACATTCCCGAGTAAGCTCTTCAGGCTTATGAAACCCGATGTTCGGAAAGGCAGTACGCACAATGGCCTCGTCATCCTCTGCCCAGTGAGTAATACCATCGTGTGGATAATCCTTGTCGCGCCCACATCCCACGAGTTTGATAGGCACCTTCTCATAATTCACATAATTCCGCAACATCTCAAATGGCCTATACAACAAAAAGGGGGTGATCGTGTAACAGACCACGATTTTTCCTGCGTAGGTCATGCCTATCGCCACGCCGATCATCAAACTCTCCGAAGAGCCCATGTTGATGACGCGCCCAGGAAAACGCAGGCGCAAAGAATCTAAAACCCCAAATCCAATGTCAGCGGTCAATAGGACAATCCTATCGTCCGCAGCCATTTCTTCCTCTAAGAAGCCAGCAAATAGCCGACGCATCTTCCTTTTCATAAGGCCCGAGTTTTAGCCCTTGAAAGCATACAAGGTGTCAAAGCCGATCAGCTCCACCGTGTATCCACACGATTCAAACACACCCTTTAACACATTCCGATTCTCTTCGTGCGTTCCCCCCATGGTTCTGTGTACTTCCAAGAACCACGCCTTCACAATCCCTTTTACAGGCTCAATGGTTTCGCGAGTAATCGCCACCATCTCAGAACCCTCAATGTCACACTTCACAAAGTCCACCACCTGTAAATCAAACTTGCGAACAAGGCTTTCCACCGTCATGGAAGGCACGCGAATCTCTTTGCCATAGTTATTCACAAGACTATTCATCGTCGTGTTCTCGTCACACAGATAAAAGACAACCTCTCCATTCGTGGCTCCTAGCGCATAGGGCAGAGTAATAATATTCTCATAGGGCTTTGTGAGCTCAGCCAGAATCTTGAAATGCGCAGGAGTAGGCTCTAGTGTATAGACCTTCTTACAGCGGTCGTGTACATGTAGACTGAACATGCCGATATTCCCGCCGAAATCAAGAACCACAAGGCCATCCTTATCCTTGAAAAAGCGGTCATAGATACCTTCCGTGTTTATCTGCCGCTGGATCACCTTGAAGTAGCTGGACGGACGCTCAATATGATTCACAACCTCCAGTGTCTCACTGTAAACCGTGAGCTCCTTCCCCTTACTCGTGAGAAGTTTCTCGCTAATAGATAGCTTCTTCTCGCCCGAAATAATATACTGCATGTAGAACTGTGCGAGATTCAGACGTAGCTCCAAAGAAGTATTCGGCCAATGGATGAGGAAATCCCCCTTCTCCCACTGCCCCCTATGACCCTGGTCGTCTGCCGAGAACTTCTCTGTACTCATCTCATGGGCGAAACCCCTCTTGGTCCATTTAATTGTCCTGTACTCATAGGAATTGAAGCGGTGCTGAGGCATGAGTTGAATCATCGGCCTATACCGCTTTGACAGACGCCCATACCCACCATAGGAATCCTGGATGAATGCCTGCTCATGCGGATAATTTTCAACAGAGCGAAGCATTTCATCCAAATACCGATACGTCTCCGCCGAATTTCTCATGAATAGATTGCCCGCATTAATTCCATTCGCATCCGTTGTAATAAGCATATGGACACTCGGATCCACCCCTTCCACAATGGACTCCAGCGTAATATTCATATTCGTGATGAGGGTGTCGCACTCGGAGAAAAACAGCCACTCCACCTCAGGATGCGCATCAAACGCATCCTTGAATAAATATGCCTTCTCGTAGCCCATCGCGATTCCATGCCACCCAGAACTCTTCACAACAAGTGGATATCCGTGCTTCTCGCAATAGACCTTCTTGTTCTTCTCCAGAGTAATATCAGCCAACTTCTGGTATCCCTCGTCGTGTAGACTCGTCACTACGAAACGAGGAGCCATCTAAATTTCTATCCGGGCTAAATCGTTTAGGCGTCTAACAATACAGCAATGGCCACACACATCCTCGTCACAGGCATCCGCGGACTAATAGGTTCCCATCTGAAAACCGCATGTGAAGCCCAAGGCTACACAGTGTATGGTACAACACGCGCCGACTCCATAGAATCCACTCTCAAACTCCTCAGCCAAGTAAACCCCGCCTACATTTTCCACACGGCTGTGGAACTCGCCGATGAATCCAAGATGTTCTGTACCAATGTCTCTTTGACACACGCGATTCTCCATTACTGTAAGTCGGCAAAGGCTTCTCTCAAGCGCCTAGTAGTAATTGGTTCTTCCAGCGAATACGGGCGAAAGAACGAGCCTATGGCGGAACATATGGCCCTAGAGCCAGAAACTATTTATGAAGGCACCAAGGCCGCTGCGACAATGCTGGCACGCTCGTTTAGCATAACTTACCATATTCCGACCCTCGTCATACGCCCTTTTACAGTCTATGGGCCTGGCGAGAAGCCGTCCAAATTTATTCCGCTACTTTTGGCTCTTCCTGATAAGATCCGTCTTTCGGAAGGTGTACACGACTACGTATATATCGATGACTTTGTGCGTATCCTCCTAGAACTTGTGAGCTCGTGTAAAAAGGTATTTGACCTTGTGAATATAGGCACGGGCAAACAAACGACGAATCTGGAAGTTGTCCAGACAGTGGAACGTCTCACAGGCCACATCTTTTCCATGGAGCCGGCGGCGGCGAAGTCATATGACTCTTCTTCCTGGGTCTGTGACCCAGAATATCTGCGTAACTCCTATGGCCTGGTGGCCACCACAGGTTTGGAGGAAGGCCTAAAATTTACCATCCGAGCCTTAAGTAATGGAGCGCATCATTGACATCTCCTATCGCCATCGCCTCGCACACCTTAGCAGTTGTCTGACAATGTATCCTATCCTAGAATCTATATATGCCACAAAAGACCCCAGAGACCTCGTGGTTCTTTCTGCCGGCCACGCAGGTCTGGCTCAGTACGTGGCCTTGGAAAAGTTCGAGGGCCAGAACGCCGAAAAACTCATGGAGGATTTTGGCGTACATCCTGCGAGAGACCCTTCTCGCGGTATTCACGTTTCTTCGGGATCTCTGGGAAGCGCCGTGCTCGTGGCGGTAGGCCTCGCCATGGCCGATCCTTCTCGCCGTGTCTTCTGTCTTCTTTCGGACGGGGAATGTGCCGAAGGGACTGTGTGGGAGGGTCTCGCCTTTGTCAAATCACACAGCCTCACGAATTTAATCCCGCACGTGAATATCAATGGCTACGGCGCATATGATGCGATTGATAGGGAAGATCTCGCAGCCAGGCTCAAGGCCTTCTGTCCTTGGGTAACCATACACCAGACCCAGAATCCCGAGGCACCTCATATGCGTGGCCTAGAAGGTCATTATCATGTGATAAAAACGCAGGAGGAACGCGATAGCCTCACATCACTCGTACACAACGGATAGCTCATCCTCGCAACCAACCCTTTTACTCCATTCCAAACAAGCATCCAGACCTTTTTGACGACGTGTAAGAGGGTCTGCTTTTATCTTCTTTGAGTAGTGCTTCCAGTGCCACTCAAAGCTGAGCGCAGAATGCTGATTGGTAAAGCCTGTCACGTGGCAGACGCGATACCACTGCGCAGGCCTTCGGCCAGTGGCACGAGCTCCTCCTGATAGTAGCCCGTTGTGTTGTGAAAGCCGGCGATCCAGGTCAACGGTTGCTCCAATATAGGTATTGATTGGTTCAGAGGTTGTGGCGAGACAGTAGACGAACCACGACATTTAAATCAGATTTCTACTGTATATACAGGATGGTGTTAAAGTACACGGTTGTGTCTGAAGTAGGAGTGCGTGTCATTACGCGCGAAGGGCTTGAAGTCTGGTGGGCCAGGCACGCTGGCTATATATTTCCCACCATACCTATGTTTCGGTATATGGTGAATACGCCAGATAATTATGTTCATGTCATTCAAGATTTGATGAGTGACCAGGGTATACGCGGGGAACATATCGCCCAGGGTTCTGCGCTAGAATCCATAGGACGGGATTTCAGCGTGGGTTTGGCAGGTGAATACGGCCTTGTGCGCTTTGTCATGGTACGTTATCCGGGCGGAGAGGACCTTGGATATCTTTTAGAGAGTATTACACCGTCTACGAAGTATCCAGAGGTTGCTCTTGATATACGCCAGGAGCTTGATAAGTGTCTCTGATAAAATTGAGAATGGGCCCGTCCCTACGGAATAGTCCCGCCATAATGGAACGAGTTGCAGCGTGTCCCGTATGTTCATCCCATACACATTCCGCCAGTGACTGTACAGCACTCACTGGCGATTTGAAAGAGGGATTCTATTCTCCCCCGAGTGGTTATCAAGGGGGCGGTGACGACGAGGATGATAGCCTAGCCGATATAAAAGAAATTCCCTATATAGGAAACAAATGCCTGCGTGGAAAGTTATTGGCCAGTATCGCAACGTGCCTCTTCCCTTCCGCCCCTTACCACCGGCCGGTTCTGATGTGACTCTCATACCCCAGAAGATCCAAAGCCCCCCGCGCCTCTCGCTGTCTCGTCTAAGGAATCCACCACCTTCGTCTGAGAAATCCAACCCATGTCAGGAGCAACAATCTGCACAAGACGATCACCCCGTTTTACGGTGACCGGCTTGTCCGTAGTATTCCACAGATATGCCATGAGCTCTCCGCGATAGCTCCTGTCAATCACACCCACGGAATTACAGAGCATCAGCCCCGTCTTACTGATGCTTGACCTAGGGAGCATCCAGTAGTGACAACCGGAGCCAGTGCCCTCGGAAAAGCTCATCACCGCCTTCACGCCCATGGTCACCAGTATTTTTTGTCCAGGAGCAAAGGTCACCTCGGCAGGGACATAGAGATCATACCCCGCGTTCTCGTTATCACGGCTTCCGTTGGAAACATAGAAGGGCTTGGCATCCTCAGAAGGCAAGAGGCTCAGCGTATACGGCATTCTCCTTGAAATACGCAGATTCCCTTTAACACAGACAACTCTTATCTAAACATTCTGTAGAAGAATGTCAACACATACATATGATACAACACCTCAGTCTATAATGTACTGGGCGAATTCAGAACTAGAGCATATAGGGCGCATCGCCTCCATGAAAGACAAGGACCTCCAATATTCCTATGCTCAATCCACCGTCAATGGAATGGCGCATTTGAAGGATGCGATTTTCCAACTCGTGAATGATACAGAATATTCTCATCATAAAAAGGAACTTTTAGTCACACACGGAAAGGTGATTCGCGCCATGAAGCACCTGATAAAGGAATATCACGTGAATTTGAATGATATCCGCAAGTTCAATACGAGGAAGGTTCTTAGCAATTTCTCTTACTTGAAGGGCCGTAAAACTACTCGCCGTCGCAAAACTTAGATACCATACACTAGAATGGGTGTATTTAATGATCCAAAAAAGCCACCCAAATTCAAAGCTGCCTACGGAACCGCGAAAAAAGCACGAAATACTTTAAAACGGCTAGGCCGAGCAACTCGTAGTAAGGCACAACAGGTCGCACGCACTATGTATTATCGCGCAAAATATCATAAATATCAAACACCTGGTATGAGAGCTGCGATGAAAGTGTACGGAGATTATTTGAAGACTCATTGAATATTTTTCCAAACGGCGATCCAATTAAAAAGTGATTCGCGCGGGGGCTTAGACAATTCATCCCAATCAACTAGAAGATGCCCGCCGGGTTCAACTTGCCTTCATCAGAAGTAGAACCCATTGTTGGCATTCAGATTTGCGTATTCAGTCCTGAGGAGATTGAGCGCAGGTCAGTCGTAGAGATCACGAACGCCGGCACATATGAGGGCACCGAGCCGAAAATCGGGGGCCTGTTTGACCCCCGCATGGGTGTTCTTGACAATGGCAAGGAGTGCCGAAGCTGTGGGCAGACGAATCACAAGTGTCCCGGCCATTTCGGCCACTTCCGCCTCGCCCGCCCCGTCTATTACATCCAATTCCTGCCCTTCGTGCAAAACATCCTGTCCTGTGTCTGTATTCGGTGCTCCAAGCTTCTCGTGGACAAGAACTTCCGCAAGCATTATCTGAAGCGCCGTGGCGAGGCGAGGTACCGCGAGGTTCTCGCAGCGTCCAAGGAGATTAAGCGCTGTGGTCAGGAGACGGAGGATGGCTGCGGTGCTCGTCAGCCTGACCGCTATGTGCGCGAGGGCATTGCGCGCATTGTGGCCGAGTGGGAGGATGCCACCGGAAATGGCGAGAAGCAGAAGCAGAGTCTGGAGGTTGAGTACGTGCTCCGCCTCTTCCGTCGTATTACCGACGAGGACGTGGACTTCCTCGGCCTGAATCGCTTCTGGTGTCGCCCTGACTGGATGATCTGTACGGTCCTTCCCATTCCTCCTCCGCAGGTTCGTCCCAGTGTCATCCAGGACAACAACCAGCGCTCCGAGGACGACTTGACACACAAGCTGGCCGAGATCATCAAGACCAACAATACCTACCTCCAGCCCCGCATTGAGGCTGGCGCGGCCAAGTCCGTCATTGACGAGTGGACGAACGTGCTCCAGTACCACGTGGCCACTCTTGTGGACAACCAGATTCCTGGTGTGGCTCCGAGTGCGCAGCGCAATGGCCGCCCTCTCAAGTCCATCCAACAGCGTCTGGGGAGCAAGGAGGGCCGTATTCGCTACAACATCCAGGGCAAGCGCGTGGAGTTCAGTGCGCGCTCCGTGATTACTCCCGACCCCAACATCTCCATCGCTGAGCTCGGTGTTCCGGAGAAAATCGCGATGAACTTGACTTTCCCGGAGCGCGTGACCAAGTTCACCAACGAGCACCGTGGAAACCTGGACAAGCTCTACAAGCTCATTCGCAATGGGCCTAATAAGTACCCTGGTGCGAAGACGATTCGCCACGCCGATGGGCGCATCACGAGTCTGCGCCACGTGAATACCAAGGAGCTCGTGCTCCGCGAGGGCGACATCGTGAATCGTCACCTTATCGACGGCGACGTGGTGCTCTTCAACCGTCAGCCCACGCTCCACCGCATGTCGATGATGGGGCACAAGGTGAAGGTGCTCAAGGGGAAGACCTTTCGCCTGAACGTGTCCGTGACGGCTCCTTACAATGCCGACTTTGACGGTGACGAGATGAACATGCACTGCCCGCAGAGCTATGAGGCTGCCACGGAGCTGGAGGAGATTGCTGCCGTGCCTCACCAGATTCTGCGCCCGCGCGACGGTCTTCCCGTTATCGGCATTGTACAGGACACGCTGGTGGGGAGCTATCGCATCACCAGGGACCATGTGACAGTGAATCGCAGGGAGTTCATGAACCTCATGATGTGGAACCGGCGCTTCGATGGCACTATCCCTGAGCCGAAGGGCGACGACGGCAAGTGGACGGGGCGCCAGGTGCTCAGCCAGCTCCTGCCTCCCATCAATCTGGAGATGAACAACAGCTCCAAGCGCAAGGTGGTCATCCGCGACGGCGAGATCCTGGAGGGCCAGTTTGACAAGGGCATCTTCAGCAAGGCGTCCAAGGGCATCATCCACATGACCTACAAGGACTACGGGAGCAAGGAGACGGTGGACATGATTGACGCGCTCCAGAACACCATGGAGCAGTTCCTCGTCTACAACGGCTTCTCCGTGGGCATCAGCGACTTGATTGCCGACGCATCCACGAAGGATGAGATGAACAAGAAGATCAAGGATACCAAGTCCGATGTAGAGACCCTCCTTTTACAGATTCACCAGGACCTCTTTGACAACAACACGGGCAAGTCCAACCAGGCCGAGTTTGAGGACAAGGTGTTTGGTACTCTGAACAAGGCCACGGAAGGCGCGGGCGAGTCTGGTCAGGCTTCTCTAGCGAATGAGAATCGCATGACGGCGATGGTGCGCGCGGGGTCAAAGGGCGGGCCGATTAACATCGCGCAGATGATTGCGTGTGTTGGCCAGCAGAACATTGAGGGCAAGCGTATTCCGAATGGCTTTGAGGACCGCACTCTCCCGCATTTCAAGAAGTACGACGACGGCGCAGAGGCGCGCGGGTTCATTGAGAACTCTTTCATCGCTGGACTGACGCCGACGGAGTTCTTCTTCCACGCGATGTCGGGTCGTGAGGGTCTCATTGATACGGCGGTGAAATCTGTAACAGGTGATACCAAGATTGTTATCCTTGAGGGTGGTGCAACAAGGTGTGTGGAGATTGGTGAGTGGATTGATCGCCTGTTATATGACCTTAAAGATAAGGTTGAGTATTTCCCCCAAGATGCGAATCTGGAAATCTTACAACTTGTCCCTACTGTCAATATCCTCACATGTGACGATAATGGTGTAATTTCAAAGGCGAAAATTACAGCCGTAACTCGGCACGATCCTGGGGATACTCTCTACAAGGTTGTTACCCAGAGTGGTCGTTCTGTAATTGTCACTGCTGCAAAGTCGCTCATTGTGTACAATGAAACAACTGGATTATATACGGAGAAGCTCATGACAGATGTCAACGTGGGGGATGCTTTGCCCGCAATTGAGTCTCAGGATGATACACTTGTTGTGAAAGATTATATTATCAGTATTACACCGATTGATGTACGTGTTGGAAGCTCGGGGTATTTGACTTATCCGAAGATGTACGACCTTACAGTACCTAGCACTTTAAATTTCGCCTTAGAGAACGGACTAGTTGTACGCGACACGGCCGACACAGGATACGTACAACGTCAGCTAGTGAAGGCGATGGAGGACCTCGTGGTTCACAACGACGGCACTGTGCGCGACGCCAACATGAATATCACGCAGTTCCACTATGGCGAGGACGGCATTAATTCCACCAAGATTGAGAGCCTCGCCCTAGAAATCGGTGAGCTCACGGACGAGCAGATTGACACCGAGTACGGCCTGAAGGGCGCCGACCTCACGGCAATCCTGGGCGAGGGCGTGGACCGCGGGAATGACGCGGATCTCCTGAAAGCCTTTGCCGACCAGGTGAAGGCCGACCGCAAGATGTTGGTGGAGGGCGTATTCCGCGGTGGTCGCGTGGGCGGTGTGTTCGCTGCCGTGAACATGGAGCGCCTGCTCTTCAACGTGAAGGTGAAGTTCGGCCTGAATGGCGAGCAACGCACCAACCTCACGCCTGCGCATGTGGTGGCCGGCGTGAACGCCGTCGTTGAGAAGACGCAGAAGTTCCACAAGATCTGGGCTGCCCTCCTGCGGTTCTATCTGTCGCCCCAGAAGATCATCGTGCGCGACCGTTTCACTGAATCTGCCTTTGACACCGTGTGCGAAATGCTCGTGACGAAGAACTGGCAGGCCTGGGTACAGCCAGGCGAACTTGTGGGGATCATTGCCGCCCAGAGTATTGGTGAGCCGTCCACGCAGATGACGCTCAACAGTGTGGACTGGGACACGAAGGTGATGATTGCCAAGAATGGGCGGATTGTGTGCCCTGAGATTGGCGAATTCATTGACGCACAGCTGGCAGAGAACAAGGACAAGGTCAAGGTGTTCGCGAATGACCAGGAGTACCTTGAGCTCGGTCAAGACGATAAATGGCAGGCCATCAGTTGCGACGAGGACGGCAAGATGATGTGGACCACGCTGGAGGCCGTGACTCGCCACCCCGTGGTAAACGAGGACGGTACGGACACAATCCTGGAGGTTGAGACCGCCTCAGGGCGTACCGTGAAAGCCACAAAGGGCAAGTCGTTCTTGATGCTGATTGATGGAAAAATCAGTGCCGTGAATGGATCCGACATCAAGGTGGGCGACTGCCTGCCGATGGCGAACTCCCTCGCACTTGACCAGCTCAAACAAATCTCCTCTCTATCGCTAAGGGAGTATCTCCCTCCCACGGAGTGGCTATATGGCACGGATGTTCAGCTGGCACTCACCCAGCTACGTAGCCAGGAGCGTCACTGGTTCCAGAAGAACAACGGCAACCTATTCACAATCCCCTACAGTCGCAGTGACGCGTTCCGTGAGGCCTTTGAGGATGGCAAGAACACTAACGCCGACAAGATTGTATCGGGCTATGTATATCCTGCGCGCACCCGCCCCGATGTGAGCCAAATCCCCGAGGACATCCCTTTAACACAGGATTTCGGTTTCTTCGTGGGCGCCTACCTTGCCGAAGGAATGAGCAACTCCACGCAGGTGAACATCACGAATAACGAGATCACATATCTGGAGAAGGTGAAGGGTCTCATGGACTCTTGGAATGTCGGTACGCACACCGTGTGCGAGGAGCGCGAGTCGGCTAAGTCTGGCATTAAGGGCACCACGACAAGTCTGATTATCCACTCCACTCTCTTGGCAACTCTCATGCAGAAGGCGTTCGGTCGCGTCAGCCACGAGAAGACCATGCCTGACTGGGTATTCCAGGCACCCACCGAGTTCGTACAGGGCCTCGTGGACGGCTATGTGAGCGGTGATGGCTCTGTGTCAAAGAAGAGTGGCTATATCACGGTGACTTCCGTGTCCAATGAGCTGTTGACCCGCTTCAGCACGCTTCTCGCCAGGTACGGAATCTTCGGGCGTATCTCAAGCCATATGCCGGCCCTGAACAAGTTTGACTCTGTGCGAAAGGCGTATACATATACGATTCCCACACACTATTCTAAGGTGTTTGCGGAAACTTTCGCTCTGTCCATGGACTATAAGCAGGACATCCTGGATTACCACTTCAACCTCATGGAGAAGGGTAGCATGACTCGTCTCGATACGACGGGCGAGGTCGTCTGGGATGCGGTCGTGTCTATCAAGGAGGTCGTGCCGATGAAGGGCAAGGTGTACGATTTCACCGTTGAGAAGACTCGCAACTTCATGACGCACTCGTGCCATATCCTGCGCGATACCTTTCATCTTGCTGGCGTGGCCAGTAAGTCCAACGTGACCCGAGGTGTGCCTCGCCTCAAGGAGCTTCTCAAGGTGACCCAGAATCCGAAGGCCATGTCGCTCACCATCGCGCTCCTTCCGGAATTTGCCAACAACAAGACGAAGGCGCGCGAAGTGGCGCAAGAGCTGGAGCTCACTCTTCTGCGCGACATGACGGTGAGGACGGCCATTTACTATGACCCCTCAGACTCGGCAAGTATTCTCAAGGAGGATCGTGAACTACTGGCATTCTACAAGATGTTTGAGCTGGCCGAGGCACCGGCTGCGTGGAGCAAGTATATTCTGCGTCTGGAGCTCGACAGACAGCAGATGTTTGACAAGAACATCACTATGGACGATATCCACTATGTCTTGCGTGAGCGCTTCGGCAAGGACGTGAACATGGTATACTCGGACTTCAACAGCCAGAAGCTCGTGATGCGCATTCGCCTCCTCATTGCGGGCGAGACAATGTCAGACCCGTCAAGTCTGGATGTGATGTCGGCGTACAAGAAGTTCCAGAACAAGCTTCTGAACTCCGTGATTATCCGCGGTCTCCCTGGAATCAAGGCGGCGACTTTCCGCAAGGGCGATGGGCGCTTCCTATTCAACGCGGCCGAGGGCAAATACGAGAAGACGGAGGAGTATATCCTGGACACGGACGGTAGCAATTTCCTGGAGGTTATGAATCATCCTGCCGTGGATGCCACGCGTGTGTACAGCACCCATGTACATGACATTTATTCCCAGCTCGGCATTGAGGCAACGCGGGCTGTCCTGTACAATGAGATCCAGACCCTGTTTGAGGAAGGCCAGATCAACTACCGGCACCTCGGCCTTCTGGTGGATGTGATGTGCAGGGCCGGCCGACTGATGTCCGTGGATCGCTACGGTATCAATAAGCTGGACATTGGTCCTCTGGCCAAGGCGAGCTTTGAGGAGACGGAGCGTATTCTCTTGAAGGCGGCCGTGTTTGGTGAGATGGACCCTGTCACCGGCGTGTCGGCGAGTATCATGACCGGCCAGCCCATTCGCGCGGGTACGGCCTTCAGCGACATTATGCTGGATGAGATGGCTGTGCTACGCCTACAGAAGGGCCTGCCTCCCGCGGCGCCTCTGGGTGGGGACGACGAGGGTCCCACACAGGACCAGGTGGACCAGGAGCTCATGCTGGATCCGAATGACATGTGCTCGCAGAGCCGTCTGCGTCTGAATATCAATCTGCCGAAGGCGAAGGCTACCCTGGAAGATGAGCCAGATATTGAGATCGCCGTGGTGGAGGATTAATAGAAATGGGCTCCAGAAAAAAATATTTTCACTAAGTATAAAATGTCCTCTGGATCGGTTGCGTATTCTCAGCGCTTGACTAAGAATTTTTTAACAGTTCAAAACTCTAGTAGTAATGATGCAAATGAGACTGTGATATTCTTAGAAAGTGACTTTGCGACGTGGCTTGCTGCCACGGCGAACAGGAACAATATTTCTAAAGTTGGAAGCCTATATATCGTAAAAGGAGTAGCAGTAGACGTAGTTCTGCGTGGCGATAATGGATTTACAATACTAAACCACAGCGGAGTTAATGTGGACGCTGGAATTACATTAAACGATATGGGAGGGGAGATAAGAGTTGGTTCTGCCACATCAAGTGATTATGTAGTGTTTAGACGTATTCAAGTACCTGGCACTATCTCCAACGAAGGTGGAGGTGGCCAGGTAGGCTATGTAGTAATTGATAATAACATGATAAACCTTACGAGACCGCGCTTCAAGGTTACCGTGGCGCGCGTGTAAGTTAAATAATCTTTTAATTAACTTATATTTTGTTTCACATACAAAATATAAGTTATACATTATCCCAGGCCAAAAGCAAAAGGCTAAACGAACCCCATGGATACCTTATAATGTGGTCCATGCCACCCTGGGAAAATAACCAATGTATTTCGTTTCAGGGACCACTGCCACGAACTACATGCCTCCAAGAGGGCTGGAAGGAGATGGAACACGACGCCATCATAGAGGCGAAAAACCGGATAGAGCACATAGATTCCCACGCAGAGTGGGAAATCCGCAAGAAAATCACGAATCCCTACGAAGCCATTTTTTCAGGCAGTTCCGAAAACACCTTCCCCTCTCTCACAAATCTCCATCCCCTCAGCCGTTCCTATTTCAAGATGATTGAAATGCTGAAGATCGCAAATTTCTGGAAGTCCGTAGACCACAAAGTCCCCTTCAAATCAGCCCACGTCTGTGAAGGACCTGGTGGATTTATCCAGGCCCTAGTGGAACAACTCCGCAACAGATCAATAAACACGGAAGCCATCTACACCATGACCTTGCGCCCCACGAAGACGCATATCCCAGGCTGGCGCAGATCTATACAATTCCTCCGCAAAAACCCACAAATCAAGCTCTTGTACGGCGCAGATGACACGGGCAACATCCTTTTACACGATAATCAAAAAGACTTCTGTGATACAGCAAAAGGCTCTATGATTTTTACGGCCGACGGAGGCTTTGACTTTAGTGTCAACTACGCCAATCAAGAACAAATGGCATTTCCCCTGCTAGTAGCGTCATTTACGATGGGTCTACAGTGCTTGGCAAAGGGCGGGACAATGATCATCAAGCTCTTTGACATTTACAGCAACGCCACGCAGGACTTGTTCCTCGGCACGGCCAGGCTCTTTGAGCGCTTTACGCTCTATAAACCGGCTACGAGTCGTCCTTGTAATTCGGAGCGCTATTTCATCGCGATGAATTATGTGGGTGAAGACGAATCAGGCGAATGGATCAAGCACCTACACCTAGTATCAGATGCTCATGCCATAGCGCCTATCACGCGTCTCTTTGCGCAGCCATGGCCGAAAAATATAGTGGAAGCCATCCAAGAACATATACGTCACCAAGAGCAACAACAAATCAGTGTTATAGAAGAGACTCTACATTTTGATAAGTCCACCCTAGTAAACCAGATCGCCCGGAATATCCGTATTAGCAAGGCCTGGTGCGAGGCCTTTCAAGTGCCGTATTCCATCTAGCCTCTGTGAAAGGCGCAACTCTACTCCGTGCGCTCCATATCAGGCATCTTCGGTTTAATATATACATCATGAAGCCTCTGTCCTACCACTACAGATGCTTGATGCTGTGACATCTCCCCAGTACCCATACGCTCTAACAGTGCCAACATCGTCTTCAGAGACGCCTCATTGAATGTCTCGCTAGACATGAGCATCTTGAAGAGAGCGGGATAATCCTCGGCAAAACGACTGACCTCGGCCTTTATCTCCTCGGCCGACTTCCCCTCCCCTTTCATCGCCTTAACCTTCTCAACCTGTGCCTTCACATATGTGGCCCGTGCTTTCGCTACATCAGGCTCAATCGGTATAGCGGGCTCTTCCTCCGGTGGACGAAATGATGGCGCAGGCATGTTCTTCCATAGCTTCAGAAAGATATTTTAAATCCAATACGCAAACAGATATGGCGTTTGCTATACCATCATGTGAATTGGATATTCCCGTACTTTCGCCATCTGCCGGCGACAAAAATGCGTATTTGGACCCGAATTCTCCAGATGCGATTATACGAAAAGCCACCGCTATGAGAGCACAGGCCTGTGTAGATACTATGTACGATGTAAAACCTGCCGTATATCATACAGGCGAACCTATTAAAAATTTGCCACCTAAGCCACCGTCAATAGATGGCTTTTTCGATTACAAGGCCACCGCGAGCGTAACGATACCTATTCTACTTGTATTTATCCTCGCACTGTTCATTATTCTCGTGTCACGCAAATCTCTCCGCCGTTCTGGAAAAATCTGTGTGCTAATATGTGCGTTATTATTGATGGCCGTTGTTATATACATATACACTAGAAATGAGTAGTCCATCGGAGCAAAAAGAAGACCCGGTCATCATAGATAAAATCGTCAATATACTGAATGAATATCGCAAGAAATACGTGAATCAAGATACCCTCACATCACAAGACCCACATAAACTGAACGAAATAAAAGCTACCCTCCAACAAAAGGCCACTACCGTCAATAATTATTTCAATAATCCGAGTGCCTATGTGAGTGATGCGAACGATACAGAAACAAACATACTCATAAACGAATTGAATACACACTTACAAGGCCATACAAATAATCCTATATATCCTGTACTCATCGGCAGATATACAGGACTAATGTTCGTACAATTCCCTCTTACACTATCTGTCAACCATATTCACAAGCTAGCAAAAACACAGGCCTAGGCCGTCGAACATTCTAAATAATTTTTCAGGCGAGATTTTGAATGTTTGCGGGTCTAATACTAGATGGACAACGGAACCGTGTGTCCTCAAGGAAAAGTTCGTCGTAGATCCTATATACGTAAAAATACGGGTAAGACTGTAAGAGGCACCTGCGTTTCTGTGCCTAAGAATGAATGTCCTCCCGGCACTGTGCGGAGATCTTCCTATACACGCTATGTAAGGAACCAATCATATACACGCAAGACGAAAAATGGCAAATCCATCCAAGTCCACCCTCGCTCCCACACTTCTAAAGTAGGCGCCTCATGTGTGAAAGTATCTTCCAAGACAGGCAGGCCTCCGAGCAGTGCCGTGCGCATTGGTCCTCTCAAGAAGGGCGAGCTGAAAAAGTTCGGATATTCCTATAAACTCCCGGTGGAAACCCGCAGAGCATCTCTCCAGGATGCGATTGCTAAACTCGGACCTCTCAATGTTTACTACAAACTCCATGCCGTCTCCGAGCTGACAAAGAGCAAAGCTCCCAAGGCCTCTGCCGTTTTCATGGAAGATAAGAAATGGATACAATCTGTCTACGGCCCCCTCCACGCTTTCTAAGCGCATGGCAGATGTTGGGCTTTGTCATCACGACGTTTATTTTCTTAATCGTCTTGGTGTATACGAGATTTAGTATTGGCTCCATAGAGCTTGACGCAAACTGGGAAGAACAGCGATGCCGCCCCGATGTAATGATGACGAGCGGATTGTATGGCAAAGACGCCGAAGCAAACGTCCAGCACTGTATGACGAAGGGGTTTGACGCCCGCGCAAAGAAGACAGTAATCCCCTTTTACTCCATCATGGGAGCCTTTGGCGATACGCTTTCGTCACTCATTACAAGTATTAATAGTACCAAAGTAACATTTGCGACTCTTGTTGGAAGCGCATCAAGTGTATTTACGGAGTTCTCTTCACGTCTACAAAACATGTTTTTCAGGATGTACAGCTCTGTTGTTCAGATGAAAATATTAATGAGCAGAATATTCTCCACTATGCACGCAATTATGTACATGGGTGAATCTGCGATTCAGGCGGGTATGAATTTTGAGCGCACGGACTTGTGGAATACTGTCCGAAATTTTTCGTGTTTTGATCCTGATACACAGGTGCTCACACTCAATCGGGGCATACAGTTTATAAAAAATATAGAAATCGGTGATACACTTGAAAATGGTCAAAAGGTCACGGGCTTTTTCGAATTCAATGGAGATGGCCAAGAAATGGTTATCCTTCCTGAAGGCAGGATAACCGTAAGTGGTCCTCATGCTGTTTTACAGGGATCCAAGTGGATAAAGAGTTCTGAACATCCCGACAGCATGCGCTCGCACAGTTGGAATGGTGGAAACGAGCGCCCGCTCATCTGTCTGAATACCACGAATCACACGATACAAATTGGGAAATATACATTCACTGACTACGATGAAACAGCCGAGGGAAATAAAAGCGCAATGGCTTTCGCTATACACATGTTAAATGGCTGGCAGAGCGCTGCGCCAGGTTCCTATTCGTCGCCTCACACCTTTACGAGGGGTTGCCACCCTGATACGCTCATACGCCTCAAGGATGGATCGGCCGTCCCGGCAAATACAATCACCCTAGGCACTTCCCTTTCACACGGTACTGTAACAGGTGTTGTAAAAACACGCGTCACGGAAGTATGTTACTATGGGAATGAGGTATTCACACCGGCCACGGCGATCTGGTCTGAACAGCATAAGAAATATATGCGTCTCGGTGATTTTATACAACCTCAGCTTTTCCAGAGCCCGGCCATATTCTGCGCGTTCTTTGTATCGCCTTCTGCGGTCATAGAGACTTCCGAAGGTACTATGTTCCGTGATTATCTGGAAATACATAGTAATCATATAGAATCTTCGTATGCCGATGCATTATATAAGTCCTAATAACGTTTAGAATGTCGTTGAAAAGTCTTCCACTTATATTAACGACAATCGTCTTTTTAGGAGTATTTGCTTCCACCGTTATTAGTCTACAGCTAGAAGATATACGTGGAAACTGGGATAAGAGACGTTGTGAAAGTATGGTGATTTCAATGGGACATTTAGTTCCTGATGGAAAAGACCCCAATGTAGATCCGACTAAATTTGCCACCGACAACTTTTTTTTCTGTATGAACAAACTGGTGGATAAATCAATGACTTCATCTCTTGATCCCGTCACGGGAGCAATCAATGCGCAAATAGATCTTGCGAATCCGATTGCGGCATCAATGAACTATTTACGATCCAATGCGAAGAGCCTGCTTGATCCTCTGAATAAAATGGTACAGTCGCTTTGGGACAGTGCGAAAGTTGTGGCTATAAAGATTTCCGTTACGTTTTATCTAATAGCCAGCGCATTTCAAAGAGCGCAGGCACTTGTACTGTCAACCGTATTTACGGGATTCGCCGTATTCAAAGGAGTACTCAATCTTCTTGCGCTCGTGAGAAGGATTGTGGCTGAAATGATGGCGATGTTGATGATACTTATTATCATTTTGATGCTTCTTTCTATCTTTATACCCATGTTAGGTGGTATTATACCTATGATTGTTGGTTTAGTGGTGAGTATCGCAGCAAGTATCGCACAGGCGGCATATGATGAATTGGCCGATGTTAATTCCGCCATTGGATTCCAAGATATGCCAAAGAGTCCTGGCCTACGTGAAGGATTGCCTCCTGGCCGCTAAATTTCTTATGCTGCTCTAGAAGAATGAAGCGCACCACACTTTTGATAAGTGCCCTTTGTATGCTGATTTTGGCGAATATACTGATGATGTCCTACGCATCCCCGGCATTCCTCCCCAGCTCTGAGGGATTCACGGCGTATATGAAGGAGAAGGAGCAGCAGCAAGAGAAGAAGGAAGAGGCCTTTAGAAACTATTCTCCTGGTGGTGCGAAGGATGCGTATCAGCCCATTGGAGCGTTTGACGGTGTTCGTCTGGCCAAGGCGAATGAGTGGCGCCAGGCGTCTCCGAATGAGCCTCTCCAGGGAAATTATCCGAAGTTTGAGGTTGGTCCCGACCAGCTCTTCATGTTCAAGGACAATCAGGTGAAGCCCGAGTGCTGCGCTGCGAGCTATTCGTCATACGGTGGTTGCGTCTGCACCACGCCCGAGCAACGCAACTATATAAATATGCGCGGTGGCAATCGCACGGGCCCTGACTCGGGTGTGTAAAGCGTATGCTGGCCTTTGTAAAGCGTATGCTGGACTATGTAAAGCGTAAAAAACAAGTCCCCCGAAATACTCCAGACCGTTAGAATGTCGGCCAAAAAAACTATCTGCCTTACTATGATCGTTAAAAACGAGGGCCATATTATCGCAGACACACTCGCACATCTCCTGAAATACATACAATTCGACTACTGGGTGATCAGCGACACCGGCTCTACGGACAAGACCAAGGAGATTATCCAAGATTTCTTCAAGGCCAGAAATATACCAGGAGAGCTCGTGGAAACACCCTGGCGCGACTTTGGATTCAATCGCTCCGAGGCATTCCGCCACGCCTATAAAAAGGCCGATTACGCCTTTGTCTGGGACGCAGACGACGAAATCAGCGGCGATTTCAAATTACCGACGCCCTTAACGGCCGACTCCTACCTCTTTACATTTGGCTGCGAAGACGGCTTCCGCTATTCCCGCGCACAGATGTTCAATAATCACCAGAAATGGATTTACAAGGGCGTACTCCATGAGTACGCCATGTGTACCGAGCCAACCAGACCCTCTGACACAGTTACGGGCAACTATTACTTCATCTCTGGGCGCCGTGGTGACAGAAGCAAGGATCCCAATAAATATCTGAAAGACGCCCTCGTCCTGGAAAAGGCTTGCGCTGAAGCCCTGGAGGCCAAAGACCCCATTTACAATCGCTATGTATTTTACTGCGCCCAGAGCTACGCCAGCTGTAACATGCACGAAAAGTCCATAGAATTCTATAAGAAGGCCGCAGATTCCAAGGACCAGTGGCAACAGGAGCGTTATATCGCCTGCCTGGAAATCTACGAGGCGTGTGAAAAGCTAGGCAAGCCAGAGGAGGCGGTCCGATTCCTCGTAGATTCTTATTACTATGATCCGAAGCGCATAGAGTGTATTTATCGCCTCATAAAACACTATTGTGTACGCAACGCTCCTGAAGTAGCCTACATGTATTACTCGCTCATCCAGAACTATTTAGAAAATGAATACCCCACTGACAATATTTCTTCACGCCTCTTTGCCAGAAAATCTGAATACGACTTCTATCTTCCCTATTACATGGTCATAGTAGCCGAAAAAACGCAACATCTTGATACGGCAGCCAGGATGTACGAGTTCATTGTAAAACGGAATTACACATATTTGACGGAGTGGTGGATAAGGAATATCGTCTTCAATATGCAGTTCTGTATGAGCCACTTACCGAATCGCCTAGACTTTTTCCTAGACTTCATGGCGTATATAAGGACCCTGGAGACCAAAGGAATCACATTTGAGCCTGTACAGCGTCAGGTGATATCCAAGCTCATTGATAAATACAAGCCTCTTCTTGTACAGCCCTACACAGGTCCTCCTCTACCCACCTCTAACACAACCCCCGTACGCGTCCTGTTCACCATGACCACGTGTAAGCGCTTCGATCTCTTTGAGAAGACCATGAACTCCATCCTAAACACGTGGACCGATCTCAATAAGGTAGACTACTTTTTCTGCGTGGACGACAATTCCAGACAGATTGATCGCACGAAGATGACCAAGGCCTATCCCTTTATGAATTTCTATATGAAGGACTCGGCCGAAAAAGGCCATCGCGCGAGCATGAATATCATCTACAATAAAATCAAGGAGCTCCAGCCCACATACTGGATACATATGGAAGACGACTGGCTCTTTTTCCAAAAGGAGGCCTACGTACAAAAGTCCATTGATTTCCTAGAGCGCAACGAATCCAAGTCTATTCACCAGATCCTCTATAACCGCAACTACGCCGAAATCTATGACGGCTGGAACATCAATGGCGGACAGCTTCTGGAACCCGGTTTCCTCCTACACGAGAAGAGCGACCAGATACAAGGACCCAACTGTGGATACTGGCCCCACTATAGTTTCCGCCCTTCTATGGTACGCGCAAAAGCCATCCTCGACCTCGGCAACTACGACTCTCCCAACACCTTCTTTGAACGCGACTATGCCGACCGCTACTTTGCCAAGGGCCACAAATCAGCCTTCTTTAACACCATCTCGGCGCTACACACAGGAAAACTGACGAGCGACAAAACAGGCGAAAACGCCTATACACTGAATAACATGGGCCAGTTCTCTTCCTCCAAACAAAAGACCCCCAATACCTTCGTAATAAATCTCAAGCGCCGCACAGATCGCAAGGAAGAAATGGAGAAGACCTTTGAGGCGGCTGGATTCACTGACTACGAGTTCATTGAAGCCATTGACGGATCCACTCTCCAACCCACGGAAGAAATCACTCGCCTTTTCTTAGGCAATGATTTCGGCAGTAGAAAGGGTGTCATAGGATGTGCTCTCACCCACTACAATCTGTGGAAAAAACTCGCAGCCGATGCTGAACACACCTTTTACACAGTTTTTGAGGATGATATTCGCGTGTCAAATACATTCCGCGAATGCCTTGAAAATTCTCTTAAAAACGAACTGACAGATGTGGATATATTATTCTTGGGATATCATGTATTAGAAAAAGACAAAGAAAAAATTCACCAGAGTAACGACAAAGTAGTTAGAACAGATATGGGGATTTATATAGGTGGTTTTTATAGTTATGTTATTACAAAGCAAGGGTGTAATAAACTCCTAAACTTTATACAAACGAACGGAATAAAACATGGAATAGATTATCTTGTAAAAATAATTCCTGGGATGCGTTGTTATAATTTACAACCTCACATTGTCTTTAGTCAATGGGTACAGAGCGCTTCTTCTGCAGTAGATTCTGATATACAGAAAGATTATTCTTCGTTGGCACTTAAGCCAAATGTAAAAGAGGATGAATGGCAGATGTACATGGGCATGGATTCTATGAATGGTGATATAAAAGCAGTAGGGAGAAAATCCGTAGGCGAACTTATAGCAGAAGCCACGGTGACCACAGGCTGTGTCGCATTCAATACTCTCGGCTTCCTGAAATCGCGTGTGAAATTTCCCCTCATTAAATCCCCGTGGTTGAATGATATAGATGGTATATATGTCAAGAAAGGATATGTACCGAAAACGCGCATCAAGATGTTGTGTAATTGGTGTTCATCTGTGGATCTTTGTAAGGAGTGGCTGAAAATGAGCCAGGGAAATTATATCTGGAATAATATACAAATAACATGGGAAGATGACGACATTGATTACTACGTGATTATTAACAAACCACAGGCCGGTGCCAAGTTTATTCCTGAGAAGACCGTCATTTTCCACATGGAGCCGTGGTGCGCTGGCGAGGACCAAGGATGGGGTGTAAAGACGTGGGGAGAGTGGGCAAAGCCAGATCCTGCGAAGTTCCTCCAAGTTAGAAGTCATGACAAATTCTTGAATCCTGGTACATGGCAATTAAATATGACGTATTCACAGATATCACAAAATCTTCTAGGAAAAAAACAGCCTGGGCTAGGAAATATTATTTCTTCTGTATGTAGTCCCAAATATGTAGATCCTGGACATAAAAAGCGGATCGATTTCATGAAATTTATAGAATCTAAAGGAGACACCAGTGTTCTATTACATATTTTTAGCGAGCAGAATACACACGGCTTTTCTTCTTACCAAGGAAAACTTGCCCTGGATAAAAAAGAACAGGGTATTTTACCTTATAAATATTATTTCATGTGCGAAAACAATGCTGAAAATAATTATGTAACGGAGAAGCTGTGGGAGCCTATCCTGTGCGAGAGCCTATGTTTTTACTGGGGGTGCCCGAATGTGGCCGACTATATCAACCCTAATGCGTATGTACAGCTCGATATGAACGATTTTGAGGCATCCTTTAACACAATGAAACAGGCCATTCAGATGAATCTCTGGCTACACAGACTTCCTTATATCCAAGAAGCTAAGCGCCTCATTTTGGGTAAGTATGCATTCTTTCCTATGTTGGAAGAGGCGCTAGATTCTAGCCTAAACTAATCTCACATACATATCTACAGCAAAATGTTCCGCATCCTGGCGCCTCTTCTTATGGCTTCTGCGCTTTCTTCCGTATCAGATTGCTCCAACGGTCGCGCGCTCTTTACACTGACATCTATGACTTTCTCTCCTGATCCTACTGTACCTGGAGAGAACTCTACCCTCTTGCTGTCTATGAATGTTCCCACGGAAGTGACCAACGGCACGGCCACATATTCTACGACCTACAATTTCATCCCTTTTTCTCCTACTACGGACCCTCTCTGCTATGTTACAGTGGACTGCCCGATTCAGGTGGGCACTCTAAGCACACGGTCATCGTATCCTATTCCCGCGGATCTCAAAGGCACTATGCAAATTCGTATAACGTGGAATGATATGGACGGCAACCTGTTGATGTGCGTGGCCGTGAACACGAAGCTCGGAATTAATCGGTCCAAGGCGTTGACAGTATTCACTGGCAAAACCAAGATATTCCTTACAGATTAGATGAACGCGGCTATGGAAGGATTCAACAAAAATGCCAATCGGGTAATGAATAGCCTTGTCCCGGTTGGTTATAATGCAAACTCTCAGGGTTCAAGTAGCTTGATTTTTACACTGATTGTTGTAGCGGTAGTCATTACAGTATCCGTGGGCATCTTGTATTATTTCAAGGACACTCTAAATGAACTAATGACGGCCACTATGGACACGATCAATGGCTATTTCTCTACGCCACCTAAGCATTCGCCACCGCCCATGGACGTTTCTGGAAGTACGGCTCCTGCCTCTGGACCCGCTCCTGCCTCTGGCCCTGGACCCGCTCCTGCCTCTGGACCTGGACCCGCTCCTGGCTCCACAGATACTCTTATGCCCGACATATCGATGAAAAATGTAGAGAAAATTCTATCCGGTGCTAGCGCTAGCACAGGTGCTAACCAAGTATTCAACGTCTCATCCAACAAGTATACATATTATGACGCAGAGCCCCTCTGCAAAGCCCTCGGCGCCGAGCTAGCCACCTATGACCAAGTAAAGGACGCCTGGTCAAAGGGCGCAGATTGGTGCAACTACGGATGGATCAAGGGACAGATGGCCGTATACCCGACTTCCGACGACTCATTCAATAAGCTACAGAAGGGCCCGGCAGAGCAACACCTCGCCTGCGGTAGACCTGGCGTGAATGGCGGTTATTTCGACAATCCCGAGCTCCGCTACGGCGTCACTTGCTATGGTTCAAAACCTTCTAAAGAAAACCACGATATCATGAACGGTGTCACAGCTACTCCGACAAGCCCGGACGCCCTGGAGTTTGACAAAAAAGTGGCAGAATACAAGATGGATGCCGATACAATTGGTATCATGCCGTTCAATACGAATAAGTGGTAAGGCGACCTCTAACGATGGAAGCCATTGCGCATATCGGCAATATAGGTATCCACACCCCTCCTTTTACTCCCCCCTCGCCAGCTCTCATCCGAGTCGCTCTCCGAATCGTAGAGCGCGTCGTAAACTACCCGGCCATTGTAACTGTTCTCCATGTCAATGAACGGATACACAATGTTCTGTAGCTCATCGAACATTCGTCGCCCGACATGTGTACCCTCTTCAAAATCACTATACGATTTCCAGCCTTCCATGAAATTGGAAATCGTATCATAACTCATCACATGATTGAATTCGCGCAGATCCTCGGGCCAGTTCCTGTGGACTGGGGCCGGATATGCCACAGGTACATTGTAACGCCTCCGGGCAATGATGTCGCGCTGAATCGTGTACATCCACCTGGCTACCATTTTACTCCCCCACTGCGGACTCATGGTATAGCCGAGTCGATTCATCAACGCCGTCAAGGAATCCGTAAACTCGTAAATAACTTCGCGCCTTCCGACACGCTCATCACCGAAACCCCATACCTCCTGGTCCAACCACACTTGAAAGTCGTTCGCCATCTAGAACGGATAAACAATAAGGGACCTGCCTTACGGGACGGCCAGCGGTTTCAACTTTTTTTTAGACGGGTTTCCACGGTGGAGCCCCGATTCGCTTTTATAAATGCCATGATATCGGCTGTCTCATCATTACTCCCCGGCGTCTTCTTGCCATAATAGTCGTGCAGAATGCTTTCCAGGCGTTGGAGTGTGAGAGGATTCGCGTGTTTCTCTTCGTGAACGGAAAGCTTACCTCCGGTGATTTGAATAATGGCATTTATCATCTTGCTTTCGCGCAAACTTGTTAAAATCTGCTCTTCCCAACGCGCTCTCGCCGAGCGAGCCTGTTGGGCCTGACGTGCGAATGTCGCAGCAAGATTGTCAAAGTGTACCCAACTACGAATCATGGACCCCAGTACTTGTGTATTTATGGAAGATGTCGGAGTAGACATTGTTTCTATTTAGACCGACCGGCGAAATCATTTGGTATTATACGGGCTCAGGAAGATTTATACATAAGTATCCAAAGAATGCTTATAAGAAGCGCAACTAATACAGCGAATACTACACACATGATTATCATATAGGGGAATATCAATTCAATCATATATTGAATGAATGGCTCCAGAATAAGTATCTGAATCTTCTTTTTTATTGTATCATCCTTCAACGTATGTACTGTCTTGTCAATGAGTGATTCGATCCATGGTGTCATTGTAGCCATTTTCTATTGTGCTGAGTATATTTCTATACTTAAAAATTCCACGCATCAGCAAATGAAAATCCACAAGCCGTCTTACGACGCCACTGCCCGGTTGTATACTTGCCAACTGACCAATGGTTTCCGGCTACAGACCACAAAGGAGGATGGTGCGACCACGAACTTGTACAAGGAGGAAGAAATTATGGCGGCGGCCATTCCGCCCATCATTGAAGGTACTACCGGCTGGTTCACAAAACCTCTTACCGCCGATTGGTTGAAGGGGCGCATTCGCCTGAGTATACCTACCGGCGACGTACCCTCCGAGTTTGAAGGCACGATTGATTACGATGCCACGAGCCTGGTGATTTCGAAGGAGGAGTTCACAATCGTCTTTAAGGTGGCGCAAATGAAACAGGCCGAGAAGGTGGTGATTCAATTCCAGGAAGAGGAACTTCCGGCAAAGCGTACCCTCCAGAAATCCGATGTCTTGAAGGCCAGGGCGCGCGCTGCCAAGGCGCTTTTTATGGCTGAACGCCTTACCCAGGAATATATTCGTATCCGAGGGGGGGAGGATACCGATTGGGAGGATGAAGAGGACGAGGAGGGTGATTTTTAGAATATCTTGGCCACAAATTATTGCCTGCCTCTATTTCAGAAACGAAAATGGCTTCCTCTATGTTTCAGGGATCATTCTTTACTATTCTGGCGGTAGCCGTTGTTGTAGTGGTAGGTCTATATATCCTGAATCCGTCATTATTTTCAACGAAGTCTGGATTTGCTGATGCTTCCACAATGGGGGCGGATTCCAATAGTAGTCGGCCTATGCCATCTGATATGTCTGGAACTGCGCAGCTAAAGGACCTTGCTAAGAACCCTGCTATCGCACAGGCGATGCAAAGTGCAGGCATGGGCGATCTCAGTGCTGCTCTCCAGGGGGTCAAGAGTGGTTTCGTGGATGCCAGTGGAAATATGAATAATGGCTTTGCCGACATGGATATCAGTGGAAACATGCAGCAGGGCTTCGCCAACATGGCCGACGTGACCGGCCCCTCCGAGTTTGACAGCGCGCAGGGCCCGGCGGGATGCTACCCTCGCGACCAGCTGACGCCCTCCGAGCTTCTCCCCAAGGACCCCAACTCCGTGTGGGCGCAGCAGAACCCGATGGGCCAGGGCAGCCTGAAGGGCAAGAACTTCCTCTCGGCCGGCGCCCTCATTGGCGTGAACACGGTTGGCCAGAGCCTGAGAAACGCGAACCTCCAGCTCCGCTCTGAGCCTCCGAATCCCCAGGTGCCCGTGTCCGTGTTCTACAACAGCACGATACAGCCCGACACGAGCCACCGCGACCTGGAGATCAACTAAATGACCACCTCTAACACCTTGTAAAACGATATCTAGAGCTCCTCCCAGGATCTATAGATATGAATCAATTAGATGGCAGATCTTTCGTCCATGTTTTCCAACGCGCTGCAGACAATACAAGCGAGAGTGTCCGGTAGTTCCGAGTTTCCCCTAGTTGATGTAAAGAGCAATGTGGACAACAGAACGTATAAAGTCCGCGACATGCCCGACAAACAAAAGGCTGCCGATCTGCTGGCAAGTGTAAGAATGAAAATGGAGAAGCTCTACATGATTGTCAAGGAGAAATTCCCCAATAAAGCCCAAGTACGCCAGTGGATGACGAATTTCCAGCCGAGTCCCGAGAGATTTTTGGAAGCCACGCCCGACGCTGAACATACGAGTTACAGTGTGAACAAGGGTGAGAAGATACATCTGTGTCTCCGACAGCGCCAAGGACAGAACGAGACGCTGATGGAAGAGAATGTGATGGTATTCGTGGCTCTCCACGAAATGGCGCACGTGGTTACACCCAGTCTAGGTCATGATCCCGAGTTCTGGAACAATTTCGGCTGGCTTCTTAAACAGGCCGAGGCCAATGGAATATATCACTACCAGGACTTCAAAGCACGGCCCATCGCTTACTGTGGCATGCATATTACAGACGCACCAGCCTATGATCCGAAGAAGGATGGTACCGACTTTTCTCTGGGGAATAATTGACATTTTACGTTAGATGGCCGCAGAAGATAAGAAGACATATGGGGGCTTCATAAAAGATATTCTCCATCCCAGGATATTTTCAAATCTGAAAGACCCCTATGGCAGTCTAAACATCGTGATCAACGTCATGAGAAATCCGAGGGAACTTGTGCCTACTGAAAGACTCATCATTAACAACATGTATCCCTTCCAAACCCTGGCCGACCTATCTGCGCGTATTTATGTGGAGAGTGGAACGAACGATGAATTCCACCCTGATAACCAGTGCCTTCTCAAGCGATATAAGGAGGCGAAAACTACGAGGAATTTCCTACATGCGCAGTACCGAGTGTGGAACAACCTCCTTTTACACAATCCCTTCTTTCTCCTGGAGAATAAACGGCCCGATTCTGCGTTTGTGGATGGAGAAGGATCTTCCAAGATGATTAAAATCCTCTCGCTCACGAACAAGACCCTGGAATCCACGGTCTGTTTTATACCGAAGGCCACGTATGAGCTGGATCTCTTCTTGTACAATGATTTGTATCGTCATTATACGGGCATGAAGCCGATGGGTCGTCCTATTTGGGAAGGCATCATGAAGATCTATTTCCCTCAACGGCAGAAGGAGCAGGAAGACGGTTCTCTTTCTGCTGAGGCTGATTCCTATAAAAAGACGATGGTCAAACGATATGCGTGCCGTCAACAAATGCTGGAATTGATTGACACGCATTTACAAGAAACCCCTCTCAGGAAACCTGGCGAATCATATCGCGATGACGATATTAATTTATCGGGCATACGCAATCTTCGCTTCATGTGGCCAAGACCCTATGTAACTCCCGCGTATAAACCGTTCCAGCTAGAGCACGTTTTCTATGAGACGCTTGTGTCAAAGGATGTTCCTTATATACGCTTCTACCAGCGATCTTCGTCTCCCTTGAGCAAGGTCTATGTGGAAGGACCCGAAGGTGCGCCTGTGTTTGAATATCCTGACCTATTGTTACAGTGGTCGCAACAGAAGTCTCTGACGCCTGAAGAAAGTCTCATTATGATGAAAGTCCTCGTTCGCCCTTCTCCCACAAATCCGCTCTTCGCCACCATGTTCATCCATGAAGACGGCTCGGCTAAATTCATCGTACAGCCAGATGCGAATACGAAGTCGCTCACAGAGGCCACGGATCTTTTTAGACTTGATCAGGCCCTACAATCTGTCACTGCGGCCATTCCTGTTCTAGAACTGGCGACTGGCTCTTCTGCTGCAGCCGCTGCGGGAGCAGAGGCTCCTATGCGTTTATACACGCCCGATAATATCACCATAGAAGATGCTTATATTGTTCTCTCCCTCTGGCTAGACAAGGAAGACAAACGCCCCATTACTCGCAAATCAATTAACGCAGTACTTCCTTATTATCGCCCACTCTTCCAAGTGGCGGCCAGCCCTCTGCGTTTTCAAGACCCGATTGCGTTTATTCGTTACAAGGCCGTGGACAATTTCCAGACGCCGAGCAAAGATTTTCAGTTCCTACATCGTATTCTAGACTTACAGAAGCTCAGTGGAAAGACGAGTTTGGCCGATCTCGTGAAGTTCTATATGGAAGAGTTTGATGTTCCCCTTACAACCGCGCAATCAAGAGTAAAAGGGTTTCTTGATAATATGTCCCAATACGAGATTATAGATCCGGTCACGTCTGACTACAAACTGGCCAATAATCCTGGAATAGACGTGGCCATATTCGGTAAATATCCCTTTTACACCTTCCACATGTATCGCGTGAATTCGCTCATTAGTTTGCGCCGTATTTATTCTATGCTGTCTCTCATGATTAGTTTGGGGGCCGAGGAGTTCAGCGAATTGAAACGCTGCTACGCCACTGCGGAAGAAGAAGAGGCTGAAGCAGAAGCGGAGGCTGAAGCAGAAGCGGAGGCTGAGGCTGAGGCGCCAGAAGCAGACGCAGCTGCGGACGCAGAAGCGGGCGCATTTGCGTTTGAAGATGTCTTGGGAGATGTCGGATTTGTGGATGAAGATGCGCCCACCGCAGCTGCGCCTGCCGCTGCGCCTGCGGAAGCGGCGTCCCCCCTGCAAAAACTCGCCGCCGCGGAAGATGATGAGCCTCCTGAGGCGGTGGCCGTGGATTTGAAGAAAGCCAAGGCAAAGACATATTTCTCCCAGCGCCTTGATTACTATGACAAGAAGCTCTTTCAGTATTCCGCAGGAGATACGGAGGCTACCAAGTACTCCAGTATGTGCGCGGCGAATGCGATGAAACAGCCGGCAGTCATGAGCGAAGGAGAATATACGCGAATGCGCGAACTCTACGAAGAAAACACATATACCACAAAGGAAGCATATGATGCGCTTGAGCCTGCTCAAAAAGAAAAGATTACCGTCTACTGGGTAGACTATCCGTTGGAAAAGGGGCAAAAACCCGTGGAACCTAAGGAGCCACATATTGAAGTGGTAACCACTCTCAAATATGGCAGTAACATGTCAAAGGGCCAGGCTAATATTTTCATGTGCGCTGCGCTCTGGTGTCGCAAGGACGCGATGGTGATTCTAAAGGCCGACTATGAGGCCACTGTTGACCGAAAGGGCAATCGCAAAGACAAGAACACGTGCCCTTTCTGCCACGATGGTCCTGTGAAAGACCGTGTAAAAGTTGTGGAAGGCGAGTCAGTCATTGAACGAGCGCCGAAACTGAAATCGGCCGATAACAAGGCCCACTTGTTCGTGCGCTTTCTTAAGAAGACGAACCATCCTGATGGCCTGTACCTGCCGTGTTGTTTCCTCAAAGACTCGGTGCTCACAACGGATAATCACCCCGCGTTCAAGACGGAGGAAGAGGGGGCTGTAAAGGAGGCCGAGGACGACGTGGAGGCGAACTATAAAGCTAAGCTCGACAACAACAAATCATGGTATATTGTCGGAGCAGAGAAGGTGCCTCTGGAAATTGTTCCGAAAAAGGGACCACAGATCGGCATATTGACGAAGCAAATGGACGCCTTCTTCGCCCAGGATTCCCGCGACATTGTCGTGAATGACCACACCATCTGGAAACTCATCTCGCGCGGAGACTCCATAAGTGCCTCGGGTTTCTTGAGAATCGCCGTTGAAAACCGTAAACGCCACCAGCCCATCGCCTTCTTGGCGGCCATCGCGCCGGCGTTTGGCCTGAACTCGGCCGAAGAAATGAAGACGCGCATAAGAACCGTCGTACAACCGCCCATTTTCATGTCCCTCAACTACGGCAATTTCCTCTTTGACTTTTTCAATCCGGCCATGGTGGAGCCTCCTGAGATGGTCATACGCAAATATGCCACGCGCGGACTGATCCTGGATTCTGGCGTCGGCACACATCGCGAGGCCATTGTTCGCTCGTGGAAGTCCTATGAGAAATTCAACCAGTTCATGGAAAATACCGCACATGTCAAAGAATACCGCCAGTTTGCGCAACTTCTCTCTCTTCCTGGACTCTTATCGCCCAATGGCCTCCTATTCATCGTGCTAGAGGTGGGTTCCAAGGGCGATATACAGTTGCGCTGTCCTCCGTATGGCGTGACAGAGCAAATGGTGAACAGATGCGACATAGCCTTCCTTTTACACTATTACACGAATGTGTGGGAACCCGTCATATATACGGAAAATATTCCGGAAGAAGACACCCATCGCTCGTTTGTGGTATTCAAGAGAGAAGAAGAGGAGAAGTGGCCAGAGATTGTACACAGGCGCTTACAGGAGTATAAGAGAATGTGTCATAGCAGTGGCATTGGCATATACACGGATTCGCCCAAGATAAATCCGGCCACTCTCATCCCACTCAGTATGGCTATCACACTGGGCGGATCTCCCTATGCGATTCTGCGCGACACCTATAATCATATTTCTGGAGTATTATTCAAATTGGACTCGGGTGGGATTGTACTGGTGCCTGTGATAGATGACGGTACAATACATACTGGCCTCAAAGTGGAGCTGGATTGGCGCAACTTCATGACGAAACTGGCGTCTGCGACGGCGGCCAAGGAGTTCTATGATACGCGTATTTTACCCGCGTTAGAAGGCCAGATGAAGGAGGCATATACGATTGACGGTGTCTGGCGACTAGATAGATCGGTTCCTGAGCGCGAAGATATGTATGGTCTACATTTCGCCAACGGAATCATCGTGCCTGTCAAGAAGCCTGAGGGTGGTGACACAGTGTTTGAATCGGAATTTGTACAAGAAGGCCAGGAGTCAAGTTGGTGTATCGATACGCGTCTCGTATTTGGTACGGCGTGTAAAGGCGATGTAAAGAAGGGGAAAGATGCGACGATGGAAATAGATTACAAGGAGTTGGAGGAGATATATGAGCATCTTCGGTTCACGTTTGCGAATTGGCTTGCGGTACAACCTCCAGGCATGCGAGAACAGCTGAATGGTATTTTATATAGGCCGACACTTCCGCTCTTTGAAAAACGTCAACGGCTCTTGATTAAATTGGGGAATGAGGTGATGAGTTGGCTGGATTCTTCGGTGACGCATCCTAAGAGAAAGCCGTCATTGAAGCGGGCCGACTGTCGTGTCATACAGGATAAGGAGTCATGTAACAACTATTGTTCATGGAGAGAGGGCGAGGGGAAATGTTTCTTGCATGTGCCGAACTCTCCTGGAGATGTGAAAGGCCTGATGATTCGGCGTTTAATCGAGGAGCTCATCCGATTTCCGAAGAAGAGGGCAGAGCTTGTGGCCAATAAGATCAATAAATATACGAAACTCACAAAGGCCTTCCGCAGTGGAAATCAATTCGTCGTTTCAGAGAGCAGTGATGATTGGATGGAATTTCTTCGGGCTGAGTGGAGGATTCGTACCTCGGAAGAGCCGAGACACTATGAGGAGTTTGGCACGATCCAGCCCCAGACCGAGTCCGAGGTGCCTGCGATTTTTGCTGGGATGATGGACAGGAAGGGGAGACTACATTATATTCCTGTGGAGTCGGCTGTGGACACCCTCCAGGCTCTAGCGAAAGGAGCATTCACGGAGGCTGAGCTGGCCGAGAAGGGTCAGGCAGATGATATACCGACCTTTGTGTCGCAAGAAGCACTGGAGCTCGTGGCGCGTCGTCTAAATACATCTGTGCTACAGATTGCGTATCTGCCTGACCAACCCGTGGAGCCCTTGGTCATGAAGAGTATTGTCAGCCCAGATGGACCCTTTTTACTCATTGTACAGGACGACCAAGGGGATGTTGGGTTTCTTTCTGGATCTTCTTCCAGGATTACGCCTGTGGGAAAAAATATGTTGTCGGAGCAAATTGTTGCTTTCCTATCAGCTTAGTCGTCGGATAGCATACACATCTTTGGCAGAGGCTCTTCCTCCTCCTCGTCCTCCATGTCCTCTGAAGGCGCAGGCGCCTGATCAAAGATATAAATCTTCCCCTTACCTTCTTTCACAGCGCGACGCCTCGCCTCCAGAATTTCCTCTATCTCCTCTTCAAGCCGATTGAGCTTGTAGATTTTGTAGTTCTTATTGGTCGGATGTAGAACAATAAGTGCTAGCTCGCTGATTTTCAGCCCATAATGCTTCTCTAGGAGCCAGCGATACAGATTCAGCTGGATGGTATAGTGCCAGTAGTTCGTGTCAGGAAGATGACTCACGGGCCCGAGACCCTTCTGGTAATCGTTGGTCATCTCCATCTTGTTCGTGCGCTTCCAGTCATATATCGCAAAGGTGCCGTCGTGTTTGTTGCGATACACCATGTCAATCTGACCGGATATCTTTAACTCCTCGTCATAGACATCCCACTCACTGCGCCACGGCTCCCATGTGAGTGAATCCTTCTTCCAATAATTCCAGAAATACTCCCACTCCTTGCTGGCTTTCACGGCGGGATTCACAATTGCCTCGGCGCCGTTCATCACCATCTCAATGCCGAGATGCATGGCGGTACCTGCCTCGCTCGCCTCACGACCATTCTCGCGCCACTTGGCCTTGATGGCCTCGGCGGTTTTCAGATAATACCACTTGTTCTCTGGCCAATTGGATTTCTTCATCATGTTGCGAATGACCTTGTCGGCATCAAACTCGCTGAAGAGATGGTGATGAAGACCTGTAACAGAGACGAAGTGGCGAGAAGTTCCATTGACGGTGTAGATGTGGGTAGGTTCGTCAAAGTGAATATTATTGTCGCGTGGATGACGATTCTTAATAGCAAGCGTCATCCATGGTTCTAGGGGTGTGCCTCCAGTATAGGGAGCAATGGGATACATAATTAGTGGGCGGGACTTGGATACTAGGGGTGTTTATAGGTCAATTTTAGGGCAACTTTCTGCCAATATGTAGCAAGATTCGCCTTCCAACGGGGGTCATCATAACACAAGAGAAGGTCCGTAAGACGATTTGAGAATTCTGTGGATGAATCCCGTGGTAATAACGACGGCAAATTATCAATGGCGATTATACTCACATTTTTGTTATAGTTATATACTGGTGCCTGGAATGTTGTAGCCGTGTTGTAGATAGCAATAGGGTTATTTGGCTTGCTGTAATCACAGCTAATATCAACAATTAACAGAGGCTTCGTCATAAGATCGGTCGGTTTAATCCACATATGATTATATGCCGGGTCTAACAATATACAATTATACACTATATCGTATGCGCTCATATCGGGCACCACATCCTTAACGATTTGTGTGTAGGGCAGAGCCCTTTCCTCTAACACATCTTTTACACCCTGCGCACAACGGCCAGCGCCTATTATTAATATACGGGGTTCCGCTGACTTACAAGACTCCATCATATGGCTGTAGCTTTGCCAAGGTTTCAAGTCTTGAATATCAGGCTGGCTATTACACCTGTTATAATGCTGGGACAGACCCAGGACGGCTCCTACTTTGCCGGCGTACAGGCCAAACGCTAATACTCGCGAGCCTGTAGGTGTGTGGAAATATTCAAGGTCATATAAGATACTGCCTGATTGCGCAAAGCCCGTTAAGATTGTTTTTGCGTCAGCTTGCTCTCTGTAGCTGTGGGAAAAATATATGTGCTTGTGTTTATTCAGCTTGTCTAGATTGTCTAAGGTTTTAAGGCCTATTATCAAGGTCTCACTGGACTGTTGCCACCAGGGACTGTGTGATATCAGCGCACCTACTGCCGTATATTCGGAATCCGGAATACATCGGTTAAGCGATGACTGGACATATACAGTGTGGCCTTGTGATATAAGTGTTTTTATATCACAGGGAACAAGGGGTACTCTATACTCATTCGGATAGCTTTCACTGCGTAAATATATTATCATTGGCTAATTGTGGTTGTTAAATTATTTGTTTCTTCTGGATAAACGACGGTTCTTACGACGAGCTTTTTTGGTTGCTTTGCGCTTTCTGCGATTTCGGGGTTTATAGGTCAATTTTAAATCGCATTGAAAATTTAAAAGCGTACTTAATAATCAGAATACGTATATAAGTATTCCTTCACTCCAGGATTAGAGACTTCATAAACTGTTAAATGATATTGCCTGCCCATATCTCTTGATTTTTGAAATATATAGCGTTTATCCTTATAATTATAGATTACATCATTACATTTTGTTCGATTTGGAGTAGGTATAAATATGTTGGAATCAAATAAAAATTTGTCAAGATCGGTTATATTATTATTTCTAAGGACTTCCAACGCATCCTCTTTCAAGCCCCCCCCTCTTTGTCTGCGCATATTATTGGCCTTCTTTGTTTGTCTGCGCATGTTACGACGAGCTTTTTTGGTTGCTCTGCGCTTTCTGCCACCTGTTTGCGGTTTTTTCATAGAAGGCCGAGGTAGTGGAGGTAAATTCGCAATTTCCATTCTAATTCTCTCTAATTCAGGAGAACCTGCCAATCCTTGTAAGCGGATACTACTCCCAAATTCTCCGTGATCAAACATCTTTCCTGGACCCACAACAAGTTGTGCATACTTTTGATAATCTCCCTCCGATTCCTGCTCTACTATAGTGTGAAACCTTCTTGTTAGTCTACGCCCCTCATTCAAACGAGCTTGAAAACTCCCATTCGCCAAAGCATTCTGAAAATTTGACATTTCTATTTATACAAAAGAAAATAAATCTAAGGGCCTTCAAGTAAACTTCGCCAGCTCCATAATCATCTTGCCGACCTTATTCTGCCCTTCAATTGTGCCGGCATTTGTGCGCTTCCCGCCCAAATCCGACCCAACCCCTGGACCCGTATAGAAGAGGAGGTAGAGCTTTTTTCTACGCGCAGCCTCCACAATGGCGAAGAAGCGCGCGTCGTGGGCGAGACGGTACGCGAGCGCCTTGCGAAGCTCGGTGTCTTTCATAGTGAGCCAGAGGCCTTCATTGAATGCCACACCCTCCAACGGTTTCGCGAGTTCGTCTGACTCTGCCTTGGCGAGTTTCTTCACATTCGCACCGGGCTTGGCGAGGGCGGCGAGGTATTTCTGGTGAATACCACCACCCATGGCGAATTGCGCGGCGAGTTCGGGACGATCGGATGCGAGCTTGTATTTCATCGCAGCCATGTAATGGTCCGTGGAAGGATACTCCAACTCTTCATCCTTGATGGGAGAAATCGTGGATGGAGCCAGGAATCTCGCGGCGTCCTTGTACTCGGGGCCGAGCTCTAGCTGGGCGAGCTTGGCATCGGACAAGTCAGGCGCGGCCGAGTAGAACTGGAGGAGTTGGGTAGGCGTGTATTTCTTGGCTCCCACTGCAACGGCAGGGGCAGTAGCAGGAGCAGCAGGAGCGGCAGGAGCAGCAGGAGCGGCAGGAGCAGCGGCGGGAGCCACCTCTTCCTCTACAACCTCCTCTTCCGCGGCCGAGCCGCGACGACGTTTGAAGATGAACCACCTATTGAAGAAACTGTATTGCTGTACCACGGGAACCATCGCGAACTTCTCCCCAGCCTTCGTCGCCGCCGCATACGTCTTGTCAAACAGCTCCGTGCTCGCGGCTAAACCCATCTCCTTGCACTCGGCATCCGTCAAGAGATCGCAACCAATCTTGCTCATCTCCGCACGCAGCAACTCAAACGGCACCAAATACTCCTTTTGCTCCGTTCCAATACTCAAGAACTTCACGTCAATCGCCATGCCAAGAGAATCCACAGTATTCGTCAAATCCGTCCCCGAATACCTCTTCGTGATACGCCACACCTCCTCGCCCTTGTCATCCGAGCCCATCAAGGTCCCGCCCTCTTCCTGGCCACGCAGCGCATCAAAGACGCGCTGGCCGTCGAAACAGCATCCGATAAACAAGCCCCCAATCTTCAAGCAATCGCTCACATTCTGCATAAACCCAGCCAGGCTCATCTCGTTCTCAAAGAAATAGTGGATGGCAAACATAATGGCCACGCAATCGGCCCCACCCCGTAGCTTCCCCATGGCATTGTTCTTCACAAAGGGCGGCACAGGGCCATCAGGAGCCACCTTACCGAGTACAGCCCGCATGATATTTGCCTCCTCCGAGCTAGCACCCGCCTCACCCGTGGCCAGATTCTTCGCCGAGCTCCCAATGGTAAACAACATCTTCCCCACATTGTCATAGCCCCCGTATTTCATCACCGCGTTCAAATACCGACGATACGCCCCGTCATTCGGGTCGCGAATACCATTGCCAGCAATATCCGTGCCATATACGAAACTCGCATTCAAATTCACCCAACTCCACAAATCACCGCCCTGACCGCAAGCCAAGTCCACCAGCGTCTTCCCACCTCCGCGCAACCCCCGCCCCCACAGAATCTTCTCTTTTACATATCGGCGGTGAAATTCGCGCAGACCCTTCACAATCATCAAATCCTTCTTCTCCGACTTGCGATCGTAATAGACCTTGGAAATCTCCCCCGAAGCCAGCTGTGCCACCGCTCCACCAATCTCCTCTAACTCCTCGGCGGAAGGTTGCTCTGCTCCCGTGCGAATCATGTGATCCGTAACCGGCTCGTGAATACTGTTCCAAACACCCTCGGCCGCCTCGTCCTTGTTCAGAGTACGACCGAGCTCTCCGCGCTGGAATCGCTCGGTCTTATCGTAACGAATGCGCATGGGAATCCACCGCCACCCACTCGCGTTCTTCGGCTCGTACCGCATCTCCACAATACTCTTGTCCTCAATCGGGTCTCCGTTCTCGCAACGTACAAGGTCCTCACCCGTCACAGAATCCTCCACCTCCATGTAACAGGTATTGGCCATCGTATCGGGCAAATCCACCGGATTGAACAGCACAGGCTTATACTCGCGCCGCCGCCCACGGAATCCCTGTGCTCCAGCTACAGCTGGCGCAGAGCCAGGCAGTGCCTGTTCAAAGAGCACCGTGCCACGCGGGTCGTCGTATGCCGGGTCCGTGTCACTGCCCACATACAAGTGCATCACCTTGTATTGCACAGTGGCACCTCCATTGCCAGTACCCGTATACACCGCGTCCTCCTTCGTCTCGGGATCCTTGTCAAACGTGGCCAAGAAATCCACCGTGTTTTCATCGGACGGCTTCCACTTCAACTGCTCGGCGAACTTCACGCCCGGTCGCTCAGGAAGAGGCAACAGATTCGGCGTGAGAATCAAGCCGTCCGTGTGGTACATCTTGGCGGCGTCAAGGATGCGAGAACATGCGGTAAATACACTCTTATCCGCGGCATTCGCGAAGACGAAGCGCTTGACGGATACGAGAATCTTATTGCGGTCCGTCACACCCGCCGAAGCCACGACAGAAGGCCCCTCGCCGGCATTCCACTTCTCTATCCACGCCATCATCTCGCCAAACCGCCCACCCTCGCGCTTCTCCGCCCCCTGGCCGGCAAAGGGCATCTTCGTGATATCCCTCGCCCCTGGAGCCACATAGCAGTCAAAGATCATGTATTGCTGGATAGGATTGCCGTCGCGATCGCGCGTCACAAACTCACCGTCCACGAGAGAATCTGCCACGGCAGCACGCACTAGGCCAGTGCGATAGACGTTCAGTGACATGTCCAACAAGAAGAGCTCGCCGGACTCGTCCACGTAACCCATCGTGCGAAGGCCATCAGCCTTGTCCGTGACGTTGTAGCCGTCGCGGATATTGGGCACTCCCTTGACCCGAGTATTCACCATGTTCTCCAGGAGAAGTGTAATAGGTGCCACACCACGAAAGCGATCCGTGCCGGTCAACCTCTTATACCCCTCTAACACCTTCCCCGCGACCGACTTGCGAATTAAGATGCTGTGCTTGTGAATTCCGCGCAAGACCTCGCCCACACCGCGCACGAGATTCTTCAGCGCCTTTGTGGCCACGGCAGCTGCGTCTGCTCCTGCTGCGGCAGACGCTGTGCGAAGCAGCTCCACCTCCATCTCGTAGCTGGCTGGACGGCGTGTAATGTCGCGCTCCCCAAACCTCGTCTGCCACAGATAAGTGCCCCGCGCATCCGTAAACGAACTGCGCACCATACTCAGGTCAAAACGTACCCCGTTCGCCTCATCCATAAATGTCCACCGGCGCATCAAGCGAAACGCCTTGCGTTGACTCTCCCAGCGCCCGAGCATCTGGAGCACCACGGGGTCGTTCTCGGCCAAAGCAATCTCCCGCCGAATCTTCACGCGCACGTCGTACTCCTTCAAATCCACGTTGCTCTCCACGCCCGCCCTGTCCTTTATCATGGCCGTGAAGGAGATGTTCTCCAGGCTGTCTTCCCGACAGTAGCGCTGGATGTCGCCCAGCCCTGTCACGGTAAAACGCACCTGCTCCGGCGTGATAATATTCATATAGTCCTCCTGGGGCATGGCACGATAGCCCTTCGCCTCCAGGCGCTGAGCCACAGAAAGGAAAGTGGTCGTCTCACCGACAGTCTTCCCCTTGAAGCCTGCCTCTAACTCCCACCCATCATGGACCCTCCACTCTTCGATGACCCTCTTGAGGGCATCTGCTTCGGCCGGGCGGAGCTCCATGGTTTCTAGTTGAGACCTAGGAGAAAACCTTTAGTTGGCTATCAATTTTTGAATAGCCTCAGCGCGTCCGAGTGCCTTTGCCCAATCCTCCTTTTTCACCTTCGCACCGAGCTCGGCAGGCCGAGGATGTAGTCCAAGGCCCTGTGCGCGCGCCTTGATTTCCTCTAGACTCCCGTCGGCCACCGGCCACTCAATCGTCCACCCATCGTCCTGACGATTACTGATCCACCGCGCAAAATTCGGCCCACCACCCTCTAACATAATCTCGCATCGCGCATCCACCCATAGCGTCTTCAAGCCATTATTCCACGCCCGAAAATCTTCCGGCACGGTCCACACAGCCTTGCTCTCCACGTCAAAACACACCGTCTGAATCTTCTTGAGTGCGTACAGAATCATCGCTACGACCTTCGTCTGATCGGTACTCGGCTTAATAGCTGCGAGCGCATCGCCCATCTTCGCCTTGGTGAGCTTACGATTGCCACGAAGGTTCGCCAGAGCCTCTTCCTGAAGAGCAAACGCCTTGTCGCGTACCTCGGTGGCCCTGTAGCCATCGCCGGCAATCAGCATGAGAGGGTCCTCGGACATGAGCCACGCGGTCGTCAAACGCGCCGGTACTAGATGGCAAATACGAGAGCCCCAGAGCATATCCTTTGACTCCATGCGACAGGTCTCGCCAATCTCTTTCGCGAACGTTGTAACACAACGATCGCGAGAGGGGTTTTTGTTGATAATGCGACGAAATTCTAGCATCGTCCTTACGTGTATAATATACATAAAACTACCTTAGGCCTTCTAGCAGTCGCTCTCTCCGTGATTCATCAGATTACTTAATTCCTTCTCACGGCTCTCAAAGCTTGTGCGATTATTCTTACAGAAGCTTATCCATTCTTTAATATTGTCCACGGTCTCTTGCTTGAGGCTCATGAGGTCAAAAAAAATGCCGTTGCGATTTTCGCTCAGTTCTTCGGAGCATCTTCGGAGGATGCGATACAACTCCTCTTGCTCGGCGCGATTGAATGTACGAATATCTTCCATAATTTGTTTTCTTTTCTCAAACTCTGTGTCGCTCATTCTTATGTTTGCGAACCTTATGTGAAGAATATTCTTACGCGTCTCCGGGAAAGATTATTCCTCTTCTGCTACTTCCTTCAACGCGGGCAACTCGTCGTCTGAGGCTTCCTCTGCTCCTTCTGACTCTTCTACAAGCTCCTCCTGGTCTGCTTCTTCTACCGCTTCCACAGGAGCCTCTGTAGGAGCAGCTGCCGCTGACTCTACGCTCACCAACTCACCAATACTCAGAATGTGGGTGGCATTTACTCGCACCTGCGACTTTTTGATCTGTACACGAATCCTGTCACCCACAGAAATACCATCAAATACATCATTGCCGATGTGAAGGTCCCGCGGAACCATAATACGCACGGCATTGTCAACAACCACATAGCACCCCATCTTATTCTTGAGACTCACTTCCCCAACAACCTCCGTGCCATCGGGAGGATTATATACCTTGCCCTGCGCCTTGACAAAGTAAATGAAATCCGCAGTGGCACGACCCTTCTCACAAATGCCCATAGAACGACTGAGCATCTCCAGACTCCCTGGAATCACGAAGCCATGCTTAGAGCACTTGCCCTCTAACTGCTTCTTCAGCTTGGCCAAGATAATTTCATCAAATGAGCCCACATCCGAGTGAAGGTCTATGGGGGAGATGACGACCTTGTCCTGAAATACGGCGATCTGTTCCATCTTAGGGACCTTATCTAACGTAGGTGCCGTGTTTCATTTTTAGACCCTAGGACTTAGGCCTAGGGCATAGGCCCTAGGACCAATCATCTCAAGGGATGCCCATGTAGTTTTGACTCCAGAGGCCTATAAAACCAGCGCTTCGTGTTGAATTGTATCTTATCCAAATATCTCATGACAATATCGCTTATCGTACAGATGCGCACAGAATTTTTTGCGCTATCTTCATGAATGACATCCATTCCCAAGGTGTGTTTCCCTGCTTCCTGTAATTTTTTACCAAAGGTCCTCAGGCGTTTCATCTCATAACTCGTATTACTGTTGATAGAGCACTCAGAGCCTCTTGTAATCTTCGCACCAGGTGTAGGAGGTGTGTTTTTCTTATACACAAGCTGTTTTTTCTTCGGATGAAAGATAATAAAACCATATTCATATCCTGTCGTCACCACATTAATCTTCTTCTTGAGTAAAGGATCGCGCACCGTATCTTTCTCAAGCACCTCTATTACGGCACGCGGGCATGGAACAACGGCACCTGCATTAACATACAAATACATAATCTCATTCGTGGCAGAATTGAGGATACGAAGGTATGTGACATCTTCCATGTTCCAATAAGATTCCTTCGCAACCGCCTGTAGAACCTCATCTTCATGCGCACTCTTAAACAGAGCCACCTTCACCCCCGTCGGCACAAACTCGTCCCAGAAAAACTCCATGACAATATCCGCATATACACCCCGCACCTCAGCATCCCCTTTTACATTGTTATAGAGCCAACTCAACATCTCCAGCCTCTCTCCCTGCGCCTTTGTTTTCCCCAAACTCTGTTTCAAGGCATTCACGGCCACCACAATTGCCTCAGGTACTGCTCCAGCGCCCTCTTCTCCATTACGAATCTTGGCGGTCCACGCAAGCACGCTCGGCCACAAGGCCTCTGAGCCAGCCCCATCACCCGCACCATCCCCACTCACATGTTGTACCAGCTCCTCGGCCTTCGGCTCAAACCGATCCCTAGGAACGGGCACAATCATCGTACGCAGCGCAATCGGAATACTCGTATCTTTCAGAGAATTCGGCTGAAAAATATAATAGCCATTGCGCAAGATAATAGAGCCTGTTCCGAATTTTGTGACAATGCGAATCCGCTGTTGAATAATATCTGTCAATAAAGAACGTAAAAGAGGAGCAGGTATAATCGCAAAATCATTGCTGATCTTCTCAAAGGTAACAAAGGGCGTGCCCTTGGTAATTCTGTCAATCAGATAATTCTTAAGGCGATTCATTTGGAATCTCGCCGTATATTCATCATACGTAGAGCTATCCTGCATTTCAATCGGTATCTCCGTATTTATGGACACACTCAGCCCGCCACGACCGCGCACATATTTACAGTCATAGTCACACGTCTCTACCCAGTCGCACAAAGGTGTAAAAGGGACATCGTTGATGGGGACATCACGTCTCTCCGCTCCTTGGCTGTCATATAGCACAGGTATGGGGTCAAGGTTGCTCACCACGATGGCGTCTTTGTTCAAGGAGCAGTCTATCGCGTACTCCTTTATGACACGCGTCACCTGCCCTACCATGAGCGCCTTGCGCAAGGCCATCCGGTAAGAATACATGTCTATGGATTCCGTGGTCGGGTCAGTATTATACGCATTCACCAGCAAGGTCACCGTACAGTTCCTCTTCGCAGGCTCAAGACTCGCGTGAGAACAATTGCGAATACCGCGGCCAACCACCTGCTCCAGCTTATTCAAGTGGTACCAGCTGTCATACACGAATACCTCTCTTACATATTTCAAGTCGAGACCTTCGCCCGCCACCTGCGAACCCAGGATGACTTTCACATCCTGGCCGTATTTGTTGGTGGGTGCCCGCGCGGCGTCAATGGATTTGGCGTTCGTGGGAGACAGCTCTTCCGAGCCGGTGAGCAAGACGTATTTTGCCGGCTTGAAGGTGTGCGCGGCCGTGCCAGCCTCTTCGGACACTTGGCCGTGTCCCTGCTCGTGCCGAGGACAGAGCGCGCACTGTCTGCCCTGGGGATGCTGATTGCCCTCGGCCAAGAATCCTATATCGCGATTCCAGCACGTGTAGCCATTCGCCTCCAAGGCGAGGGCGATACTGAGCGCCCCCGAAGGCACAAAGCGACTGTAGACGAAACAGACGCCACGACTATTATTGAGGCGTTCCAGTAAGACCCGGCACTTGGCACTGTAGGCCGATAGATTGTCATATAAGAGCCAGCTGGCTCCCCTGGCCTCATCCTCATTGCGGAAATATACGAGTCCACCACGCTTCTCTTTTACAAAAGTGCGATCAAACCCGACTTGACGAATGCGGTCCATGAAATCGTCGCCCTCAGAGCCAGGAAAAATCCAATTTCCCGCTTGAACCAGGATGTCCATATTCGTAATGCCCATGCCCTCCGCCGAGCTCACGATTTCCAGTGACTTTTCCTTGTACATCAGCTCGGCCTCCTCCTCGTAATATGCGGCCAAGCACGGCAACTTGATACTTCGCATCCTTTCATCCCCGTGAATATCCACGCCCTTCGGATTTTTGAAGGGCCACTCCGTAATGAGGAGAGGCGATTGGGGCACAAGGCGCAGGGGGAATGTGAGCGGATTCTCCCCACGCATGAACGAGATATAGTGGCCGGCAATACGGCCCAGAACCTTCTCACCACCCTCCACGAACTTCTTCTCTTTTACATTGAACACGTCATCTACACGGAGCGTGCCAGGATACTTGTCGTTTATGAGTAACATATTCAAAAGGAAAATGATTTCTATGAAGCTGTTGTACATCGGCGTGGCCGTCATAAGCAGAAGAGAAATGCCGTCAGATACTTCCAAGACGCGCTTGAAGAAGGGAGTCAGCTTCTTGCCGGCCTTCGCATCGGCGGAATCACTCGGATTCGCGTCATCGGTAGATTCCTCTTCGCCTTCTAGCGGATTGTCGCGCAAATTGTGCGCCTCGTCCACTATAATCACACGATTGCTGAACTCTTCGCGTAGCACAGCGTTCTGCGCATCCACGACCTGCTCTCTTGTTCTGCCTTTATTCGGAACTGCGCTCATAAGTCCCAGGATATGATTATAAAATGACGTATATCCGAAGAATTCGTAGCGACTGCGCACGGCCTTACCTATCCTAGATTCTATGGCAGCCTTATTGTATTCCGTATATGTACTCGTAATATCCAAATACGTGTCACCTGTACAGCCCGAATGTTTATTCGTCTCTCCTTTTACAACCTTGAGCGCCTTCATGTCAAAAATCGTTCTTCGGAATCCTTCCTGGATGTTGGGAGGAGCCACCACATACACTTTCCTTGTGGGATACTCGTGTAAATAACTCTCGGCCACGGTCACCGCCGCGCACGTCTTGCCCACGCCCACGCCGTGGAACAGAAGTGCCGAGTTGTATGGCGTCCTCGGAGACAGGAATCGGCTCACGAAACGCTGTACGGGCGTAATCTCAAAATCCTCGGCCGTCCTACATTTATCAATGCCCTCGTCCATGGATTCTTTAATAGATTTCTGCTTGGATTCTTGGAACTCCTGCTTCTTAATAAGTTTCATAATAAACTCTGGGTCTTCCAGGTCAGGATATAGTCCGCCCGTGCGCTCATATTCTGCCTGGTCTTCTCCAGGAAAGATCTTTTCCTGGATCAACTCCTCCAAGAGTCTGTCGCGCTCCGAGAAATCCCAGTCATCGCGACTTTTATCCGTGCCAACCGACCTCCAATCAGCCAGCAATTTCAATTGGTGCGGCGTAATTGCCATCTATATGTAAAGCCGAATTATATTTGACGTTTTAACGGAGGAGCCACGGGGAAGGGGCACAGATTACGAAAGATGGATGCCGCCTTCAGCAGTACCTCACGCTTCTCAATATTGTCTTCGCGCAAGTGCTTCATCGCGTCGGCCAAGGAAAACCACTGCAGATCCCCTATTTCACGGCGCATGTGATCGTTATCCTTATTGAACTCCACTTTCATATCATAAGGGACCCAGACAACATAATACTTGTGGCAATAATGTACATGATTGCTCCCGAAAAAGGATTCCACGAGAGGCTCCAGATTCTTGATGGGGATCACTTCTGATTCCCTGACACCCGTCTCCTCATACATCTCGCGCATGGCACACACATAATCGCTTTCTTGCGCATCCCGCCGCCCCTTCGGAAAGCCCCACTCGGGCGTGGGCGGGGGCGGGGGAGCAGACGCGATGATGTCGGCCACTGTCCAACGTTTCCCGTTCACGTCGGCCACGCCTTCATGGATCTGTTCCCACTTCGCCTTTGCGATCTCGTACTCGTTCTTGTACAGGTGCGAATGATCCAGACCCCACATGCCAGCCCACAGCTTCTCAAACGGACCGGTGCTGTATTTGGTACGCTCCTCCTCCGTAATTCCGCCCATATGTAGACGAATATAGTCAATATCTGTCACCTTATAACGGCCACGCATAAGCTCAATAAATCCGAGGCTATCGCGCCGTTGAATGAGGAGAAACTCCATCGGCTGGTTCTCCATGCCCGTGACAAAACCCGGGTTATTCGCTAACGAAGTCGCCACATCAAAGTCCCTGCTCGTAGGACGAACCATGATAACACCATAACTTGTTACAGGAGCAATACACTGGCGAAACGCATGGCCCTGTCCTCCACAATTCGTACAGATGACGTTATTCCGCTGTCTATCCATTCTTCCTTCAAAGACATGACGAGCGTTTTTTAGACCATTAATCTCCCGATTATACAATAGAATGCATATCCCTCCTGAAACCTGGGGACCATTTTTCTGGCACACGATACACATCGTGGCCCTCGGATATCCTATGAAACCATCCCACGCCCATAAAAAAGCCGCCAGGGATTTCTTTGAAAGCATGAAATTATTGATTCCTTGCCCGATTTGCAAAGACCATTATAATGCGCACATAGAGAAATACCCTATTACACCCCACCTAGATAATCGCACCGACCTATTTCGCTGGACGATTCTACTCCACAACGAAGTGAACAAAATCCTGAAAAAGCCGGAATTTACGGAAACTCAGGCAATACAGTATTATTCTCGTCTGGGCCAAAGAGGCAGGTCGCCTGTATATACGCCGAATGACTTCCTGGAGGCCGATTATGCGGCGTTCTTGCGCGGCCTAGGAATCGGCATAGGAATTACACTGGCCGTTGGCGGAACTTTCTGGCTCATGGAGAAATCTTAGAGGGACTTAGCAGATGGAGCTCCAGAAGTTCCCCCCAGATATTTACAAGGGGTTCGAACCCAAGGAGAAAAAGCCCTTGCGCAAACAGGCGAAAAAGGTCGTGGTGAAACCTGTGTTGACCGCCGAAGAAATGGTGGCCCTAGAAGGCACGCATTTCAATGACGCGGAAAAGGGTAAGGTGCGTCGCGATAGCCAGGGTAACATTAAGGCGGATATTCAAGGCAAAGAAAAATCTATATACACCATCTTTGACACAGATGTAGATATTTACGCGGAAAAGGACGGGAAAGAAGTCCTCCTCGCCAAACTCCGCAAACAGGTGATAGACCCCGCCACTGTTAAAATCGGCTGGGAAGGATTCTGGATTACGGCTGCCCCGTCAAGGAACCGCGGGGCCGCCGCCGGTCCGATCGATGTAAAAGGAAAGTACTGGAAGGGCAAAAACCCGACAGATATCAATGGATGGTCGGCCAAGTATAAACTGGATGGCAAAGCCGTGAGCAATATGCGTGTGAATAACAACGTATTTAGCTCTGTGCTCGGGTATTTTGACGCCACGCCCTTTATGAAACTCCCGTGTCGTCTTACCTCGTACACGGCGAGGTTCTGGAAATACTATAAACACGGCCTCCCCTTCATTCAAGCCATTGACAACTGCTTCCGAGAGCTTGTCCCGGACCGGTATAAGCTCCAGCGCGCAGCGGCAGAGCAGAAACCCCTTTTACACATAACAGGAACCTCCTTTTCATCCGTCACCGTCAATCGCAATTTTCGGACGGCTCTTCACAAGGACGCGGGGGATTTTAAGGAGGGGTACGGAAATTTATCCGTGATAGAGCGTGGTAAGTACCAGGGCGGATATACCCTCTTTCCCCAGTACGGTGTAGGGTTCAATGTTCGCACCGGCGATTTCTTGGCCATGGACGTCCATGAGTGGCACACAAACACGGAGATGTATGAACTACCAGAAGACGCGGCATACAATAAGACTCTTCCGAGAATTCATAGGGACGACTTGGAAACGGGTACACTGG